TCGTAGGATAATTGTAATGGTCGTTTTATGGAATTATAGTTCCAGTCAACTTGATAATTATTTTTATAATCTTCAATCCATATGTTTGTAAATTTGCTGTTGACTTCTGATATTAAAACAGCATTGCATAACCCTACTAAAACATTTGAGCCACCCTCTCCAATATTTGCACCTTCAACTCCCATTACAAACTGTCTATTTAATAAAGAATCAAATGGTTTAATACATATTGTATCTATATCCAAATAAATTCCACCATATTTGTTAACTAATTTTAGTCGTAAAATGTCCGACAAATGTTCTGTATATGCAAGTTTTTTATCATCGACTTCAACATTCAGTGAATCTAATTTTATTAAATTACAAATCGATTCAGATTCTAATTTATTGAACCAGATGCTATTGGGTCGGTGATAATAATATAAATTTATGGTATAGTCAAAATTAATTTTTTTGGCAGACAAAATGTTCAAATAATGAAAATATTCGAATGGTTTATTACAAAATGCCTTGTCTAATCCAAATAAATAAAAAATAGTTTTGGGAATCATATATATTTTTTATCAGACGTTAATGATTCAAATGTTTTATCATTGATATCAAATAATTCAGGATTTTGTTGCTGAAGTAATGACACTTGATTTACTAATGGCGGATTTAAAACGTAATGTTTTAATTGTTTTAATGATTTTAATTGTATTTGAACATCAACTGCCGCTTGGATTTGACTATTGGTATCTATCAGTGTTGGTATGCTTGATTTTTTAATCATATAAGCATGTGTACACATCGGGGGATGTATTGGATATATTATTCCATCTGATATAATAGTATTGTGTTCCATTGGTGGTAAACAACAATGTCCAACAAACACATATTGCCAATCATTCGGCAATCTGGATTTTATTTCTAGGAATTTTTCGGTGAAATTATCTACCAGTTGTGCGTCATCTTCTAGAATTAAAACTTCATCATATGAGCTGTGCCATATTGTTTTCCATAACATATAATGAGATAAAATACATCCGATACGACCTTGTCTTATAAATATCTCTTTGTCGTGTTCCGTAAATGGTATTGTTGTTCTTAATCCGGATAATGGACCATCGAATCCTTCAAAAAATTCAACATCAACATTATGTTTTTTAAAATGGGATTCAGCGTATTCTTTTCGCTTTGGGGTGCTTTTTAAAGTTAAACAGAATATTTTTGGTAATTTGTTCATATTAATGCTCGGCAAAATAGATATCCACAATTATTATAATTGTCATTTTCAGTTGATAATTCGGGATAAAATGTATATTTGTTAATTTTTACAATCTCATAATTTTTAACAGGAATATACTTTTTAATATCATTCAAATCTTCAAGACACGTTGAGTGTAACTCAATTAAAAAATTAGGTTTGTATTGTTTTATTACTTGTTGTGATTGCTCTAAAATTTTTACTTCTTCTCCTTCAGTGTCTAATTTAATTAACATATTATTAGAACAATATGGCAATAAATCATCTAGTGTTTTAGTTATACAATCACAACTTTCAAAATTTTCATTGCAAAATTTAAATTTATCCAAATTAGTAAATGATAAATTATTTCTTTGATTTGTAATATAATAATTGTATGCAAAAATATTATTTATATTATTAATTTCAAGATTTTTTTGTAGTATTGCAAAATTTTTTATATACGGTTCGATTGCAATTACCTTTTTAGAAATTGATGAATAATTTAATGAATAGAATCCATGATGTGCTCCAACATCAATAATTGTATCCAGTTTATTGTACGTATTATCAATATTATTGAGTTTTTGATAAAGGTCAATTAAATAATTATTTGTGTTTTTATTTGCATACAAATGATCTTTGAAATTTATTTTATTATAAAAAAACAAAGTACATAAAATTAATTCAAAAGAAATATATGATTTGTAATTTTCATTTTTTTTCAAACTCACATGAACTGGATATGGATCTGTTGTTTTGTAAATAACAACATCATCATACCATGCTTTTCCAGTTTCATCACCAATATAAAAATTAAAATCGTTATATGGATATCCCGCTGTTATTTTTGTAATGTAATTATTCATTATAATTTAATATATAGGTTACAATGATTATTAATATCATCCGATTTGGCTTTATCAATTAATTGTAATTTAAAGTTTTGTTCTATTAATTCGATTGCTTTTTTACTTTGTTCCCAATCGGCGTCATTAAACCATAAAAATCCACCAGATTTTATTTTTGGTACATATAATGAAACGTTTTGACACGCTGATAATGCTTCGTGATTTCCATCAATATGAAGGATGTCTATAGGAAAATTTATATTATTAGCGACATTCATCGAATTATCTTTTAAAATATGTACGAAATGTTCTGTTTCAGATTCTCTTATATTCGTTATACATTGATCATAAATCATGTCATAGTTTAATGAACTCCACCATTTAATGTCATTTTCATTTGTCATATGCATTAAGCAATCTATTGGATTCCATGAATCAATTCCATATATTTTTCCGATTTTGTTTTTCTTCATTGCCAATGCTTGACATATTAAAGATTTTCCATAAAAAACACCTATTTCTACTACACGTTGTGGTTTGGTAGCTAATATAAGACTTGTCATTTTTGTCATTTTTTCAGTGCTACACCACCCTTCTATACCTTTTACTAAATTATAATTTATCATAACTTATTTTTAAATAATCCGGTTAAAATATTTGTATTACCATCCACTGGTTTACGAATGACATCTTCTATATTTGAATATTTTACTAGATCAAAATTTATTTCATTCATAAAGTTTTCTAACGAAGTTTTGTTAAAATGCCATATATGTTCATTTGGTTTTCGGTGCTTCCAATTAAAAAACCAATCGTCAGAAAAATAATGACATTCTGGTACTGATATTAGATAATATTTCGTTTTAATATTTTTTATATCGTATACATCATCAAAATGCTCTAATACGTCAAACAACGTTACGACATCAAATGTATTTTCATACAATGAATTTATCTTTTTAATTTTATTTGGTGCCGGATAGTTTGATACATCATATCCATAACAGTTTTCTATTATATCGGCACTAACTGTTAAAAAATCACCATTACCATATCCAACATCCAATAATGATTTTGGAATAAAGTTTAAATTTCCAAGTAAAAATCCAAGACGCAAATAGCTTATCTGTAAACTAGATGTTCTAATTTTATTATAATAATCAAAATATTCTTTTGTAATTTTATTTACAATATTTTGTTTTATAAGTTTATTGTTTAATTGTATATAATTATCAATCATTCTCTGTTAAAACATTATCTAATTTCATAGTTAAATTAGGAAATAAATCTAGACCACTTTTAAAGTTAAGTAGTGTTTGTACTAGTTCATGTCTAAAATAAATAATACTAGGTTTATTAAATACACCACCCAATAGTCCGGCAAAGCTTTCGGTTGATAAAACATTGGAAGCGTTGTATATTTGTTTAAATGTGTCTTCTAAATAAAGATCGCCGCACATATTTATGAATATTTTGTTTGGATATAATGGCTGAAGCTTTTCAATACAGCGTTGTGTCAAATCATAATCTATAGTGCTGCCAACAAATTTATTAACAATTATATTATTTGATTCAATCCAATTTGTTAAATTTGAGAATGATATTCGTTTATGACATTTTGCAAATTTATCAACGTGATGCGGTGAATAATGATGACTACAATACTGCACTATATTATAATTTTCTGTGATATCCTCTTTCAAGAAAGCAAATCGCTCTTGATAAAATTTAATTATAGCATCACTACTAATAATAGAATGGAAATGATTCCAAAGTTCTAGTTTATTATCTAACATACATTCAATTGACGCATTTCTTTTAGAGAAATAATGTTTAATCGTGTCTTCTATCTTTTGTCTACTTGACGGATTATCTTTTATTTCATCGGATATACCGCAAATATATGTAAAATCATCCAAAATATTCGCTTTTTTATACAATGTCAGTAGTTCTGTATAAATTGCCCATGTTGAATCAATCTGGCCTTCGCACGTAAGTTTCAACTCTATTTGATTTGCAATATGCAATATTGCAATCTTTCTTAATTGTTTTAACTGTGCGTAGTGATATAATGCAAAAAATAGTCGAGCACCAGCAACAGTGTCGCCGATGCTGTTTGCATTCATGAAGAAATATCCGATATTCATATTTTTTCAAAAAATATCATGTATGTGTTATTTACATTTTTTTTAATTATTGTTTTTTTGTAATTGCTTATAATTAAATTGTCATTATTTGAAAAATATAAAATATATTTTATATCTTTGATATTTGATGGAACTTGTTGATTGTTTAATACTAATAAATCATAATTTTCATAATTAATATCGTCTAATATTTTACTATCTTTGAATATAATGTTAATTTTATAATTAAATAAATAATTTAAGTGATGTAAAATATCATGTTGTAATTGTGGTTCATCTCGTATTGTTGTGAACTGAAGTGGTTTAAGATGTAGTAAAATTCTAGAAATATATGCTCTATCAGTTTTATACTCGATAATATTTTGAATATTATATTTTTTAAGATCGATTATTTCATCAAAAAAACCAACGGCATTGTTTTGTGGATTGTGTATATTTACTGAAGAGATTTGATTATTAAGATATTGTCTTTCAAAATCAAACAAATCTACATCGGATTGTTCCACATAAAAATGTTTTGTATTCAAATGCATATCTTCATTTAGATTAAATGTATTTTTCCACTTATACAAAAAATAAAATAAGTTACGATCTTTGAAATCTGAAAATTTAGTTGTTATCAGTGGCTCCGCAGTGCCCCGTTTATTACCGAGTACTTCTGTTTCTTCAAAATTGTTTATCATTCTAACCGATTTAAATCCGATACAATTATGAGATATATTATTATTTTGTTTTTTTCTAATTCTTTCAACCATATCAGAATCTTCAAAATAACATGGCCATATATTCTCATCAAAATATCCGGTTTTTTCAATCCAAGCTGGTGAAGCGATGAAAGCTGCCCAATGATTACACCATATTAAATGTATATTATCTTCTTTTAGATTTTTATTAAATTTATCATATATACTTTTTAATGAATCATTTGATGTAAAATAGATATCATCGCATATAAACATTATCGTTTGACCCGATGCAATTTTTATTATTTGATTTAGTGCTCTACACGTTCCATAGTTATACGCATTTTTAATAATAGTAACGGGTATGTTTATATTTTTTTTCAATGTATATCCAATTCCGTTATCAGATATGATTATTTCTTTAGGCAAGATTGATTGATCTTGCAAAGTGTTTAATAGGTCATCTAAATAGTCATATCGATTGTATGTAATTATTCCAAGAATAAAATCGGCGATCATAATTTTATAATTCCTGTCTTTTCGTCATTAAATCCAAAACTAACATAAAAACTATTATCTTCATAAATAGCTCCACATGGAAATACAACAATTGGATTAAAATTTGGTAAAAATCTAAAATCCGATTCATTTCCCCAAATAATAGGCTCCTTTGAGATTTCAATAATTTTAAATGGAGGTTTAGCTTCAAATGTATAATATCCCATAAAATATTGTCGTTTAGGATTTTTCCAAGGAACGCTACTATGAAAGAAATTATAGTATATACCATCTTTCAGAATTGGATTACTGCCCATGCGCGGTTCTCCAAAGCGCCATGTTTTAGTAATATCAACAAAAGTTTTGTATTCAGTCAATATACGACCGGTGTTATCAAATTCTATAACTGTGTGTGGATGCATTTGATACACACATAGAATTTTATCATCATGTACAAAATATGTCCAATTTTTTTGGGAACGAGTATTACTTAAACAATTAGATGAATTACCGTCATATACAGGATGAATATTTTCAATATGATTAAACGCACTATCAAATACTAATATTTTTTGATGTATCTTTTCAGAAACATGTAATTGATAATTTGCACATCCCACATAAATTTTATTTTGATGAATTAATACTCTTGGATCTTCATATTGTTCGTCTTGAACTTCATCTTTAATTTTTAACGGAATTTCTTTTATTCCTTCATTTAAGTTAAATAATTTTAACGTGTTATGTGGAATTTTATCTTCATCAATATGGCAATATCTAGTCATCAAATATTTATTATTATTAAATTTAAATATTGCTGGATTAAAATAAAAATTATTTGCATCATATGGTAAGTTTAACAACTTAACATTTGAATTTTGAATTTGAATTGGTATGGAATTATTATTTAATGTAAAATTTGATACACAATATTTTTCTGATTCCATTCCATTCTGATACGCGTTCTGCATCAGTTCAATTGCATGATTTTCATCAGCATTAGCCCATACATAATCTTCATTTAAATAATGTTTTTGAGTTATGTATGAATTTACTGGGGATGTGTTATATCTGACCAATCCCGAATAATTTTCTCCTAAATATTCAACGTGACCTCCATATCCAGTTACAATAAGATTTTTATTGTGTTTATATGCGTCATAAATGCTAAGACCAAATCCTTCAGTGTGAGTTAAACTTACATAACAATCAAAATGATAATGCATACTGTGTACTTCATCATGATTTAATTGTTCTTTAATATATACAATAGGTGCGTGATCGGGATATTGAGCAGATAATTCATTTAAATATTTAGCACACTCGACTTGTTCTTGTATTGAATAATTTGATCTAAATGTTTTTAAAAATAGTGCAACTTTGTCAGTTGATTTAAATGCTTTACAATAAGAATGCAATGTTGCAATTAAATTCTTTCTATCTGTCAATTGTTCTATACAATAGAATTTATAATAATCTTTTATATTTAACAATTTAATGTCAGATTTTATTAAAACTACACTTTTCTTTAGTAAGTGTTCAATCGTATATAATTGATTTTGAAAGTCAACAAATATATGCGGTTCAACAATAATAGGCTTAAATATACCTGCCTTTAAAAATATATTTTTATTCCATTCAGTGGGAACGCTAACATGAGTTACAACACTGTTATTAATACTATCAATCCAATCAGGATGTACTTTTTCAAACTCCCAAACGGTTCTTCCAATAATCTGTGTTTTATCAGTAATGTTAAATTTACTGTTAGAAATAAGTTCATTCCATACTAAAGGTATGGAATGAACTATAATTGTGGATGGAGTTGACAGTATTACTTTTTTTGATTTGGATATATATAAATCAAAATTAGTATTTTCATTTAATGGCGTTGTACTAGCAATGTCATATTGTAACCATTGCACATAGTCTTTGTTTTTTACATGATTGTAAATATACCCCTTTGCCGCAGTAGCATATCCACTTGTGCCAATTGCGCTTATATATGCAATTCTTTTATCTGGAATTGATAATATTCTCTCTGGTAATAGATTAAATTTTGACGTATCCATTATAACAATTTCTTATAAATATACGGATCATTGATAATCCGTTTAATATATTTATCGAAATTCAGGCTTCAATAATCTCCAACGACTGTTATTAATTTCAATTTCACCACTATCAATTCTTTTCAATACATCAACTATTTCTTCTACATTGTTGTAAATGTACTTGTGGTTAAATAATCCCATAATCCATAGTGGACACTGGCGTTTATCACCTACACTAATAAAAACAGGTTTGCGTTGCTGACTTGCCAATACAAGTTCATGCATTGTACCATATGTAGGATTTTTTATATCAAAATTAAAGATGAAAAAATCCGATACATCAACCAATCGCAAATCTTTACGAATTATTTTCTTCATATGCTCATGCAAGACATCAAATTCCCCATTTGCACGTAGCATTTTTACTGTGCGCTGATTACTTTCATCTTCAGGCATATCATCTGTAAACATTCGCTCTAACGGAGAAAGAAATGTTATATTTAACGAATTTAATTCATTTTTAACATAATCTCTCCATGTATTAGTGCTTGAATTTGCATTTTCAAGATTGCCTGCAAGATAAACCTTGGTTTTATTTAAAATATTCATTTTCCTCCCAATACGTGTGTTCTAATTCTAACTTTTTTATTTTTTTCGTATTCACTGAATAAGTGATCGTCGCTATAAGGATATTTTTTTACGATGATTACATATTCATTTTTATATGTGGTAGCGTATGCATTATCATACCATGCGTATTTTGAAAAATACGATACTATCTCAGTTAGTTTTTTATCCATTTTCATAGTATTTCTAGAAGTTTTGCAATACACGCCATGAAGGCAATTTCTTTATTCACAATCATGCTGCTTTGATACAAATACTCTGCCACAACCAAAATCGCTGCCGATTGCTGTTTTGGTGCATAATCATCAACACGATCAAATAAAGTTTGATACAATTCTTCATAGTGACGAATACCACTATCTGCAATCAACTGTCTAATTTTATTGAATCCGGTGGCAGCGTTGGATTCCGACTTCAAAATCTCAACAAGCTGATTTTTAGTATTGTATGAAGACGAATTTAATTCTGCGATTTTAATCTCACCATTCAACACGCTCTGTTGTGCAAAATTTAACACTTTACGAATATCAGGATAATATGTGTTAACAATATAACCCAAATCTTCCATTGTGTGCTGTATGTTTTCGGCATGCAACACATTTTTTAGATGGATTGCCACATCTTTCTTTTGCAGAGGACTAATTTCAAAACACTGACAACGTGAATACAATGGCTCACTAATCTTTTCAATATAGTTACAGGTTAGAATGAATCGTGTAGTCAATGCATACGTCTCCATAATGTTACGTAATGCCGCCTGTGAATTGTGTGTGAGATAATCTGCTTCGTCCAAAATAATGATCTTCAATTCAGAAAATCCAACATTTGAGGCAAAATCTTTAATTTTTGTACGAACGTTATCAACATTGTTTTCGTCCGATGCGTTAATATACATTGCATCGCACTCAACATTCTTGATAATCAGCTTTGCCAAGGTTGTCTTGCCGGTTCCCGCAGTGCCATGAAATAACAGATGTGGGATGTTCTTTGAATCAATAAATTTACGAATTGTAGCAATCAAATTTGGATTACTTACATATTCATCCAAAGATGAAGGACGATATTTTTCAGGCCAGATAGTATGATGTTCTTGTGTAGTCATATATTATTTAACAGTAAGACCGGTTACGTGATAGGTTGCAATGATGTCGCCGCTTGTAAATTGAGCAGTTGCCATAGGCTTAGTAACACCCAATTTGAGAATTGTATCGGTAGCATCTTTATTTGCTACCAAAATTTGCTTCAAATACTCAGAACTAAAACCAAGTGACGATGGAAGTGTATCTTTCCCATTTGCAGTTTTAGGCAAATATTTAATTTTTGAAGTGTTTAATGACTTGTTTGCACCTTGAATATGGCCGAATACCATTTCAAGTTTATTATCCTTGTTCATTTGAAATACTACATTCTCGCTATCGGACAATGCAGTTGTACTAGCAATATAAGTGTCAATAAAGTCTCTATCAAGCACGATTTCTACTTCAAACGGAGGTTCATTGACCTTCTTGATGGTCTTTACCACTTCATTTGCTCGCAATACATTAATATCAGCGGTTACATATTCCATCTCAATATTACCAGAATTTACTACAATATTGTAAATTTTGCCATTGTTGTCTTGTTTGACGGACAATTTGATATCCGCATCCAGTGCATTCAACATCTTCAATAGCTTGGTGGTATCATTTACTGCAAACTCGGTTGTTGGAATTTCTTCAAAATTATTTAGTTCAACTACTACGCTCAGTACATAATTTGGAGTACACGCTGCCATTCGTAGCTGCTTTTTATCATTCAGTACCTTCCAAATTGAAGTTTCCATAAAATTTGCAAGATAATACTTCTTAATCATCGATTCTAATGTAGATTTAATCATAAAAGAAAAACTGCTCGGTTATAAGTTACGCCACACTATAGCCGAGCAGTTGTAGGTTGTCCAGTTTATTTACTCACAATCAAATATAATATTCATTGTGTTCATGCTGTATTGATCTGGATAATTCCACTTCAATACGTTGTAAAAGTCTTCTAATTTGCTTTTGAGTTCTTTTTGATACATCAATTTACGATCAATGTATTTCTCAATAAAATCAAGAATTTCTTTAGGATCGGTGCCGTCAGCTTTCATAGCCAATGCATCAATACCATAGTCATTCTCAATTAAATACACCCACTTGATTTTTTGTCCATGCATCAGTTTTGGATATTTAGTGTCAAGTTTCCAAAACTCAAGCAAATCATTGTAAGCAAGACCAGCTTTTACTTGAGCAGGAGTACCCAATATAAAATTAAAAGGTACACGATTATTAGGATCATAATTTTTACCTTTATCCATACTTACAAACTTGATACTTGTGTTTTTTGCAAGTTCAATGATCGGCACGTCGTTCAATGTCAATTCAAACTCATAAATTTTCTGATTGATGATCTTCATGTCAGTCTTTTTAAGAATGTCAATCAAAAAGTCATTCATAAATTTTCTGAATCGAATTGGAAAACTTGTACGAACTACGTCGATACCTTTGATTTCTAGTTCATCACATTCAACACCATTTTTATTAATAATGAACTGTGTATAACGTTTCTTAGCCAGCCAAAATGAACTCTTGGCAATAACTTCTTGTTTTGCTTCAAATTCATGATGTTTCAAATGAAAGGCTCGTTGTGCCATTACATCAAAGATTTTATTAACAAACGTCTGTACCTCTGAACAAATTTTCAATGTTGTTTTGATCATTAACTCTTCGTTGTTAACATCAATTTCTGGCATGGTTCGTTCAATAATAGGCAATGCGCTTGCAAAGCAACTGTCTGTATCAGTGTAGATGACATAATCACCGTCATCTTTTAGAATATCCTGATAATATTGATTGATTGCTTTACCTGCCGTTTGAATAATGGTTACACCACTCTTCGTAACAGCTTCTGCATTGTCTTTATCGTAAAATCTAAAAATTGGCAATCCAAGCACACCATAAGCACTGTTCAACATAATCTTTTGTACCAACTGACGTTGATTATAAAATTGATACATTTCTTTGTTGTTTTCTTTAGCATACTTCTTTTCCAATTTACGCATCTCAACACGTTCATCAAACCACTTGGATAGAATCGATGGAATAACACCTTTCTTATCCAATTTGTACAAGCAACCGTTGCTCGAAACACTCAAGTTTTGCTGAGTCAACAATTTATGAAATTCATCCATAGTATATGGATTGCCCGCAATAAATACTTTTTCAAGTTTGCCGGAAAGATACGCTTCTACATCCCAACTATCAATCTTACCAACTTTCGTTTCTGGACTAATATTGAGACTAATCATGATTTTTGGATACATACTGGTCAAGTCCAAGTCAAATACATATTCGTACCGACCCGGAATTGGATCTTTCACATATGCACCTTCAAATCCTTCTTCGTTAGCTTCCAAACGCTGCTCATATTCTTCCTTGCCCTCCATTGGTTTATTTGGAGCAATAAGACCACCATTACGGCGCAAATATGTCAATATTGCACCTTCTAGGTATCGACTGCTCCATGCAAAGTTTTCATATGGAACATGACCTGTGTGACAAATTTTACGGGCCAATTCAATATATTGTTTGAGTTTATCAATCTCAACAACAATTTTTACGTCGTTGATATTGTAACGAATATACTTTTCCAAATCAGTCTTATACAAATGATCAAGACTTCCTTCAAATTCCACCTTACCAATACCGACAAATTTGCGGCCAATTGGATCAAGTGCATACGAAGGTTCACGCTTGTCTGAATATTTCTTGAACAATTCAAGATAATCCAAACAACTAATACCCGCTATCACCAACCGTTTGCTCCAATCGTTGATATAACAAATATCAATGGGACTCAATCGCTTTGAATGCTCTTTTCCCATTACATTCGTAATACGATTATACAGATAAGGCATATCAAATCCATCAATATTCCAACCTGTAACAATGGTAAATCCGAGTTCATTCCATTTGTTTAGGAACTTGCTCAATAGATTATATTCGTTGTCACTAGAAATAATTTCTATACCATCAATAGAATTGGTTTTTACCCGATTGTCTTTATCAAGTAGAAATGCAATATATTTGCCGCCTACATAATCATACAATGCAATTGCAGTGATTTCTTTATCGCCCTTTTCAACGGTTGGAAACCCACCTTCGCTGTCCGTTTCAATATCGATGCAACCAATACGATGTCCTTTGGATACATCATCACTGGACTCGTACAAGTCAATTAAAATTTTGGTTTCAATTGGAATATCCGAGCCAAAAAGTGATGGATCTCTAGGATTAAAAAATGTGACTCGTTCTAGTTCGTCACCATAAATACTACGATAACGTCCACCGGGACGCTTACGAAATGCATAGTTTTGAAAAGGTATATTTTGATAACCACCTTCATCATCCCATAGATGAACAGTGTTTGTTTTTTTATCTACGAATATATTTTGATACATAATTGTATATTACACCGACGTTGAATCAGGATTGGGAGTGTCGTTCGGGGTCTCGACAGACGACGAAACGGGTGGAACCGGGGGAACAATTGGTGCCATATTTAATTTTTGTCGCAACGACTCATAAATCGACTTATATTCGTCTTTAACAGCCAATTCAATTTGATCCACTCTAGATCGAATAGCATGTGGTTTGATGGCGCAAAATACAGATGGCTCCAATTCCACACCAGCCAATACAGGTGGAGTAGTTTTGTTGACGGCATACCACAACATTTCGATTTCGTCTTCTGTCAGTGACTTGAATTCTTCCAATCTCATGCTATCAAACTACCACAGAAAAGGAAAGTAGTCAACGTATTTTAACACCAACTACATCTTTGTTAACAACGATAAATTTAATATTTGATTGTATTTCATTTAATGTTGTCAATTCTGCACTCAATTCTTTATTATCTGTATCATCCAATGATTTAAGGCTAAACATATTTTGTTTTTTCATATGTTCCGCTGTGCGGCCTTGTAATTTTGGTGCAGGAATCACAACCAACATATTTTTTTCTTTTACAACCTGAGTATACTTGCTAATACTATCCATTACAGTTGCTTCTCCTTCCAAGACAATAAATAATAAACTTTTTTCTTCGCTTCGAATTATAAATTTGCCACTTTTAATTACAATACTTGCCATCGAAGTAGAAACAATCATTGGATTTTCTTCAGTAAATTCCGATTTTACATTCACTTGAGCAGATCCAAATAAGCTTAAATTTAAATTTGATGTAGTATACGTTGCAATATCCGGCAATTCATTTATATTGTTAAATGATTGATCAAATGAATCTATACTAAGTTTACTATTGTCATTCAATTTAACGATTACATCTGTACTAAAAGCTACTATACTCTCATTGTTTGTATTTGAAATTGTATAAATCGCATCTTTACAATCATACGTTTGTTTTACAACCAATGCTGATGTTGTTAATTTATTATTTGTAATGTTGTCCAAAGTACTTGTTGTGCTTGATACAACATAAAATTTTCCGTCTGCCAATGCTGCAACAGACAAACAAAATGTCAATAAAAATAAAATAAAGGCGTGTTTCATAATAACTAGACACAGCGAGTTTTCTGCTGTATGGTTATACATATGTCTGATGAAACAAAACAAACACAAGAAATCACTGAAGTAAAAAAGAAAAAGGTAAGTTTTTCACAATATAGTATGTGGTTCAAATGTCCCCACAGTTGGTATTTGAACTATGCTAAAGGAATGCGAAAAACAGATTTCAATCTTAGCATTTTCTTTGGAACTGCAATGCATCATGCAATTCAAACCTATATTGAAACTTTGTATACCAAAGGAGTAGCTGAAGCAGGTGAATTGAACGTTTTTCAATTATTCAAAGATAAATTGCACCAAGAATTGGAAAAGGAAAAAGACAAGTATGTTCCCACTGAAGAAGAACTAGCGGAATTTATTGACGATGGTGCCAATATTATTAGAACAATTCTAAACACGGCCAATCGTATGAAATACTTTCCAAGTAAAAAATATGAATTTATAGGAGTTGAAGTTCCACTGGACATGGAAATACTACATAATGTAAATTTTATCGCATTTATCGATCTTGTGCTAAAAGATAAAGAAACGGGCAAGTATAAGATTTACGATTTTAAGACTGCCGCTGTTGGTTGGAATAATTACATGAAAGAAGATGAAGCAAAATACAGTCAGATTCTTCTGTATAAAGCTTTTTACAGCAAAAAGTTTAATGTAAGTCTGAGTGATATTGAAGTAGAGTTCTTTATTTTAAAGCGTAAGCTTTATGAAAATGTATCTTTTCCACAAAGCCGCATTCAAACATTTACTCCAACGCATACACAAGCAGCTATTTCTGATGCTTTAGGTGGATTTATCAAGTTTGTACAGGAATGCTTTACACCCGAAGGCGCATACAATATGGACATCACTTATCCAAAAATACCCGGCAAAGCAAAAAAGAATTGCAAATATTGTGCCCATTACAAATCAACGTGTGATGGTAAAGCAGATAAAATTGAGCAAGAAATTCTCTAAAATAAAATAAATAGATTCGTAAATACGTATATACGTATATGTAGATATACAGTATTACGTTTATGAAAAGCAATAGTATTACTACCGTCAAGGTAGACAAACAGTTATATGAATCTTTTAAAATCACGAATGTAAAAAACAAGTTTTATTTACAGGATTTAGTTAATAGATGCATGTATTTGTATTTGAATGATGATAAATTTCGCACTCAAATTTACAATTTTAACATTCCACAACTTAGCGAGCCGGCGCAAATTGCGGTACTAAATATTACCGGCTCCACTAACAAGGAGGTTCTTTAATATGCAAAAAAAGAAAATTCTATTGTTGAGTGATGATTTGCGCATGCATAGTGGTATTGCAACTATGAGTCGTGAATTGATTTTGGGTACTGCACACCATTATAATTGGGTGCAGATTGCAGGAGCGGTCAAACATCCTGAAAATGGTAAAGTTATAGATTTGTCACAAGCAACCAATGATCAATTAAAAATTAAAGATGCATATGTTCGACTATATCCCACCGATGGATATGGTAATGAAAATATGCTTTTTGCTGTTATGGAGGCAGAAAAACCAGATGCCGTTATGCACTTTACTGATCCTCGTTATTGGGGTTGGCTGTATGCAATTGAAAACCAAATTCGTAGAAAAATTCCATTGACTTATTTGGATATTTGGGACGATCTTCCATATCCAATGTGGAATAAACAGGCGTATGAAAGTTGCGATGCGTTGTTTGCTATTAGTAAGCAAACCGACAACATCAATAAATGGGTATTGCGTCCAGAAAATTGTATTGCAGTAGACGGATATTATGACAATAACGGTAATTTAATAAAATATTAAGGAGTATTATGCCATTTAAAATAAATAATCAAGTTGTAGACAAACATTTGCTTCATTATGTACCTCATGGTATTGATAGTGATACATTCAAACCATTAGATGAAAATGAAAAACGTATTCGTGATAAAAAGAAAATGTTGTTTGGTGAAAACCAATATAATTTTGTTTTATTTCACAATAGTAGAAATGTTCAACGTAAAAAAACAAGTAACACTATTTTAGCTTTTAGAGCATTTTGTGATAATTTAACACCGGAACAAGCATCTAAATGTGTATTAGTATTGCACACTGAAGCAATTCAAGATGCGGGAACAGATCTACCAGCCGTCATTCAGGCATTGTGTCCAAACTACAAAGTAATTATTGACGAAAGTCGTATGAGTCCAGAGGATATGTGTGCAATGTATAATATTGCAGACGTAACTATTCTTATCAGCAGTAATGAAGGCTTTGGTTTGAGTATTTCTGAAAGCATTATGTGCGGCACACCAGTTATTGTAAATGTAACAGGTGGATTGCAAGATCAAATCGGTCAATTGGATGATAATGGAAATCCTGTAGAATTTACTGCTGAATTCGGAACCAATAATACAGGTAAATACAAGAAACACGGCATTTGGGCAAAACCAGTGTATCCTGCTTCTCGTTCAATTCAAGGCAGTCCGCCAACGCCTTATATTTTCGATGATATTTGTACTTGGGAAGATGCTGGCGAAGCAATTATGTATTGGTATCTTGCCGGTTCAGAAAAAAGAAAATTAGCTGGATTAGAAGGCCGTCGTTGGGCTATGAATGAAGGTGGATTAAATAGCAAAAATATGTGCAATCAATTTATCAAAGCAATGGATTACACTATTAATCATTTTACTCCACCACCAGCATTTAATGTATTTAAGCCAGAACGATTCATTGGTCAGGAACAACCATTTAATAAAATTGGTGTCCCGATTCCTACGTTTGACAAATCAAAAATTGAGGCTGACATCACGGCTCTATTTAAGACCGCACAATAAAAAATTGACACGATATTTTTTATACAATAGGATATCAATCCATGAAAATTGAAGTATTAAAAAACGAAACATATAATAATGTTGCCGCGTTGCCAGACGCGGCAACCGAACGATCTACTGGTTATGATATTGTTGCAACTAGTGATCCTGAAATAGTAGGTAAACTACACGGAGAATCAAAAAATGTATATGAAAGTATAGATTACATTCAGTACAAAACTAATCTTCGAATTGCTGTTCAAAAAGATAACGTATGGACTGGAGGTACATCAAGTCCATTAAATATTGATTACGATGTATTGGCTATGCCTCGTAGTAGTGTTAGCAAATACAATCTTGTACTTGCAAATGGTATTGGATTAATTGATGCGGATTATCGTGGCGAAATTCTTGTACGTTTCAAATATATTTGGCAACCAGAAGATTATCTGATTAACACTAAACTTGCAAATGATGGTGCGCCTTTGTATCAATATGTTGCAGGAAAACCTAATCTTGATAAGATCTACAAGAAAGGTGACAAAATTTGTCAATTGAAAATTACCAAAGTTGAACATGCTGAGTTTTATTTGGTGGATGCACTAGATAAAACACAACGTGGCGAAGGTGGTTTTGGCAGCACTGATGTAACATCTACTCCAATTGTTCCCGATGAAACATTGGTTGATATGATTAAAAATTACAAAAAAAATCCTGTGTATACTCCAGAAAAGAAGTATAGTGATTTAATGAAAGAAAGAGAAAATAATCTATGAGCAAACCAGTTTGTGTATTTCAAAGTCCTATTTTTACTCGCAGTGGTTACGGTGAATGGGCAATGGCAGTTGGTAAAAGTTTGTTAAGATATAACAAATTTGATCTACTTGTTGTGCCGACTCCATGGGGTGGAACTCCGCGTAAACTAAACGTTGCGGATATTGATCCGAATGATCATGAAGCAATAGAATTAGGAAATCGTATTTTACGATCCCCTTTACAAAAACAACCAGAAGTATTCATTCAAATGACAATTCCAAATGAATTTCAAACTCCTGCTAAATACAATATTGGTATGACTGCCGGTATTGAAACAACGATCCCACCGGGTGAGTGGATTGAAGGATTAAATAAAATGAATGTTAACTTTGTAACTAGTACATTTTCAAAAGAAGTATTTCAAAAAGCAAACTTTGTCAAGACTTTGCCAGATGGTCGTAATGAACCATTAGTAGTAAATAAGCCTATGGAAGTTACCCCTTGGGGTGCAGACATCAAAGTATTTAAGAAAACAGATGAAAAAGTTGCAACCGTAGAAGCCGCATTAAGCAATATTCCTGAAACTTTTGCATTTTTGTTTGTTGGTCAATGGACAAGCTCAAATGGATTATATAATGATCGTAAAGACATTGGTAATTTAATCAAGTCCTTCTGTAATACTTTCAAAGACAGAAAAGGTGAACGTCCTTGTTTGATCTTAAAAACAAGCGGTGTTAATTTTTCTATCGCTGATAGAGATGCATGTTTGGCACGTATTGCCGCTATTAAAAAAGAAGTTGGTGGTGATTTACCAAATGTATATCTTTTGCATGGTGAACTTAATGATGTAGAAATGAATGCATTGTTTAATCATGAAAAAGTTAAAGCACATGTTAGTTTTACACACGGTGAAGGATATGGACATCCATTATTACTTGCAAGTTTGAGCGGCAAACCAATATTGGCAAGTAATTGGAGTGGTCATCTTGATTTCTTGAACCCGAAGTATGCACAGTTATTGCAAGGAACCATAAAGCAGGTTGATCCAGCATCTTCTAATCAATGGCTTATTAAAGAAAGTAGTTGGTTCTCTGTTGCTTACGGTCTTGCTGAAGAACGATTCAAGACAATATTTTACAGTCCGGCGCCATCTATCAAAGAGAATGCGGAAAAGCTACGCATTGAAAATATGGAAAGATTTAGTATGGAAGCAACTGATAAAATTTTACATGCATATTTAGACAAATATGTTCCAGAATTTGCAATTGAAAAGAAAATTGTATTACCAAAACTTAAATTACCTAAATTGAATAAATAAATACTATGGAACATTATTATAAAAATGTAAGAGGTGCATTTACGTTTCCTGCATTATATTTTGAAATGGTAACACGATTTGATAATGCGGAATTTGTAGAAATTGGATGTGATTGTGGGCAAAGCGCATGCTTTATTGGTGTGGAAATTATTAATCGAAACAAAAATATTAAACTAAATCTTATTGATACATGGACGGATGTGGATCTTAATAATCCAAATGGGTATCCGTCATACGATCTGTTTTGTAAAAATATCGAACCAATTAAAGAGAAATTAAAAGACAATCTTAACATTATTAAAGATTATTCTGTGAATGCATCTAAACTGTTTCAAAATGAAAGTCTTGATTTCATTTTTATCGATGCATGTCATGATTACGAGTGTGTTAAAGAAGATTTACATGCTTGGTTCCCAAAACTAAAGAAAAATGGAATTATTGCCGGACACGATTATTATGATGGCCATTATGGGGTAGAACAGGCGGTAAATGAGTTTTTTTACGAAAACCGAAGCAAACTACATAGTCAAGAATATTGTTGGGTATATACTAATACATAATATGTCATTACCATTTGTATCATATTTAGTAACATGCAAGAATGAAGGTATGCAAATAAAACCTTTATTGGAACGTCTTTTTAAATACAAAGACGACGGCGAATGTATAATACTTGATGATTATAGTGATGATGCCGCCACTGTTCAAATATTGCAAGACGCAGTAAATACAGGTGGCGGCTTTTTTCAGTTACATAAACATGCGCTAAATAAAAACTATAGCGAACATAAAAATTATGGTAAATCATTGTGTAAAGGAAAATACATATTCCAAATTGATGCTGATGAATTACCATCTATATTTTTATTGGAAAACATCAAACTTATATTAGACACAAATCCTGATATAGATTTATATTGGATTCCTCGTATTAATGATTTTATAGGTGTAAATCCAGATAATGCAAAACAATGGGGTTGGAGATTAACTCCATTTGAAAACAGATTGATTGTTAATTGGCCAGATCCGCAAGGGCGTCTTTTTAAAAATGTTTCATATATGAAATGGGAGCGTAGATTGCATGAAAAAATTGAAGGTGCAAAAACATATAGCCACTTGCCATATGAATACGAATTTGCATTACATCACAATAAAACTATTGAAAAACAAATTGCGACCAATTTGAAATATAATGCAATTTTTTCACAAGAAGAAAATTTTGGATTTAAATTATAATATGAATATTGTTATACCGTTAGGTGGAAAAGGAGAAAGATTCAAATCTGAAGACTACCATTTTCCAAAAATATTAACAAATGTCTTGGGAAAGCCAATCATTACATGGGTCATTGATTCGTTAAATATTTCAACTGATGATTGTGTTACTATTATATATAATTATATTTTAGATCATTATAACTTTCAAGACATTCTTCAAAAAGAATATAAAAATATAAAGTTTAATTTCATCAAGTTGCCGTATCAAACTTCTGGACCTGTGGAAACAATTTTGTACGGATTGTCTAAACTACCCGACCATATTTTGGATGAAAAAATAATTATTCATGATGGAGATTCATTTATCAAAAACAACAAATTTGATAGAGATTCTTCAAATAATGAAATTTATTATACAATCGATAAGACACCAACTCCACTATTCAGTTATATTAAACTAAACGAAAATCAAATTATTGATATCAAAGAAAAAGTAAAGATTTCAGACAACGCAAATATTGGTTGTTATGTATTTAAAAATGCGAAATTATTTCAATCATACGCAATGAAATGTGATCAGACATTGAACGAAATTTACATTTCACATGTATATCAAAAGATGATTGAAGATAAACAATATGTTGTCGGAAAATATATTGAAAAAAATAATTATGTATGTTTGGGCACTCCATTACAAGTAATGGATTTTTGCAGCCAAAATTCTACACAAAAACAATTACGCTTTTGTTTTGATTTGGATAATACATTAGTTACATATCCTCAAAAAACAGATGATTATACAACGGTTGAGCCAATACAAAAAAATATTGACTTTCTTAATCATTTGAAAAACCAAGGTCATTATATTATAATTTACACGGCACGGCGAATGAGAACTTATAGTGGAAATGTGTCTAAAATTTTAAAGGACGTGGGAATTATTACTTTTAATACACTAGAAAAATATAACATACAGTACGATGAATTATGTTTTGGAAAGCCGCATGCAGATTTTTATATTGATGATTTAGCAATCAATGCCCGTGCAAATCTTGAAAAATCTACCGGATTTTACATTAATTCAGTTACTCCTCGTTCTTATAATCAAATTCAAGTTAAAGAAAATAGCATTGTTAAAACATCAACAAAATCGTTGAGTGGTGAAATTTATTATTACAAAAATATACCAAATATAGTTTCACATCTATTTCCAAAGTTAATCTCAACAAATGGTGAAAACGAATTAGAAATTGAAAAGATTGATGGAACATTGTTTTCTACAATGTATGCTCACAAAGAGCTTACAACCACTCATATCGATTTGTTATTCAAATCACTAAAGCAACTACACTCAATTGTTCCAGATCAGTTTAACAACAATATTTATGATAATTATTACAATAAACTGATATCCAGATTTGATAATTATAATTACACTAAATTTAAAAATTCAAACATTGTTTTCAATTCTCTTAAAGAAAAACTTTTTAATTATGAAAAAATGAATGGAGGTAATTTATCATTAATTCATGGAGATTGTGTATTTTCAAATATATTTGTAAAAAATAATAGTTTACAATTTATAGATATGCGCGGAAAGTTAGGAAATACATATACAATTTACGGCGATTCTTTTTATGATTATGCAAAAATATATCAATCTCTAATTGGATATGATTTTATTTTAAATTCAAAACCAATATCTTTTTCATATTGTTCTCCATTAATTTCTTATTTTGAAAAGTGTTTTGTAGAGTTGCATGGAACAGAACAATTAAAGCATTTGAAAGCATTGACGGCGAGTTTATTATTCACATTAATACCACTGCATAATGATGCAAAGTGTGAAGATTATTACAATTTAATACATTATTTAATATGAGTTCACGTATTCTTTTTTTCGATATTCCCGAATCAACTATAAACAAAAACCGTGAGTTTTGCATTGAATATAAGAATATTTATATTTTGCACCCGAGAGGTGAGGACTGTAATTTAGAAGTATTTCATAATCACAAGAAAGTAATAGGTGGCATCGACAAACATACACAAATGATTGGTGATCATAGATTACTATATGACAACAATATTGTTAATAGTAATGAATCCTATGACGTGTTAGTTGATGAACCGTCGTTTTTATTACAAGATCCTGCTGGACTAAATTATATTCATTTTTTCTTTTGTTTTTTTGGTAAATGTCATTATTACGATGAATTGATAAAACAGACGAATATTAAATTATACATTCCCGCTGAGTTATATCATAATACAGGCCGCGCAACTTTTATAAAAGAGTGGATGCAATTGTATTATCCAAATATTAATATTTATGTTATCGACCATGATAAACGATATAAATTTAAAAATTTAATAGTACCAAATTCATTTTATAATTTTCCACAACCATTTGGATATAATATTATTTATAAAATGATGAGAAAGGTTATAGATAATATTCCAATTAATGAAAATTATTTAAATAAATCTGTGTATATTTCAAGACAGGATACTATTAAACGTGGATGGTATCATAATAGAATATTAATAAATGAACTTGATCTTATCGATGGCTTTAAACGTAACAATTATGATATTATTGAGTTAATGGATTTTAATATGGCACAAAAAATTCAAATTTTTAAATCATATAAAACAATAGTACAACAATCAAGTGCATCCGTGATCGGTATTCTATTTTCAAGTAAGCATACAACACATTATTTGATAGAACATCCAAAAATGAATTGGTGGCTTACTCCAAAATGTAAAGAATTTGCTTCATTAAGCAAATCAAATCTCGTAACAATTGAAGATTTCGGAGAGATTATATCAAGTGAAAAACAAACAGACGATAATAATTATCCTTGGAAAATAAATGAAATTGAATATATGATTGAAAATATAAAAAATACGATATAAATTTATAGATTGACATATTGAATCTAACGTATTATATTATGGAAATGATAGAAATTTTAAATAAAATTAAAGAATATATTAATGAAAAACACGCATCTAAAAAATGGGAAGCTGGTAAAGATTGGGTGCAATATGCAGGACCATTTTTCGACGAGAAAGAATATATTGCTGCAATTAATTCATTGTTGAATGAATGGTTAGTATTAGGGCAAGATGCAATCACATTTGAAAATAAATTTCCATTATTAGTAGGTAAAGAATATGGAATATTAACAAATAGTGGAAGTAGTTCTAATTTATTGATGATGTTAGCAATGACATCAAAAAGATTATACAATTTACCAAAAGGAACAAAAGTAATTACCCCAATTGCTGGGTTTCCTACAACATTAAATCCAATTTTTCAAGTTGGATTCGAACCTTTATTTGTTGATATTGACTTGGACACATTAAATTTAAATCTTGATCAAGTAGAAGAACAAGCAAAAAAAGGCGCAAAAGTTATAACATTTGCACACGTTTTAGGTAATCCGCCGAACATGAATCGATTGATGGAAATCATAAAACAATATAATTTAATTTTGTTAGAGGATTGTTGCGATGCACTTGGATCAACATATAATAACAAGCCACTTGGCAGTTTCGGTGAGTTAGCTAGTTGTAGTTTTTATCCAGCGCATCACATGACGATGGGTGAAGGTGGATTTGTAGCATGTAATACAAAAATACAAGAAATAGTTACACGTAGTTTTCGTGAATGGGGTCGCGGATGTTATTGTGTGGGCTTAAAAGCAAATAAACTAAAAAACGGAAGCTGTGGAAATCGATTTAGTAATTGGCTACCAGAATTACCAGATGAAATATTTGATCACAAATATGTGTATGACGAAATTGGATATAATTTAAAGCCAATTGAATTACAAGCATCAATTGGTTTAGAACAAATTAAAAAGCTGCCGGAAATACATGCTAGACGTAAATCAAACTTTAAACAATTGTTTGATATATTCAAACCATACGAAGAGTTTTTCATTCTACCAAAAGCAACAGAACATGCAGATCCTAGTTGGTTTGCATTTCCATTGACAATTAAAAACAATAATAATTTTAAAAGAAAAGATATTATTAATTATTTGGAAGATAACAAAATTCAAACCCGCCCATATTTTGCGGGTAATATTATGCTACAACCAGCTTATTCTGGAATTATGGATAAACAGGATGTTATTAACAAATATCCTAATGCTAGAAAAGTCACGACGGATAGTTTCTTTTTAGGAACAAGTCCAGTAATATCGTCTGAACAAATTATGTATATTCAAACGATTATTGAAAAATTTTTTAAAACAATATAATATGTCTAAAATAGTTTATATAACAGGATGTTTAGGATTTATCGGTTCATATGTAACCCGTGCATGTTTAAATAAAGGATGGTATGTAAAAGGAATTGATAAAATTACATATGCAGCTGATCCAAATTTAATTAAAGAATTCGAATCAACAGACCGTTTTCATTTTGAAAAACAAGATATCTGTAATATAGATCGTCTAATTGACTGTGATTATTTTATTAATGTTGCCGCAGAAACGCACGTTGATAATTCAATACGTAAAAGCGACGATTTCATTCATTCAAATATTGATGGAGTATATAATATTCTCGAATTGTTAAAGCACTATAAAAGTACTGGTCATATTACTCCTACATTAATTCAATTCAGCACAGATGAAGTATATGGAGATATTGTTGATGGAGAACATATTGAAACAGATATTTTAAAACCGAGCAATCCATATAGTGCTACAAAAGCAGCGGCTGACCAATTAATAATAGCATGGGCACGAACATATGGAATTCCATATGTTATTGTAAGACCTACGAATAATTATGGTATCGGTCAATATGTTGAAAAATTGATTCCGAAGACATGTAAGTTTTTAAAGCTTAATAGAAAAATTCCTTTGCATAATAATGGAACACCAATTCGTAATTGGTTACATGCAAAAGATACAGCAGACGGTATTATTACAATCATAGACGCTGGTGTAAAAAATGAAATTTATAATATTGCTGGTGGATTTGAACAATCTAATATAATAACGGTTGAAAAAATTATAACTGCGTATTTTCAAGAATTTCAACCTAATTATAAAGAGGAATACATCGATTTTTGTTTTCATCGCGCAGGTCAGGATGTAAGATACGCGTTAAATGATTTTAAATTACGTAATTTAGGATGGACACCAAAATGTAATTTTGATGTAGAAATAAAAGATATTGTATCTTATTATAGAAATAATTTTATTTGGTAATTATAATTTATGAGAGTATCAGACTATATAGCACAACGTTTGGCAAAAATTGGAATTAAATACGTATATGGATTAATGGGTGGTGGAGCAGCAGGGCTTAATGACGGATTTATTAAAGAAAAACAAATAAGTTATATTTGTTTTCATAATGAACAAGGAGCAGGACATGCTGCCGTTGGTGAGAGTAAAGTAACAAACAAATTATCAGTAGTTAATCCTACAACCGGATGTGGTGGAACCAATTGTATTACATCATTGTTGGATGCATGGCAAGATAGCTTACCCGTTTTATTTTTATCTGGAAATGTTAAAAAAACACAAACTAGTTTATTTATTAACAGAGAAAAAAACGTATCTATTAGAAAATATGGAATTCAAGAACATAATATCATTGATACAGTCAAGTCATTGACAAAATATGCAATAATGGTTGAAAATGCAACTGATGTTCCATACGAATTAGATAAAGCTATTCATATCGCTTTATCGGGACGTATGGGACCAGTGTGGTTAGATATACCGAGCGATATTCAACACGCGGAAATTGACATAACACAATGCAAATCATTTATACCAGAGTCAACATTGAACAACTCGTCAATTACCATAAAAAATTTACTTCCAATAATTGAATCGTATGATCGTCCACTTATTTTAGCAGGATATGGTATAACATTAAGCAATTCTAAACAATTATTTAAACGTTTCGTAGAAAAGCATCAAATTCCTACAGTTACTTCATATTTGGGAATTGATATTTTAGGTCATAGACATCCATTACATTTAGGAACAATCGGTATTAAAGGCAGCCGAGCAGGTAATTTTGCAATACAAAATTGTAATTTATTGCTTATTTTAGGATGCTCTCTTAATTGCTCTCACACTGGATATGATGAAAAATTATTTTCCCCACATTCATATAAAATCATGGTCGATATTGATGATAACGAACACAGAAAGAACACAATAAAAATTGATAAGTATATTAATGCCGATTTAAATTATTTTTTAAACTATGACAAATAAAGAAAAATGGATAGAAAAATGTAAATATTGGAAAAATAAATGGCCTATTTACGAAGAATCTTATAAAGACGATACAAATGGTATAAATTTGTATACCTTTATTGAAACATTAAATGATGTCATGTCGGCGTCTGATACAATTGTGTCCGATGCGGGAAGTGCAATTTATGTGCCTAGTCAAAATTTAAAAATGATTGATAATCAGATATTTGTATTATCTGGCGCACAGGCAGATATGGGATTTGCATTACCAGCATCTATCGGAGTAAAGTTAGCAGATCCTACAAAAAACGTTGTAGTGATTACTGGAGATGGAAGTTTCAATACCAATATACAAGAATTAGCCACAATTAAATATTTAAATTTGCCGATCAAAATATTTGTCTGGAATAATAGCGGTTATTTAAGCATCAAAAACACACAGAAAAAGTTTTATGAAGGGCGTGTATATGGTACTGATAGCAATCACGGATTATGGTTTCCTGAATTAAAAAATGTTGCAGAAACATATGAAATGGAGTATAGTAAAATTACTTCAAATCAAGAATTGAAAAAAAATTTAAAAAATATCTTAAATAAAAAAACAGGCATTATATGCGAGGTAATATGTAAAGAAGAGCAAGAAATTGTGCCTACATTAATGCTTAAGAAAGATAAAAATACAGGACAATCAATACAATGTGGATTGGACGATATGTATCCGTTTTTGTCAGATGAAGAACTAAAAGCTGAAAAATATTTATGAAAAAATCAATTATTAATTTTAACAAAATGAAACAAGCAGGTGAACCTATTACATGGGTTACTGCCTATAGCTATCCATTTGCAAATGCAGTTGAAAATGCTGGTATCGAAATGATATTGGTTGGAGACTCTGGTGGAATGGTAGAATTGGGTTATCAAACAACTAATCCAGTAACTATGGATGAAATGATTAGTTTTGCTAAAGCAGTTCGTCGCGGTGCTCCAAATACATTTATTGTCGGAGACATGCCACAGGGAGCATATGAAATTTCAAAAGAAGAAGCTGTAAAAAATGCGATCCGATTTGCAAAAGAAGCCACATGTGATGCAATCAAATTGGAAGGCGGAAAACGTGTTGCTGATAAAATTAAAGCAATTGTTGATGCAGGAATTCTTGTTATCGGACATTTAGGATTAACTCCTCAAAGTACAGTGTCGTTTGGAGGATACCGAGTTCAAGGAAAAACAGTGGAAAGCTTTGAAGAAATGATGGAAGATAGTATAGAAATTGAAAAAGCTGGATGTTCTATGTTATTATTAGAAGCTGTTCCAGATGCAGTTGCACAACAAATTGCTAAAAAGTTAAAAATTCCAGTTATGGGAATTGGTGCTGGTAAAAATGTAGATGGTCAATTAATTATTATGCATGATTTGGCCGGATTCTATCCAAATTTTAGACCATGGTTTGCAAAATGCTATATACCAGAAGCATTAAATACTTTACAAACAGAATTAGCAACTCAACAAAATGTCAAGAAATATGGAATCGATACACGCAATGATGGTGTATTGCGACTAATGCAAATTGCCTTGAAAAATTACTATAACGAGGTAAAGGGAAAAGTATATCCATCCGAAGAATATATTTATCCTATTAAACTAGAAGAATTAGCATCGATAAAAAAATCACTTTATTGGACTGAATGAATGTTTTAATAACAGGAGCTAACGGATTTGTTGGATCGAATATAATAAATATGCTATCCAACAAATTTTGTTTTTTTAGAGGAACTAGACAAACAATTGATTTGTATTCAATTTCTAGTATTGAAAAATATCTAAATGAAAATAAAATTGACAGTATAATTCATTGTGCAATAGAAGGAGGCAATCGAACAGCAGTCGATCCCGCCTCAGTGTTTTATAACAATTTATTGATGTATGAAAATCTTATTCATTTTAGATATAGGGTAAAACATTTTATTAATATTGCATCGGGTGCTGAATTTGATCGCCGCAATGATATTAATCAATATAATGAAGAGCAACTGTTTAGTAATGTGCCGACTGACTTTTATGGACTTTCAAAAAACATTATAGCAAAAAGCGTACTTCAAAATAATGGAACAAATTTAAGATTATTTGGCTGTTTTAATTATAATGAACTTCAATCAAGATTCATAAAAAATAACATCAATGCATATATTAATAATACGGAAATGATTATCCATAAAGATAGATATATGGATTTTATTTACACAGACGATTTATCAAAAATCGTCGAATTTATATTAAATCAGTCAATTTATACAAATGACATTAATATGGTATATGAAAATAAATACAAATTATCTGAATTAGCAACTTATATTAATAACTTGTCAGGTAAAAAAATTAAAATTAATGTGTTGAATACAGGCATGGATTTATCTTATACAGGCGACGGAACAAAACTAAAATCTTTAAATTTGCAATTGACTGGGTTATTTAATGGAATAAATAATTGTTATACAAAATTATATGAATATTAAAATTATTACACATTTCATGCCTTGGGAAATTGATCATGCTCTATTACTTGCTGATAAATTAAAAAAAAGCCTCTATTACATAGAAAATACAGACCATATTTACATAGATATGGTATTAAATTTGTCTTCTAGTATTATAGACTGGGACAGTTCAATATTAAAAAAAGATTTTTTTATAGAAAAATACAATGTAATCATTGAAATGTTAAAAACTAAAACAACAATTAGATCTAAAATTTATGATGGGAATGCTGTATATGGCCATCTTGATTTACAAAAAGAAGCCATTGAATCTCATATAGACGCATACGTTTATATTTGTCCAGATATTAGTTTTCATGAACATTTGATTTTTTATTTGATAGCTGCTGCAAAAACAATTACTGATGATTATTATTTGATTACTCCACAGATATTTAAATGCTGGGATAATAGCTGGGATGAATTAGTACATCCGGCGTTTTTAAATACAATACCAACATCCAAATGTATAGATATTGACATACACGAAATAGAACATCAGTTTGTAAATTTAACGGCAGAACCTGCAATCAGAAAATTAAATAATTTTAAATTTGCAGGATGGTTTGATTTATATAACAAAAATTTTATTGAAAAGTTTGTGCCTATTTTGGATGAATGGCATGGATACGGACCATGGGATTTATACTCATTACATGTATGTCAATATGCAAAAGACAACGGTGTAAATGTATGCGAATATTTATTAGAAAATCAATTGATATGGTTTTACGACACCGGAGTATTAAAAAATGACATTGAATACGGTGGATATGGCAAATTAAAAACGTCTTATAAAAAATTTATTAAAACAAAAATAGATGCTAATAAACAACGTGCTGAAATTGAAAAGAATATCGGCGAGTATTTAACACGTTGGGTATCTTATGCAAAACAAAATAAAATTTTATGAATACACATCGTATTAGAAGTGTGGGAAAACACACATACGGACATCAAAATATTGAAATTTATTATTGGGGAGAAAATACATGGCTTGATATAGGCGATTATTGTTCAATCTCAGGGCATATTTTAGTATATTTAGGAGGAAATCATCGAATCGATTGGGCTACTACATATCCATTTGGACATGTAGCTACTGATACATTTAAAAAGTATAACGGACAAGGACATCCGAGTACCAAAGGAAATGTAAAGATAGGCAACGATGTTTGGATAGGAACTCATGTAACAATTATGAGTGGAGTTACAATTGGAGATGGCGCATGTATCGCATGTAATTCGGTAGTAACTAAAGATGTTCCACCATATACAGTTGTTGGTGGAAATCCTGCCAAACTAATAAAGTACAGATTTGAAAAAGATATAATTGATAAATTATTAAAATACAAATGGTGGGAATTGGAAGAAAAATATGTGGATGAAATATCACCATTATTGTGCTCTAATAATTTTAGCTTGCTATTTAAAACTATAGATAACATAAAAAACAAAACTATGTATAATTTAGAAAATATAATTAATACGATTTATTCGACTCCATCTGACATCAACGAACATATTCCAACTCTCATAAAATACGCATCCGAGTGTAGTCATATTACAGAAATGGGTGTCCGTGCAGTACAATCGACATGGGCATTTTTAGGGTCTGCTCCAAAAAAATTAATCAGTTACGATTTACACAATCCTTCAAGATGGGGAGGAAACATTCAAAATGTTTTTGACGTTGCCGCTTATTATAATCTTGATTTTACATTTGTAGAAGCTGATGTACTAAAAATAGACATTGAACAAACTGATTTGTTGTTTCTTGATACATGGCATACGTATGAACAAGTTAAAAATGAACTTGCATTACATGCAAATAAAGTAAATAAATATATTGTTTTTCATGACACGACAACATATGCATTTAGAGACGAACCATTGACATCAGAACACTCAGAAACTCTTTCAAACATATCAGGGCGTGGAATTTGGCCAGCAATACAAGAATTTTTACAAAATAATAGCGACACATGGGAATTATTAGAAAAATTTGATAATAACAACGGATTAACAATTATTCAGAGAAAAAAATAAAAAAAAAGTTTCGTTAGTTAAAATGTCTATGTATTCAAGATATTAATTATTCTGATATTTTAAAAAATTTATGAAAAGCATTATTATTACAGGTGTAGGAGGTTTATTAGGAAGTCGTTTAGCAGATTATATTGTTGAAAATCATCCAGATTATAAAGTAATTGGAATAGATGATTTCAGCGGTGGATATATTGAGAATGTCAATAAAAAAGTATTGTTATTTACTAGACAATTAGGTACTTCGTATATCGAAGATATTTTTCAACAATATCAACCAGAATATGTATTTCATTTTGCAGCATATGCGGCTGAATGTTTAAGTCCATTCATCAGAAAATATAATTATCAAAACAACTTGGTCGCAACTTCAGATATAGTAAATAATTGCATCAAATTTTCTGTAAAACGACTAATATTTACTTCTACATTAGCAGTTTATGGTGATCAAAATCCTCCATTTGACGAAACATTAATACCTTGCCCGGTCGATCCATATGGAGTTAGTAAGTATGCATGTGAATTAGATATCAAAATAGCAGGAGAACAACATGGACTTGACTGGTGTATTTTACGTCCACACAATGTATATGGGGCAAAGCAAAACATTTGGGATAAATATCGTAATGTTCTTGGTATTTGGATGTATCAATATATGAATAATGAACCTATGACTATATTTGGCGACGGCTTACAAACTAGAGCTTTTAGCTTCATAGATGATAGTTTACCTGCATTTTGGAATGCCGCCGTTCTCCCCGGTGCATCAAAGCAAATTGTGAACGTTGGGGGTAAACATCATACCCGTATCAAAGATGCATGCGAAATTTTGCAAAAAGTTGTTGGTGGAGGAGATATTGCTTTTAAAGAAGCACGTCATGAAGTAAAGAATGCATATGTGACATGGCAAAAATCAGTGGACATTCTTGGTTATGAAGAAAATCATACATTGGAACAAGGAATAACTACTATGTGGAATTGGGCAAAACAACAACCACCTAGAAAACGATTTGAATGGGATCGATTTGAGTTAGATAAAGGAATTTATTCTTATTGGAAAATTAAATAATTATGACTATTACAAAAAAAATAAACAGTTACGAAGAATTAATTAATGATCTCTACCTAAATAATATAACTATGGTACATCCAAATATAATGAAAACTATTTTAACTTTATATCCGCAAATTTCATTAATTGAAGGTGATATATTAGAATGTGGAGTTTGGAGAGGTGGAGTTTCAATATTTTTAAGTTATTTGTTTAATGATAGAAATATTTGGGTAAGCGATTCATTTCAAGGATTTCAACCGCTTGAAATGGCAAGATATAAATATTTAAATGAACGACATACTCCTGCTTATACTCATTGTGCAAATGGCCCAATGGGAATTAGTTTAGAAGAAGTAAAATTTAATTTTGAAAAATATGGATTGCAAAATAATTCCAGAATTACGTTTTTAAAAGGATTTGTAAAAGACACATTACCCAGTGCTAATATTGAAAAATTAGCGTTACTTAGAATTGATGTGGATTCATTTTCTGCGACTTTAGAAGTATTAGATGAAATGTATAATAAAGTTCAGCCCGGTGGATGTATTATTTTTGATGATTCGAATTTAACTGAAAGCTTAGACGCAATCAAAACATTTTTTACAAAATATAATATTGATTATTATATCTTACATCCTATAACACATGACAAATTATATTTAAATAGTAAGTATACGTTTGATGATTCTGGATTTCCTACTGGATGTTATATTATAAAAAAATAAATTTTAATAAATAAACTAGATAAAGACGTGCATTCTTATTAAAAAAATAAATAATTATGAATATTAAGTTATTAATTAGACATTGTAATTTTTCGGCAAATAGTGCGAATAAAAAAAATAGACCGAGTTGGTTTGACAAAGAAAAGATTTTTAATTGTCTATTAAACTCCATTGATAATAGAGTTGATGTAACGGTTTTGTTTGATGGTGATGTAAGTAAGCACTTTTTAAACAATGAAAATCGATGTAATATTGTAGAAAAAAAAGGCGGAAACGACGGAAAAAGTTTTTTAAATTTACTTGAATATACAATCGCACAACCGTATAATGCAAATGATATTATATACTTTGTAGAAGATGACTATTTTCATCGACAAGGCTGGGTAGATATTTTAATAGATGGATTTGAAAATTTAAGCGCAGATTATTTTACATTGTATGATCACAATGATAAATATATTTATGAAGCGTATTCCACTCTACAGTCTTCTATTTATCCAACTAAATTATCTCATTGGAGAACTACGCCATCAACTACAAACACATATGCAATGTTATTTTCAACGTTTAAAAAACATTATGATATGCATACACAATACTGTGATTTAGTAAAGGGATATACAAGAGATCATGATAAATTTATTAATCTTTGGCAAAATGGATCTAATTTGGTGTCTTCTATACCCGGTTATTCAACTCATTGTGAAAACGAATATATGTCACCTGTTGTTAATTGGTCAAAAGAATTTGAAATATTAAATAAATTATGAACAATCAAATTTCAATCATCATTCCTTCATATAAAAATCCAAAATGTCTTGAGATTTGTTTGGATTCTGGATTATTAGGAGAAACAAACAAAAATCAATATATTGTTGTATTAGATGGATTTGCGGAACAATATACTTCCTTAAAAAAGAAGTACAACAATACAAATGTACAATTTTATGAATTTGAAGAAAATCAAGGAATGCAACAAGCATTAAACGTTGGAGTTTTTCATGCAACAAACGAGAAAATATTAATTGTTAACGACGACAATGTGTTTCCGGTAGAATGGGACAAAATTTTACTTGAAGATTTTCATCATGATACAATCATAACGCCTAATCAAATTGAACGAAATCCTAGCATATTTAATTTTGGAATTGGAGATTTTGGCGGACCAGATAATTTTAGATATAAAGAATTTAGCGAAAAAGAACCATCATATAGATCCAATCAGTTAACACAAGACGGGGAAATATTCCCGTTTTTTATGACTAAGAAAGATTACATGACAGTTGGGGGATTTGATACAATCTTCAACAGTCCATTTATATGCGATTGGGATTTCTTTCTTAAACTAGAACTTATAAATAAAAAATTCTTAAGAAGTCGTAAACTTAATTTCTATCACTTCGGAAGTGTTTCAACTAAAAATGGAAGTGAGCGAGATAAATTTAATGAAAGCGAAAGAAATGCAGCAGAAATATTTTATTATAAGTGGGGATTTCATGCAACCAGACATCCTAAAACCAATTCGCATAAACCAATGGAAAAATTTGTAAATGGAATAACTTTTTAAAGATATGTTATTTGCAATATTTTTAATAACTTCAATATTATTAATTTGGTTCAATACAGAAGCATTTGTAGAATACGCGAAACTAATACATTTGCCTTACGTAAAAGTAAAAGAATATCTAATTGCCAAAGAAAAAGATTGTACGATATCATATCATACATTTTTACTAGTAAATTATAATAATTTTTTTACTAGATTAATTACATGTCCAATATGTACATCGTTTTGGTTATCAGTTATTATAGGATTTTTTGCACAATTGTCATTTATTTGCTGTCCGGTGATATTTATATGTAGTTTGTATTTATACGAGGCATATAATAAATTAACTGGATATGAGAATAAATAATATTGGAGAATTTAAAACATTTTTGACTGATAATCAATTGGATAATATTGATGCCAGTGTTGCTGATTTTGTTGCATGTGTTATACAATATAGTTTATTTTGTAGTTGTAAAAAAACTCAAAAAAATCAAAAATATGAAATTTGTAATCAGCAATATATGCATATTGTATTGCAAATATTGCCTTCTAAAAAAGATTTAATATTTTCTAAAATAACACAAGATTCAATTGAATTTTATTATAATCAAAATTATTATATAGCTACACTGTCACGTTAATAATATATCTCTCCAATTTTTTACCAATGGTTTTATAAAAACCAGCTTCTTTTGTGTGTTTTGTACGTTGTACCCATACTTTTCGCTGTTATTGACATAAAACGCATACTGCCGCATACATTCTTCTGGATTCTCTCTGGCTAATCTACCACGTTCAGTGTTTTCTTTCTTCCACATAATCAAAGGTATCTTTTTTATTGAATTACCTTCAGTCATACCCAATTCGATCCAGTTGTCAGCTTTATAACACGCTCCATTTCGATTAGAATGCCCTATATATTGGTTTTCTCTGGTGGGTAGTATAAAAGTCTCCAAAAGCACCAAATCATCGTTATATTTTGTTTTCCATGCGTCAACACCTATTGTTCGTAATGATTTGAGAGTCATGCTGGCAGCATTAGCTATTGTGATATTGTTTTTGATTAAACAAAACCGACTATTATTTGCAATTTGATGCAAATGTTTCATTTTAAGATCATTGTTCCATCCAATATATTCTTCTCTACATTTCAATGCCAATGTGCCGCTGGTCAATCCTATACAACCAATAAAATTGCCGCTTACACTCTCATAAACGAGAAATGACAAGCGGCGAGTTGGACTATCTTTATATTTTACGTAACTATGATGCTGATCAATAGTATCTCTAAATAATTTAAATTCAGACGATTGTTTGCATTCAATCAGCTTTATTGGATAATCTTGTGTTGTATTGACTTGAGACATTCTATAACAGTGTTATTTAGATATTGATTATCTAACAACTCTGCATAAGTCAGATTTTTGCCAACACCAATATCTTCCCACTGTAATAAATAGTCTGCCTTTTTCTGTAACTTAGGATCATTTAATGCTTCATGACTATTTGCTGGATCTGTAAATATTTTAGTATTGTTTACAGTTTGTCCGCTTACTTTTACTACGCGTCCATCAGTTGGAAATCCATATGTGTATTTGCTTATATGAATAAATGGTCCGTTCTTTTCTTTACGAATAAAATCCACTTCGTCATTCTCATAAAAGTCATATCGAATATCACTAATAATGGCAACATCAATAGGTGGAGTGCCCCATGCAAATTCTTTTCCAATTCTGGTATTTAACTTATCAATCCAATAGCGACCATTGCTTTGCTTTCGTTTAGCATCTCCATACCAAACCAACATATCACGAAATATCTTTTTTTCATCAGTATTTTCTGTAAAGACATCAATATTGAATTTATCCCAAATGAATTGCCGACAATCCATTTTCAATTCATATGCCAGCGCATAATGCTGTGCATGTAAATTATATTGTTGTTTGAGTTGTTTAACCAGCAAATCACAAAACAGATTTTTACCTGCTCTTGCAACGCCGCCTACACCTATAACGATTTGTTTATTATTCATCTTTTCCTTCTAACATTTTTTCAATTTGAGTTTCGCTAAATCCAACACTACTACACAAATTGATTAAATTAGTCAATTGTGTTTCATCACGAAAGAATGAAGTGCAATAATCATATGCATCACTTTTACTGATTTTATAGTAAGATGCGATAATCTCAATGAGCTTTTTACTATATTTTGGCTTTGATGATTTTATCCATTTGCAAAATCTTGTCGATTTTGGAGTAACATCGCAGCATACTTTATAAAATGCATTTGGAGGCAATATATCTAAATATTTAGATATATAACTAACTCCTTCAATTGCCGTTTGATCCATACTTAAACCCATCAAAATAACATATTTGTTAAATGTTTTTTGATCAGCTTCAGTTAGCGATTGATAATAGTCGGGCGCCTTGGATTCACGGATGTGTTTGATATGATCAAACACCGTCTTGGGTTTCACCAAATTCTTTGGTTGAATCAAATCCAGCGGATTTGAGTCTTGGTTCGTTGAGCTTTTTGGCATAAAAATTATTGATTCTAACTCTTACAGCGTTCACCAAAGACAATAGCAGAGTTTGGTTCTGGTATAAAGTTTTTACATCGTCTTTATACTTTTTATATTCCGCTGCATCAGGAATCAATTTTTCAACAGTGTCAATACGAGCGTTGATCTTTTTTATATCGCGTTTGATATAAATAAACAAAAATATACCAACAATTAATGTAACAATTATTTCCATAAAATAAAATGCCATGACAATTATTATTGTCATGGCATATAACAGTTTAATATTCGTTATCTACGTCGTCCGTATATACTTTCAAATGCTTTGAAAATTTGGGTTCATCTTGACCAGTTTTAAATTTTTCTGATTTAGATTTACCTTTTTGAAAATTTTTTATTTTTCTCTCCGAATTACGTCGATATGTTTTTCCCATAACTATCAATAAATAGTAGACTTTGAACTATTTAATGCGTTTTCTTTTGCAAAAACTTTCTTAAGAGTATTGATCTGATAACCATTCAATTTAAGAGTTTTATTAGCAGTCTTTAATGTTAATATCTTTGCTCGTTTTGCATTAGGCCGAGCAGTAGAAAGCTCGACTTTGAATCCGCGATGTGAATTTGTGATTAAGTAATTACGATTATTTGTTTTCATATGTTTTATTTTAAACTACACGTTTATTGTGCCACATTAATTGAATTCGTGCAAGTTATTTTAATACCAAGGATATTTCTTCTGAAACTCCATGATAGCCAAATCTTTGGCTTTGAATTCCAGTTCCAAATCTAGAACATCTGTGTTATTATATTCGTCCGGTAGTGTATTTGCATAATCTGCATGTGCTCTAGGATTATCTCCATTTGGAATACTGTCGCTAAAATGAAACAATGGAATTGTTCCAGTAGGCCAAGTGCTATATGCAAGTTTGTAAGCTTCAGTAGCAGTTAGTTTTCCGGGGTTGCAACGATGATGCAAATTATCATAAGTAATAGGAATTTTTACGGCACTGTAAATATGTTCATACAATTGCTCTACATTCCAACTGTTGGGTTTGTCTTCGTTTTCAAGGACAAGACGAGATTTGACATTGTGTTGCAATTGATTATATACGTCAATGAATCGTTTGGCAGTGTCTTTAAGATCGCCGCCTTTGAAACAATTCATGTGAATATTGATTGGACTATTATAGTCTTGGCTAAGACCAAACATATCCATCATTTTGCCGTGCATATTGAGTTCAATTACACTTTTTGCAGCAACCGCTGGATTGGCAGATGCAGGTACAACAAATTGATCTGGATGTGTACTGCAACGAACATTATGTTGTTTAATTGCAGATGCTGCAAGTTTGAATTCGTTTTGAATGCCGTTGAAATTATGTGTATTTTCAATCAACAGATTTACATCTGGCAAGGTTTCCAGTGGCATCATTCCACTACTGATGCGATAATTCCAGTTTTTTGAAGCACAAAACTCAATGGTTTTACGTGCAACCATAACATTGTTGAGAGTACGTTCTGCCACGATTTTTTCTGCTTGTTTGCGGTTTAGTTGCAAAAAGCGAGTTTTGGTCATGGTGGAGGATTTGAATCCTTGATCCTGTAGGGTAAGGCTGATGCAGCAAAGTCCGTATCGTTTCATGACCCATACCATAGGTCGCTTTTATAGAAACGTCAAGTGTAAACGTAAACAACTGGACATGGACTGCATACAGTATTAAACGGGCATGTATATCCTAAAAATTTCCAAGTTTTGGATACGGAAGAGCTATTTTTTACCCATGTAACTCTTTGATTAAGTCCCTGTTCCAATAGATATTTTCTAGGAGCAACAACATACGGAAATAATTGAGAAAGATTTACAAATTCGCTATCTGTATTTTCTTGATACAGAATGTCACTTCCATTTTTTACCAAAATCGTTCCCATATCTCCATCAAATAAATTATTTGGACTTAAATCGATATAGGATGTATCTGTCTCATTTCGAGATACACTAATTAATCTATCCAAAAATGTTGGAAATCTATTGTCTTTGATAAAATTGATCATTGTGCTAGATATAAATATGATAATTATATTAAAAAAGAGCTATTTATTATCATATATGACCACAATGTATAGCCCAAAAAATGTTGACCAGACATTTATTTTAATTATATATCCAAACAATGTTTATATGTTATCGGAAACTGAATTGGAAAAGGAGCAGCCGATGTATATGGGAAAGGACAGAATCAAAATGGAAGCTATTTTGAAATCTGTTAAGAAAGAATCGGATAAAAAACAATATAAAAATACTAATTTAAAAGTATATACGCTGACACCGGATGGTATCAAATACGCGCCACAATCACCATTTTATTCGATATTACCATCAAAGTAAGACTTGTAATTTAACAATACAATATTCTTCTGGATTATACATACTCATATCGTATTCAAAAAATATTTCTTCCTCACTTAGATCAACTTTTATTAGTTTGGATGTTGGTAAATGAAAAATACCGTATATGGTGACTTTATCACCATGATACGGTATTTTCACTGGTGATTTTTTATTAGGCATTAATATTATTTGACAACACATCGACAGATGTTTCTTCCGCAGAAGCTTCTTCAGAAGCAAGTTGTGCTTCTTCATCAATAGCAATCTTAACAGAATCAACACTGACAACGGCGATGCTGTCGTAGTTCTCGTTGAAAATAACACCGGCTTGACGAGCCGCTTCCAACACTTCTTTAGAAACAGGAGTATTTGCAAAAACCAACTTTGGACGACCCTTACCACTATGAATACATCCAATCTCAGCAATTTGATTTTCCTTCTTTGCAGAATTCAAACGTGAACGTAGCGTGATTTCTACGAAATTAGGATTTGCGGCATGTAAATCTTCAATGGTGAAGAAATTATTTACCCAATTAACTACCAAATTGGTTTTGTTTTTGCGGTTTGTCTTTTTAATTGTATTACTCATATTTAATTATTTGGTTAATGAATTGCACCACTTTGGTATTCCAATGCCTGATGGTGCGATTACGAGTACAACTATAGAACAAGTGGGAGGGAGTGTCAATAAAAAAGCGCATCTTTTTTTTAATGCGCTTTTATAAGATCTTGTTATTGTTACTTTTATGATTTTTTAGACTTGCTTTTCTTGGATGGTAACTTTACTACCAATTTATTATTTTTTTGCTTTGGATACTTATAATTTTGTTTTGTACCTTTAACACTGTGATCACTTTGTTTTTTAATTGATTCAACAGATTTCAAAGGTTGATCTGGTAAATCATCTTTCTTTTCTACCATATCCTTTGCTTTTTCACCTACATGCTTAACAGCTTCGTCACCGCTCTTGGTTTCTTTGTCTTTATCATTTTCAGCAGCTTTATTATATGCTGTCTCTACATAATTATTAGTCTTTTTTCCAAGTACTTCTTTGACAAACTTCTTAAGATCTTCAAATTGAACAGATACCTTTTTGCTACGATCCGTACCATCTTTTATATATGTCATTTGAAAACGATCTTCATACATGTGCTTTAATTTAATCATATGAGGAGGACATCCACATACGTTATAATAACCAGCATCGTCTTTGGTGACAGTCAATTCTTTATTTTCTTTTTTAACTTCGCCATCCAATTCGTCCATCATTTCTTGGCAGCTAAGTTTCTTTTCAGCTTTAATTTCTTGAATTGCTTCAACAACTAATTGCTTTAAAGCATGTTTTAATTGATGTTCTTTAACACATTCAAGAATAAGCTTATCTAATTGGTCTTTGTTCATATATGATAATCTTAATATAAATATAGGCAAATATAAGATACAGCGTATTATTTTTGCCTATGTAAACAAAAAATCCCGACAATTATGTCGGGATTTTGTCTTGTTTTTAGTATTTTAACGAATTGGACATGCGCCACCTTCACATTCGATACCTTGCAATACATCACCACTAATAATGTTGGTAATGGTACTCAAAGGCTTCACCTTTGATTTATACTTTTCATAGGTTTCCTTGTCAATTTCTTGATAAGGAGCTTGTTTGAATCCATGCTTTTGACGCAACAAGAAGCTCACACTCTTCAAATGATTCTTATAATTATCTTTCAACCAGTCTTTGAGAGCATCCAATTCTTCCGGGCTATAATATGCTGTTACACTGACAGCATTATCACTCCATACAGATTGCAACTTTTTAACCATTTCAAGTTGTTTAATAACATCCATATTGTCTGCAAGAATTGCAGATTCTGGAGTTTCGCATGGAAAATAAACGACAATAGTATCCCGATTTTCCGTTCCATCAAAATTCAACAAGAATTCTGTATGATAACCAAGATCACGACAAATTTGTACCAACTTATCGCTACTACTCATTCGCACAGTGCGTAGATAATATTTACTATATGCAGGATGAACACCGGGAGTTGCGCCCCCAAGCAAACTGAGTGTTCCACTTGGCTTGACAGTGGTCAACTTTACACTTTCTGACCATCCACGCTCTTTGCTCCATTGTTTGTCAAATTTACGAAGAGCGACATAGCAATCATCCAACCAATCAATTTTATTTAATGATTGACATACGCCAGTTACACCAAGACCCAATCGCATATTTTTATGCACGATCTTATTAGTTTCTTCGTGCAAGAATGGTAATGCCGCAATTGCTTTCTGAGTTTTATAGAGCAATTTTGCACAATCAATTAACTCTTCCTTGCTTGTAATATTGTTCAAATATAACTCGCACAAATTACAACATTCATAATTACTCAAACTAATTTCACCACATGGATTGGTTCCAACTACATTGTCACTGTCGGTAGGATACAAATTACTGTCCTTCATCAATCCATCTTTGGTACGTCCATACTTTTGTGACAAAGGAAGATTAAAGAAACCGTATGGTTCGCCGTTGGCAAATCCAGTGTCTTTGTTAATTTCATAACCATTGGTCCAGAATTCAGCAAGCAAATGACTATAATCATCTACATACAATGTATTGTTACTCATTGCTCGCCAATTTGGCACATTACCTGCACTCCAATTTTTGGCACGTAGATAAAGAATATCATCTGGATCACCAAGTGCAATTTCTGCACTACGACGAACATTGCCAGCTACAACAATACTACCAATAATATTGCATACATCCAATACGTCAATACTACGCAATTTCTTGCCTTCTCGACTATGGAAAATACTGACTATTTTTGCCATACCATCAACAAGAATTTGTGGTCCGCTTGCTTTGCCACCAAATCCGTTGATTTTTTCACCAGCACCACGTATCAAAATAGTACTATATGTAAACGACTTACCGGTTACATAAAATGCATTCAATACATGTTCCAATAATTTTACCCAGCCTTCACGACTGTCAGGAACAATAAAATCTGCATCCTTGGTTGCTTGATGTGTAATAACTACATCTTTCTTGATCTTTGGAAGTTCATGAACATCTTCACGGCGAATACTATAACCTACGCCACCGCCAAGCATAAGATTCTCAAAAAGAAACAAAAATGCTTTTGGTTCATTCATGCTTGCAAACCAACAATTCAATAAGCTGTTTGCTCCAAATCTATCTACTGTGCTTGTTCCAAGCTGCCAAAGCATTCGGCCAGCAAAATTGCACTTAAGATTATAAACATAATCAAATAAACGCTCTGCTTCTGCTTGAGTATATTGTGCTCCAATTTTCTGAGCACCGTTAATACAACGCTGAACGGTTTCATTCCATTCTTCTGTTTCTCCATTTTCCTTCACTCGCGCATACGTTCTTTTATAAACGATATAGCCGAGTCCGTTAAATCCCCAATTTGGTTGTTTTTTGTATTTTGCTTGATTGGCAAAATCATCTGTAATGATTAGTTTTGTATCACTCATATATAAATTAACTGTTTTTGTAACTTGTTTTAATGTGAAAAATAATTATCGAACATGATTGTATTATTGCAAAAAATAATTTCATTTCAGAAATTATTTTTTGCATTTTACATTTTGTATTTGCTATGGATTAGTTGTCTCCGTCGTCTTCACGATTGCGACCCATGTGTTCGTCCCACTTACTTTTCATCATTTTCTTCACAATATTTTCGCTTTGATTCATTTCATTAATCAATGCAGCACCTTCGCGGCTACCTTCGTCAAACAATTGAATATCTCCACAACCAGCGTTCATACGAGCAGGAAAAGTCAATCCATCTGGACCGAAACGATTTTTAATGATATGAAAACGAGCAGTATTGGCTTGCTTATCCTGAGTCTTGCGACTTACAGATAATACGAAATCTGCCGTCATGATTTTACGATAGCTATCGCTAATATTCATTGCGGTTAATACGTCTTCTTCCATACCGGCACGATTGCTTTGTGAAGCAGTCCAAATAGGAATTTGCAATTCTCCCGCAACAGCACGTAGTTCTTCATAAATACCACCTGCTTCGCTATAGCTGTTTGCATTACGATCAGATTGAAATGGACGTAGAATATCTGCATAATCGACTACCATCATATCAATCTTTGTACCCAACATTGCCAATCTCTCTGCATGTGCTTTCAAATTGTGAGCACTAACAGTTTTAATTGGAAAATACTTAATGATCAATTTGCCGGGAACATTGGCAATACGATCCTTTACAATACCGATATTGTTGCGAATGTTTTGAAAATCAATACCGGTGAAACACGCGTCATAACGCAAACCAACATAATTTTCATTCAATTCAAGAGTAAAATGCAAAACATTTTTACCCTGTCTCATAGCCTCGGCACCAAGTTTAGCCAAGACCCAACTCTTACCAGATCCAGCGCATGCGGTTACAATACCCATTTCACCAGCAGCTAGACCACCATCCATGATTTGATCCACAACTTGCCATTTGGTAGAAATAGTATTTCGAGACATCACACTCATTCGCTTGTCAACATCTGTCATATAATCATGACCGATATTGCGCTCCATACCAGCTTTCATGGCATGATCAACAACGCTTTTAATCTTTTCGTAATGACCGCGCTGCAAATGATCAACACTTTCCATGATTGCATTCTTCAAAGTCTGATTTCGACAGAACTCTAAAAATTGCTCTTTGACATACATCAAATCACTATCAGTGATTTTGTTGAAAACCAACCGCAACTGTGTTACAACTTGATTCTTTAATTCTTCCTGTTCAACCGCATCAAGTTCAACTTGAAACGCAGTCAATGTAGGCAGTTCCTTGAACTTCAAAAAATATTTGAGGGCAGTCTTAACAATCCACTGATTGGCATCACTTTCAAAACTAAGAGGATCAACAATGTCGTTGATACGCTCCATGAATGGTTTATCACTAATTAAGCCGCTGATGCACTTAAGTTGAAATTCAGGTCCGAACTTTTTTAGGTTATCGATTACTTGCATATAATATGTGTTATAGTTTCTACCAACTTTTCTAAGCGAGTGTCCACTATAGACGATGTTTTTCAGTTCCGCAACTTATTATATTCTGAAAGTTAGGAGACGATCAATCGACCGAATGTATCCGATAACCAAGTATGATGATTTTTTATATTGTTCCACATTCTATCTTCTGCAATCAATTTGCTAAAACGCATTCTATTTAATATTCCAATAGGTTTATTAAGTATCTCATTAACACGTAATTGTGTAAATGATTGCAATTGTGTATCTTTCAATTGCATCAGTGCATAGTTTCTTTCAACAATGCTCTTGTTTTCTAAAATAGAAGAATATAGTTTATATTTCTTTTTGTTCTGTTCGCAATGTGTATATATTTGCTCCAATGACATTTGTGTATGCTCTGCAAATTGTGGAAAACACTTTAATACAGTTTTTAATCCACTGCCTTGTATTCCATCAATATTGTCACTTTCATCACCACTAAGTATTCTGTAATTTAGAAAGTTTTCACAACTAATTCCATACTCCAATAAAATTTCTGCACATCCATAAAGTTTCTTTTTGGTTGGACTCCATACATTGATCTTTTCATTGACCAATTGTAAATAATCCTTGTCTGTGCTCATGATATATACTTTATTGCTATCTTTAAAATATTCATTTGCCGCGTATGCAATGGTGTCATCTGCTTCTACATGATCAACACTCATCACAGTCACAGGCAATGCATCAAGATATCCAATCAGTCGCAATAATTGTGATTGAATATTTCTATCTTCTTGTTCATCGGTCGTCAATTCCTCATAACTTCTATTATACTTTAAATTAGTTTTTCTGCGCTCCTTATATTCTGGAAATATTTTTCTGCGCTTCATACTGCCACCGCTGCCATCAAAAACAATGACAATACGAGTTGGATTTAAAAGTTTGGAGGCATAACCAATACTTTGTAAAAAGCCAGCTATGCCTCCAACGTGTAATCCATTGTCATTTAGACTTGGCACAGCCATAAATGAACGAAAGAAACAATTCAACCCATCCACCAAAAGAACTTCACTGTTCAACATACGTTCAACAGGCTTGGTGTTTAATTCCATGTTTTGAAACATAGAAAATAATTTTTTACGATCTTCTGATGTGATTGGGTCCATATAATTAATTGTTTTCTTCTGAATGATCAATATCGGATTCGTCAGCAATCATTTCCGCATCTTCATCAGCATTTGCGGATGAATCAATAATAGTGCTATTTGCATTTTTATATTGCATGATTACTGCATCACAAATACGATTATACATTTCGGTTTTAAACTCTGGGCGTTCATCCAAAAGCTTGATGAAACTTTCAGATTTAAATACAACTTCGTCGCCGTTCAATGCGACATATTTTAATCCAGCACTACCGGCTGGTTTAACATAAGCTTTTTCTTTCAATACTTCTAACCAGCTTGCATAATCAGCAATACCGCTATCAAAATAAATATTGAAAAATACATGACGTTGTGGTGGTCCCATACGATTCTTTACAACCACAGCTTTACATTCATTGCCAATAACAGTCTTGTCTGGTAACTTTAATTGACCTGCGTTGTTTAGTCGTACACGAACACTGCAATGGTAAGGCAATCCTTTGCCACCGCTAACTGTATATTGATCACCAAAAGGACTTGCATTTAAATTTTGACGCAATTGATTTGTGAATACAATCAATACTTTTTGACGACCAATCATACTAGTAATTTTACGAAGTGCTTTACTAATAATAATTGCTTTACCCGTGGCATATCCGTCTTTACCATGATCACTTTCCATCTCAGCTTTTGTAGATGCTGCCGCTACACTATCAACAATAATTGTTAACAATGCATCGGGTTGATCTTTACGAATATATGCGATTGCTTGCTCCATTGTGGTAAAAATATCTTCTACTGTTTCACGTTGAATATACAATAGATTTGACAAATCTACACCCAAGCTCTTCCAAAAGTCAGGTGCGGCAGCATTTTCTGTGTCAATAAAGATTGCTTTGCCGCCTTTCTTTTGTGTATTCGCTACAATGTGTGCGCTCACCAAACTTTTTCCGGTTCCTTCTAAGCCGTTAAATTCGACCATTCGTCCAACTGGCAATCCACCATTTGGTCGATTACTAATTGCAAGATCCAATAAACTTGAACCGGTGCTAATCCAATCACTGATTGTAGATGGATCATCTTGCTCATCAAGAAAGTATGCAATTTTGCCACCTTCTTTGTTATTTTTATTTAATTCCGCTGCTAAATTTGCTAATAGAGAATCGTTCTTACTAACAGATTTTGTGCTTTTCTTCTTTGAATCTTCAGATTCGTTTGTGTTTTTACTTGTTTTTGCCATATAGTTTATAAATGTTTATTTTTTCCTTCATTACGTACATACTAAAAAAGGATGATGACATTATATGTCATCATCCTATGTTTATCAATTTAATTTATTTCTTTCCAAATAACTTATCGAATTGATCGTTTACACTTGGAGTGTTACTTTGTGCCGATGCAGCAGTTGGAGAAGTATTTGCTGCAATAGCATCATCAGTTGGTTCTACTACGGTATCATCCGTAGATTCTTCCGTAGTACCAGCAGACAACATTTCAGTCATGATGTTATACAACTGGTCGTAAGTAGGTTCTGGAAACAATTCCAAAATATTCTTCTGGAAGTCCAAGATGTGCTTACGCGGCTCGTCGATTGCAGGAGTTGCCTTACCCTTCACAGTAATTGTTGTTGTTGGAAAATTCTTTCCACCAGCACTAGGTCCAGCCTCCTTGTATTCAACAATAATATCATGTCCAGTTGTTGGATCACTAATATCACCGAATACTTCTTCGTCACATGCCTTCAAGATTGTTTCATACACAGTCTTGCCGAATCCCCAAAACTTGATTCCTTCATTTTCTTTACCACGAACCAAAATAGGTGCATAGGTACGTTGCTTTGGAAGCAAATTGCGACCACGCTTCCAATCTTCCTTATCACCAGTCTTTTGCAATCTATTTGCAAATTCGACAATAGGATCGGGACGATTAAAGGAGTCTGGAGACAAGAAAGTACGTTCTACAATCTTACCGGTTGCATCCTTGACCTTCAAGCCATAATGGAACTTCAACTCAATAAAGCTGAATTGATCAGGGTTGAACTTGTAAGGAACAATACGAATGTTGTGGATTCCGGGTTCAGGCTTCCAAACAGAAGAAGTTTTGTTGTTAACGTTTTGAATAGAGTTAAGAATACTCTTAATTTTATTTGATGGTAATGCCATAATTTTTAATTTATTAATTGTTAAGTGTGTATTAGATAATAATCGTCTCACTAGAGACAGTGCATCATTTAATACACGTATAAGTATAGAGTGATTTTCAAAAACCACAAGAAATTTTTTTGTATAAAAACTAATGAAAACTATAAAAAGTCACATCGTAACAATGTCTACCAACTTGAGACCAACCACTTTGACGCCGATATCCGTAGTCAAAATCAATGAGTTTCTGTATAATTCCCAATTGAGTTGATATGTTTTATCAAATACTCCGTTGTTTTCGTCTGTAATGAGTCTATTCATTCCATTTAAAGTATACAATGTATTATACATTTTCTTGCGATGTATACTAATGGTGTTTGGAAATTTGCCGACCGTTGTATTTCTACAGTCAACATTGTATGTAAGATAATATTCTTTCAAATTTGTTACATTTGCAAAAATAAAAAGTTTATGTTCTAAAATTGTATAAAAATTTGAAATTTTAGAGAGTAATAACGAATAATCTCCATTATTCGTAAATGTGCATAAAAGTTGTTTTTCTCTCGTTAACATGGCAATATAATTTGTTGTTTGCGATCTGCCACATACCACAAGCGACCAACTTTTTCACCATCCGATGTATACCATATATTGTTCTTTGAGTAGAATCCAAATGCAATTGCTTCGGACAAAGTATATGACTTTCCTTCAGTCTTTAACATTTTTTCCACCGCATTTGCGTCTGCCGCTCTTTCTTCTGGTGTGCGATTATCGGCATTTACAGGAGTAACATCCGCAGATTGCGTTGTAGCAACTGACTGTTTAACGGGTGCTTGTGTGGGTGCAGCAGGTTTTGCAATAGTTGTAGGAGCAACTGTTTGTTGTGCTGGTGCTGGTTGTGCCGGTTGTTGAGGTTGTGTTTCAGCACCAAAAATATTTACTTGTGCTGATTTTGGATTTCTCTCAAAATGAGTTCCTCTAGCAATTGCGCGTTGTTTGTGTTCTGGTGAAGGAAATGTTACCAACAAACCATCTTTGTTATAAGCTTGTCGCTCTGGAAATCTACCCGCTTCTGCCAGTTTGTTGCTGGCAGCAATAGCGGTATCTTCAGAAATACCTTCTTTTACTAGATATTCACGAAAAACAGACAAATGATCATTGTTTAATACATCAAAAATACCTGTGTCTAAACGGGGATCAATTGCGACCGCTTCCAAAACTTTATTATAGATTTCTTTCATCCATAATAAATATATTTGAAAAATCCATTATTATACACTTATTATATGCATTTCATTATAATTGTTTCCTTTATAACATTTTACAGGAAAATTATTATTAGGCGACATAATATTTTTAATTTCTCTCAAAATTTCAATACCATCTTGATTGCTGACATCAAAAAGTACAGAATCATATGTATACAAAATAGGCTTGGTTAGTCTATTTTTTAGATGCACTACCAAATCACGTAATACAGCAGTGTTGTACTCCGTTTCGGTTGCCTGTAAAATATAGTTAAACAGCTTATTTGGACTTGGTTCACTGATGTTGTTTGGAGTGATACGACGCTTATATATTGGCGTTTCGACATATCCGTGTGTTGTAAAATGATTCCATCTGTGTTCAATATAGTCTTTGATTTTTACAAAGAATGGAATGTGAACATATTTTTCTGGAATATTGCCATACAATAATTGAAAGGTAGTTGTTTTTGCCGCCTTCAATTCTTCATCAGATAATATGTCTTTGTTGAAGTACGACTGACCCAAATAATTGTAAACATCTTCAGGAAGATTGTAACGTACCAATTGTGCAATCAAACGTGGATGATATGCACTATAGTCAATCATAAACAAATATCCGTCATTTCCATAACGACTAACAAATGCAGATCGACAACCATCGTCTTTTTTGAGAGCAGCATAATTGATGTTACCAAATCGGTTACTTGGCCGACCCGTAGATGTAAACAAATTATACTCAGTGTGAGCAAACCCGTTTTTGATTTTACATTCTTTGTGCCCAAAGTGTTGTTGAAACAACACTTCATCAATTTTCAAGCCATTTGATTCAATAGACTGAAAACTTTCAACAATTTCAGTATTAATACGATTGAAAATTTGATCGGTGTTTACTCCACGAATACGTGCAAGTACGCTATCAGATAAATTTTCGAAACTAGCAATATGTACTGATAGTGGAATAACGCAATTCAAATCACTATATTTGCCATACATATGCTTATAAAATGCATAAACATTTGATTGATACTGAGTTACATCAACAATTTCGCCTGTTTCCATGTAATCGTAAACTTGAATATCTTTCAATTTCAAGACGGGCAAAAAATGTAAAGTTTTCTTCTTATCGAATGTCCATATATTTGTATTTAATTTATTCAAGTCGATTGCCAGTCGAACTTTATCAATATTCCATACACCATCTGGATGATTTACACTCAATGTAAAATCTCTACCATCGGTAATACTTTTAATAAACACGGCGCACAATTCGTCTACAACAGGATGATATCGTTCATCACATCCCAATGTATTGACAATTAAATCATGTTGATTGTAATTATCAAGAAATTTTAGATATTCTTTTTCACTATCTATGATCATTCATCGACAATACAGTAGGTACTGCCACATGTCAATCTTTTCTAGGCTTGCTATATTGCGTGTAGTTTGTAATAAAATTTTTTAGACTTGGCATGGTTTGTGCTGCGATACTTATTTCTTTGAAATTTTTTTCGTAAATGCCTTGTTCATAAAGCTTTCCATTGACATACACATTTCTCTCAGGTCCAATTAAATGCCATATCACTACAACTTTATTAAACAAATTTTTTTGAATGTCATCGTAATTTTTTTCAGACACTTCAATTATCAAATTATCATTTATTTTATTAACAAAATAACGATATGTAAATCCGTTTTCATAATCAAAATTATTTACAACAAATGTATAAAATTTTGGATATACATAATTTTGTACACCTATTGAATTACCAATTAAATTATATGTATTAATATTAATCATATTATTTTAGATTCATTATTGGCACATCATTTGTTGATTCAAACGCCTCTTTGCCGTTTGTATATTCATAATTAACCCCTACAACAGATTTCAATTTAGCGCGAGGACGTATACCGGCTTTTATTGTTGTTGTCCATTCTCCGTTTTGGATAGAATGTGTCAAATCAATAATTGAAAATATTACATCATCTGGACTATATGGTTTGGGTAAATTTTTAATACTAAAACATTGAAACGTCCGAAGTCCAGCAATTCCTTGTAACACTAATTCGCATATAAAATTTGGTTGTTGTCCACCATACATATTAAGATTATCTTCATAATCTTCACAATCGATTAAAGACAACAACAAATTTTTACTTGGTAATGCAAGATTAACAACTTCATAATAATCTTGTTCGTTCGGATATCTTAAGCTCATTGCAAATGCTCCTTCAACTCTGCCATATTTTTGAAGTTGTCTTATCAAATCAGAGGATTCATTTACAAATGTTTTTTTTGGTTCCTCTGATTTAAGCTGATTTGTTCCAAGTCTATCTCCGAATTTAAAGTCGGGCAATGCAGTGGCAGTTGATTGTCCAGTTGTTTGTTCTTGATTATTTGTTGATCCAGCAATAACTTGAGTCATTTGTGCATTACTTGGTGTCACAGTGAATGATAATGATTTGATACAACTATCAGAACTGATATCAAATTGATACAGATTTTGATATATTTTTTTAGAAATAAATTTTTTATCAATAATTTTTAATTTATTTTCATCTTCAATTACAGCCAATTCCCATAATCCTGCTGATGCAGCGGATACAGTTTGCAACAATGAATTTAGAAAATCTTCCGCAGTTCTTGCGTTTTTTGAAGCATTAATAATAACATTTACATGAATAAATAAATCTTTTAAATACCCCCAATATCCCGCTTTTTTTTCATTTCCTTTTACTGTGTAATCAACCATCTGAGGAAATGCAGCATCATATGGCTTTATTTTATTGGCAAAAAAATTATAGCGAAACCGATTAATGATATTATCAAGATTATTTCTATATGCGCCGGCTTTTGGATTGACTTGAGGGATTGGTACATATCCGGTTCTGAAAATATTAAATAATTTTTTGTTGTACGACAACATATTTGTGCTGTACTTTTCAAATATCGCAGTTTTATGTGACGTTTGTGATTGTAGTTTGTTTTCTATCACTTTTTCATAATCAGAGACCCACAACTTATATCCCAAATTAAATTTTGGCGCAATTGGATTTGGAATTAACACAGTGTATCCATCACTGCTAATTAAATTTGGGTGCGCGCCAACAGCAACGTCTTCAATATCAAACGTAAAAAGTTCAAAATTTGGATCATTAGATGCTTTTAGATTTATATTCTGACTTATAAATAAATTCAAAAGCTCAACTACAAATCCCATTGTTACCCAAGTATCATCAGGAGAACTGCTATCCCAATCAATATCTTTATCTGGAGGACCGTATGTTTCATTTTTATTACCGATTAATAATGGATCGTTTTTTAATTTGTTGCGTGCAATAAAAATACGATTTTCTGGGTTTCCATTAAAAAATTTTTTCTTTAATTCTTCATTATTATATGGTATTGGATCTGATATTGTTGATTTTTCTTTTTCTTCTTTTGTTAATGGTTCAAAAAAATTTTTGCCATCTCCTTCCAAACATTTTGCTACATTTTTAAGACGTTGATTACAAAATTCATATAATGAAGGTTTTGTAAGTATAGTTTCTATTTGATTAGTTGATAAAATTTTTGTATTTTTAGGAGATTCGTTTAATAAAGCTCCTGTATGATTTCGATGTTTTGAGTAAATTTCAGTTTTGCATTCATATGTTGTGCCGTCTTGGGTATTAAATTCAAAATTTGCAATAGCTCCAAATGTTGCGTCATACATACCATTTGAATCCAATGTTTTTTGATATAGCGGAGTTCCATCTACCCATAACGTTTTTAATACATCAATGTCTTTTAAATTTAGTAAACAGTTTTGGTTAAAAAGATTCCATCCAAATTCTACAATTAAACTAATGCCCGGCGTCAAAAAATATGGAGTCATATATTCCAATTGAGCAAAGCTATAGCATTTCCAATTAATCGTTACCTTTCTAATACGTTCTTTTTGCATGTTTGCTTCAACAGAAACAATACCCGGTGGGGGTAGTAAAATTGGAACATTACGAGTCGGACTTCCCTTTAAAGTAACAATATTGGGATTTTTAATATCTAAGTCCAAGATATGTTCTTTTCCATTTGTATCATATCCTAATATATTTGGTTGATAATATGGATTTGTAGTATCTTTAAAATTTATATTCCCAAATGTATCCTGAAATCCCTGTCCACCGTACATTACAAATCCATTATATTTTTGCGTATTTGATAATGCTTTACTAACACCAGTACCATTGCTCGTTACGCGAACCCATGCACTTAATGGTCCTCGATAATTTTTGTAATCGGACCAATTGTTTGTTTTAGTGCCTGTGTCAACATAATTCAGTCCCTGATCCAACGTTCGACGATACAATTCGCGTCTAATTGGATTTGGAATATGATGTGGAACCCACGGTCTATTGTCTAGACTTTCAATATTTTGTGCCATAACTTATGAATTAATGAGATTATAATCGTTGATGATTTTTATTACATTGCCCGGTATTCTTAATTGTAATCCAGCAGGTACACTCAAACGACCTTTACCAATATTATTTGCTAATGCTATAATCCACCATAAACTTGTGTCATTATAGTATTTGTATGCAAGTGTGTCAAGATACATAGTTTCATTGGTTACAATATAAAAATCAGAACTATCAACTGAAATCGATGGATATAATACACTTTTATATACACGTTTACCATCAAAACGAGTATCAATTTTTGCCACAGAATATCGATTCATAATTATTTAACTAGTAAGTTTGATGAAAATGTACCTTCCTTTGATATTTTTGTATAATATGGATCTGTATGATATGCAGATCCAAAATGAGATCCACCAACAATTGGCTTTTCTTTTTCAAGTAAATTCATAGACACACTAAAATCTACAGTTCGTGGTAATTGAGCATATTTATTTTTTATTTTATCGGTCCATTGAATAACATTATTTAAATATGTCCAATCATTTTTAGCTGCATAAGTTTCATTTAATGTTTCCCACGCAGAATCATCTGGAATACTAAAACCAATACTAGTAATTAAACCGGGCTGATCTACATATAAATCACCAATAGTAAACTTTATCATCGGAGGTATGATAAATCTCGAAAATGTCAATAGATCAGTTTCATTTTTTGCCGTATAATTTGCTGGTTTAACCAATCCCATGAAATAATTAATTTTTTGCCAAGTTGGCGCAAATTCTTTTATGCTCGAAATATTAACTGTAAAACTAAATGATAATGATCGTGTGAATCCTTTGTACGTATACAATTTATCAGCACGTCCCAAATAACTTACATCATTCCATTCTGCCGTTGCACTTTCGCTTATACCTTTAAACACAGATCGAAATGGAAGATAACGATCATTGACAATATCATGAAAATAAAAAGCAATCAAATCATCTGTGGATGGATCATATAATTTACCTGTTTTAGATCCTTCACCATTGGTTGCAAATTGAGATCCTTTTAATACACCAATTGTATTGATTTTATCAGATCTGCTGGCACCTGCAAATCCATAATGTTCGTTTTTCGAAGTGCCGTCTGGTATAGGATCTATAGTTCTAATATTTGCAAATCTAGTTGCTGTTAAATACTTGAATTGTTTATCAAATCCTTGATCTTTATTGGTTACTCTGTCAATATAATCATATCCATTGGTTCCTCCCATTGCTTCACTAAATTGAGGAATAGGACTGTGTGTATAACCATTATCAGGATTCAAATTATAAGACATGTTGCTTGAATTGACATCTTTAGTTTGCAATCCTTTTAATACACGGTCTAAATTTTCTTTGATGTCTTTTACTCTAGCATCATTTGGGTCATTCAGCTTAGAACGATTAGAAAAATATTTGCCTCCGTCTTTTACATTTTTTGTAAGACGATCTGTGTAATAAGCATAGTTAACAACTTGATCGGAATGCTCCAATGAATCTTTTTGACTGCCCTTTAACACCCATTTATCATGTCCAACATAGGTTGTATATGATGAACCCTTTTCATCTTGTGGATTGAAATCTGTGATACCAAAACTTTTGTTTTGTATAGTACCAGTGTTGCCAGAACTTATATCAATACCTTCGTCTGGTTTAATAAAATATGCATAACGAACATATGATAGTGGAGTTTTTTTGTTTGTAATTTCTTTACCACTCCAAAAACGCTGATAAACACCAATTGGTATAGTACCATCACTTTTGAAATTGTAAAACTTAGATTGATCTGCCATCATGCGACCATATGTTTGTTCATCCGCACGATATTGAAAACTTCCGGGTTGTCCAACTGGAATAAATGTTCCTTTAATGCTATTGAATGCGCTCTTTAAATATCCACCCACAGCTTTTAATAATCCACCACCAGCGTTGTTGCTACCTTCCGCCCATTTTTGGCTCAGTGATGTAAATCCAGACGTTGCTGTTACACCACGCAACATACCTTTGTAAGCATTTGGTGCCAATTTTGATTGAGTCGATAGTGCATTACCGTTAGATGCAGCAACAGTTGTACTAATTGGTCTAGGTGAACTGCCAAATCCTAAAGCAGATGCAAAGCCACCACTCAAATCAAGATGACGTGTTGGTGTTGGTATCAATCCAAATGATGCTCTACTTGCAACTGACAAAATAGGCATTGCTGGATTATAAATTTTTGTTTCATTAAACGCATTCTGACCTTGCAACAAAAATTGTTTCGCAATGAAAATTACACCTGTTCCAGTCAATTGCCATTTTGTAATACGTTCTACATCTTGTAATGGTGCTCCAATTCTTGGGACAGCACCTTTTAATGCATTAATACCTTTTGTTCCTGTATTTGGATTAAAACTAATAAATGGCTGTCGTGGCCCAAAACGCAATAGTCCTACTTGTCCAGTCTTCGCACTGAACTTGTTGTAAATAACATTGCTATTGGCATTAAAAAGATTGGCCAATTCACCCGGTTGACGACTGTTATTAAAATCACTTGGCAATGTATAACCGTTACCAATTATTTGTGTATTGGTTGTGGTTATCACTCCATCTATGTTGTTATTATTTGCCATATATAATAAATATTAGATTGCTCCAAATGCACCACGTTCTTTTTGTGCTTTAGCCAATAACATACTTGCCTTGGTTCCATCAATGTTTACAGCAATACCACCATTTGACATTAATGTAATTAACTCATCTAGTTTTGCTACAACTTGTTTGTTTCCTTCAGCAATCATTGTTCCAAGATCAGTTCCTTTTGCAGTGTCGGCACCTGATTTTTCTTTGTTGCCAAATACAACATCAGACATCTTAGGTAATTTTGGACCACCAAATAAACCGGTCACAAAATTAAATGCTGTTCTAAATGGTAATGTTAATGCATCCAATAACATGCCGCCAACAGATTTGATTCCATCTAAAATACTAAGTCCCAATCCCGATGGTGAATTTCCTAACCAACCTAATTTTCCATATAACCATTCTTTTGCTGATTGAAATGGCCATAATAATAAATCTAATATTGGTTTTACAACTGCTTGCAATCCACCAAGTAGTCCACCCCACATTTTTTTAAAAAATCCACCTTCGGTTTTCGTGAATCCTTTAATAAAACCAGAAATTGCCTGAAATGCGGTTACAATTACTCCTATCGGACCTAAGAATTTTGCAAAAGTTCCAAGAAAACCAGAAAATCTTCCAAAAAAATTAAAACTTCTACCCAATGATTTTCCACCGGCAGCTAACGCACCCATAAAAGACTTGCCATATTGTAATGTCTTCACGATTGCATTTATTGGTTTAATAATTAATAACCAAGGTGTCAGTATTAACCCAGATGTTAAAACCAACATTTTCATGCCATTTAATAATGGAGGTAATATTGCAGTAGTTAATTCTAATAACGGTTCAACAACATCCATAACCGGACCAGCTAATTCACTCATCAATTTATTGAATTGATTTTGCAATTGATTGATACGTTCTTGATTTGCTTGTTCACGCAAACGTTGTTCAGCCATTTTGCCAACATCCTTGGCTTCATCGGCTCGCATACGTTTCATTTGCTCCATTTTTTCTAACTGTGCTTTTTGTTCCACAGTTCCATTTCTGCGAATATATTCAATTTCTTTATCAGCTTGTAGCATTTCTTGCAATTCTTGAACACTCTTACCACTCGCTTTTGCAAATGCTTCAGCTTGATATGGGTCCATTGCGTCAAAATCAACTTGCTTTGAAATTCTCAATATTTCTTCATTTGCGCCTACAATGTCTTTACGATAAGCAAGATTACGTGCTTGTTGGAAATTTACATCTTTACCCAATAATACACTTGCTTCCATTTCGTCTGCAATACTTGTTTGAAAGTCCAACATTTTCTTTGCACTATTTGCCATGTTCTGCAAAGTGGTTCCCATTTGACGTGCTTGAATTGCTCCTTTTACTAAATTATCTGCGCTTCTACCTGTAAAAATACGAACGTCATCACTGGCTTCGGCAACATCTTTCATTACTGCTGGCAGTGGAACGCCTGCTGCATTTGCCATAGATTGAGCAAATCCCATCATTCCTTTTTGTGAAGCAACTGTGGTCTTACCAATACTAGACATTGTTTTTAGAAATTTTACAGAATCTGCTTCTGCAATTCCTAATTGTGTGGAAATTACACTTACATCAGCTACTAATGCTTTACTTGATGCCACGAACATATTGAATTCATTTGCAATCGCAGTTGTAGATGCGGCAACTTGTTCAAATGATACACCCAAATCTTGCAATTCAATACCAACTGTTTTTACATTATTTTGTAAAACATCAAAATCTCCACGTAACAAACCTAAACTTTTACGCAATCCAAATGCAGCTTTATCATATTCTAAAAAATTGGTTACACCTTTTTTTAGTATATCAGACCCGTCTGGAAATTTTAATTCGGATAATTTTTTACCAAAATCACCCATTTTTGCAATTGATCCTATTAACTCAGTCGATAATTTTTCACCAAATAAATTTGAAAATACTTCTGCTAATTTATTATTTTTAACTAACGATGGGCTTATGTTTTCTAAGTTTTCTAACTGTTGATTTAATAAATCAACAGTTTTTCCTTGTGTTTTTTGATTTTTATTATAATAACCAAATTCAGCAGATTGTAAAATTAATTGAGTTTTTAATGAATTTATTGCGTTATCCTTTGCCAATCCTGTCAACTTTGATTGTTGCAATGCAATAATCTGCGCTTTCGCAATTTTATTTTGTAATAAAACTTCATCTCTTTTAGCTTGCAATCCAACAGCATCTAAATAAGAACTTTTTTGTTTAATTTCATTAATTTTAGATTGTACAGACTCTTGTAATTTTTGAGATATTAAATATTTTTCGGCTAAAGAATTAGTATTACGTGCAGTGTTGACAATTTTTTCAAATCCTTTTCCAAACAAATCTGTTTCTTTACCGATTTCGCTAAAAATTCTACGTATTTTAGCACTATCATTTGATAAATTTTTTATTTTATCATTTAATTGATCGATTTGATTGATATCTATTGTATCTGCCATAAATTAGTGATTGTATAGATATAAATATGGCATTAACTTTATTTTTACAAAATTAACGACTATTAATATTTGGTTTGGAGATCTGTTTTGGTGTCTCTCCCTTGTTTTCGTAAGACTCTGCTTCTTTTGTTTTGGCATCAACAAGCAATTTATAATAATAATTGCGAAGATATACAGGTAAATGATATCCTGTGGTCAAATCACAAAGATGACCATAATATGCCAACTCAAACAATTGTTTGTGAATATGAAGCTTATAATCCAGATTCAGGCCAAAAAAATTGTACCGTCATTGGTACACCTACTCTTTCTTCAGCCTGACAATGTTCACAAGTAAAGTTGAAATTCAAATCGATATCAGGTGACATAGATCGAATGAATTTACGAAGTTCTATGCTATCTCTTGATAACAACTCATTGTCAACAAATTGACGAATGTATGATTTGTCATTATTACCATCAACTGATACAATAACATGCTTTAAACGAGTAGTTACTTCACTACTGCTTTTACCAATTTTAGCAAGACCTTTTAATTCATTTTCAATTTCAACATCATCTTTGTTGCTGAGAATTTTTACTTTCAATACACGCTTTGCATAAGGAAGAACAAACTCAAAGAAATTTAATCCTTTTTGTTTGGTGCTAAAATCATATTCCTTGGTTTTGATTTCATTCAAATCAATTGTAACATCACACTTTTCTCTGCAAGAATTACATGTTACTTCTACTGGACCATAACTATCGCCATATGCCAAACGACGAGCGGCAATAAACAATGCATTTTTATCACCTGTAAGTAAATTATCTATTTTGATGTTTTTGTCTACAATCAGAGATTCTAATAGTCTATCCAATACAATTCCTTTTTTGATAAAAGATTCATTGGTAAGAATATCTTCTTCTTTTGCCGTCATCATTTTCAATTCAACAGATCCCTTACTAAGTGGATCATCAGGTGCATAAAAATAACCTTTGCTCGGCAATTCTACAATTTCAGTAGGATATTTGGTTTCAGTTTTAGCCACAGGTGCTTGTGGTGTTGGTCCTGCGCTAGATGGTCTTGTAATTGGAATAATTTCGTCACTCATAACATTTTATAACAATACATATGCTATACTTTAAATTTTTAGATATTTTATTTTCCACTTTTTGCGGCAAATGCTTGTGATTTTTCTAAATTAGCAGTTCGTTTTTCAGATTTAGCTGCATTTTGTTTATCCTTCAAATCTTTAATTTTATTACGAACATCATTTTTTTTATCCGGTTCTGCATTACGCTCTTCTTCGCTTGCTTTTTTAATTTGATCATTATAATATTTATTTTTTTCATCTGCCACTTTTACTTTGGCAGCGGCAACAATAGCGTTGGCAGCAGCAACTTTTGGATCTTTGGTTACATCCTGTTCCAACAAAATTTCATTCAAACATTCTTGAATTATAGATTTTAAATAATTGCGAGTTATTTTCATATAGTAATAAATAGTACAAAACAAAAAATCCTCTTGATTTTGTCAAGAGGATTTACAATAGAACAAAGAACAGCAGTAAATTAATATTGAAGAACACAATAGTCAACCGAGAGCGTAAGATTGACGCTCAAATGTTCACCGGTATCTTTCCAGTCCAATTCACCAAAATCAGCACTGGTAATGAATGCACCAACTAACTTCCATTCTTCGACCTTATCACCAACTGGTCCCAATACGTTAACTGTTAAATCTTTTTTATAAAAATCTGCATAACCATCGCGGCCTGTTACAGATTCGTGTGATAAACGTACCCATTCCATTACGGCTTGGGCACCGCTTGGTACAATTGGATCATACAATTCCATAGTAAGTTCTTCCCAAGTGGTTTTACCCTTGTAATAACGTTGAATGTTGATGTGGTCCAATACTTTCTTTTCGCTCTTTACTGTTGGACGTTTAAATTTGTAAATCAAAAAGCTCGGGATGCCATCCATATAAAGGATAAAGCGATTTTTGACTTTTGGTTCAAAACTTGTGAAAAAGATTTCGTTTGAATTAAGTAGATCTGCCATAGTATGTTGTCCTTATTATTCTATTGTTCTATATGTATAAATATTTAAAAAAATGCTTTTTTACAAATTATTTATTATTTTTTATATCTTCTTGTTTGACTGAAACTTGAGAATCATATAGTTTATTTATTGTATTTTTTAATTGATCTACAAATCCTCTGCTTCTCAATGTTTTAAATACGATATTTTCCGCACTGTACTCTCCAGTTTTACTCAATCCAGCTTCTCTCATATTGTATAATAATTTGAGTACATTCTTGAGTTTATCTAAATTTTGCTCTTTTATTGCCGATTTAATTTGCAATACCATGTTTGTATATTTCTGTTGAATCAATTTGTTATCTAATACCACTCTAATTTTCTGTGGCATCAACACCCATTTGTTGTTCAATACACTATACACGCCTGTAGAACGATTTCTCTCATTAACATCTTGAATATACACCTCAACTCTACGGTTCTTGATAGTTACGTTGTGACTTTTGTTCCAATTTGCTTTTAGAGCGTCTACTAATTGCTTAGTTAAATCAACATCACTGTTGATTTTTTTAAAATCAACAACCACATGCAAATCAATGTCGCTTGTTGGACTCCAATTATAATTGGCACTGCTACCTAGCATGTAAATATCTTTAATTGGTGCAGTCAATTCGGTGTCAGTATAAAAATCTTGTGCTATTTTTAATAAAGATTCTCTGACTTCGGGCTTTAATGTATTGATGTCTTGCCAAAGATCAGGATTCAGAGTGTTGTTATAAATTCTTATTTTCATACGTTTGACCAACTATAACCATAAGTTTCAGTTTGAGTATTTATAACGTCATTTAATTTATTGATTGATTCTTCTGCATTACGATGCAAAATACCAATTCCTTTTTTTGCAATCCATTCACTGATATTGCTGTATAAATCGTCTATTAAAATGTCACCGGGACGTGCATAGTTTTGTTTCTCATGACTGTTATTTACTACGATTGTTTCAATCTGACCCAAGTGAGCCGCAACCCATTTCTTTTTCCCATTGATAGCCATTGTTCCTGTGTTGCGAGTGCTTCCACTAGTAAGTATCTTGACATTTTTATTTGAAATTGCCGACCATAATTTTGTTCCATCGGGCATCCAATTTAAAGTTTCCCACCATTCTTGTCCATGTGAGTTTATTAATTTCCATAACTTATCCACACCGTTTTGTTTAATATAATCAAATTTATCAACTCCACCTGATATGGATTTGAAGCCCCCATCAAAATCAACCAGAACACCGTCCAAATCAACATATATAATACGACTCAAGTCTTGTTCCAATAAATTAGCATCTGTAACTTCTTTTAAAATATCCTGTAGATAGATCATAAATAAAAAAACGAATTGTGCGTGAATAAACTTGACACACCCACTATAATAAGTATATGTACATCACTATAACGTACATATTAATTTTAATCAATTGAAATAAGTGGTTCTATAACAATTTGATTGGAACTGAAATTATCATAATATTCAAATTCAAATGAATTTTCAATATTCCATGCTAATATAGTCATTTTTGAACCCATATAAGTTTGACCATAATCGGGACCATTTTCTACATGATTTAGATTATTATCATCATAAGTTTCATAAATATTCATATATTAATAAATATTATATTGTAAATTGTAAAAACAAAAAACCACATAATATATTATGTGGTTTTGAAATATAACAAATTTATTACTACAGATTGTTTATGATTTTGGAGTGAATGTACCATCTTTCAAAGAAAGATTTCCGTCTCCGTATTTAGATGCAATATCATTCATCCACTTTTGTTCATCTTGCTGAATTACAGAAAATTCTTCCTTCGCTTTATTTTCAGCGTCGGCTAGATTTTTGATTTTTTCATCCAATGCAATTCGTTCCAAATAAAATTGGCCAAATTGGAATACCTTTTCTTGGTATCGTGATTGAATAGTTTGTAATGATAACATCTCTGATTCTTGTAACTTGATTGGTTCTGCCATATGTTTAACTAGTTATTGTTGTAACGAATAAAATAATTCGTTTGATATACATACATATATGTATATACAGAATTTGTTTTATTTTATTTATGAAAATTGTTTTTTGTTTGCCGGGAAAAAGTTTTAGTGGACGCTTTTTAAGATGCTGGTCGGAATTATTAGCGTGGTGTATAAATAATGGAATTAGTGTTAGTTTACAACAATATTATAGTTGTAACATTTATTATGTCAGAAACATGTGTTTAGGTGGAAATATTCTAAATGGAACTTTACAAAAACCATATAACGGGCAATTAGATTATGATTATATAATGTGGATCGATAGTGATATAATATTTACAGTAGAGCAATTCAAAACTTTGTTGAATAGAAAACAGGATGTAGTTAGTGGTCTTTATTTAATGGAAGATGGATTAAACTATGCCACGGTCAAAAATTGGGATGAGTCATATTTTTTACAACATGGATATTTTAAATTTCTACAACCACATGATATAGAAAATAAAAAAGACTTGATTCAAGTTCATTATACTGGAATGGGGTTCATGTTGATAAAAAAAGGAGTAACCGAATCTATTGAATATCCTTGGTTTCGGCCTGAATTTGTTAACATCGGAAATAATTTAAAAGATTTTACAATGGAAGATGTTGCATTTTGCAGATCGATAATTAGAAATGGATATAGTTTATATGTCGATCCGACTGTTGTTGTAGGGCACGAAAAAACAAGAGTATTAATTAATTGATTCAAATTCAATCTACTTGTTAAATAACGCTCAATAATATATTATTAAGTATAAATATTAATTACTGAAGAAATATCACTTATAAAATTTGCCACATTGAAACGCGAAACATTTTCACTAGCAATAATTCCTTTTTGGAAAACAGACGATGAATTATTATAACAATATCGCATAGTTTCGATCATGTGATCTTCATCATATTTTGACCATTTGCCGCCGGGGGTTTCCCAATAATCTGTACTTGGCACTTCGTTATATTTTAAACAAAAACTATTTTCTTCTGTCATAAATTCTGCCAGCCCGGCATAACAAGCAGCAATTACAGGTCTACCACATGCCATACTCTCATGTTGATGTAAACCCCATCCTTCTGAACTAACTCCACTAACAAACACATTTAAAGACGCATAAAAATCAACCAATTGACGTTGACTGTAACTGTCTGTTATAATTTTTATTCTATCGTCTGTAAACTTATTTATAATAGAATTTTTTGAAAGTTTAACTTTCAAAACAACATCCTTTTCTTTTGGAAATGCTTTAATAAAACATTTAATTGTTTCATTTACTCGTTTGCGCGGATCGTCATTTGCTGTTCCAAAAATAAATTTATTTTGAACAATCGGCTCTTGATAATTAAATACTTTATCATCTATAAACAACGGAACTATATGAATCGGTACGTTACATCCCTGTAATTCTAATGATTGCTTGTTCCATTTATTCGGAACAATCATTGCCTGCATAGTATTTGATTTATCTATAAAAATATCAGTAAATCTACTACTCTCCCACATTGTAAAAAAAATAGTGTTTTTTGCCGGTACTATATTAAATAATGGATGAACGCTATCTATTTGATTGCACGGCGGCAACAATAATAAATTACAATCTTCTTTTCGATAAACAACATTTTCAAAATATCGTTGAAAATCAGAAGTAACTTTGCTATAAGAACGAGGTCTTATTGAATAATTATTTTTTGGTAAATTATCTAATAACCCTTTTAATAATACATTATAGCCAGATTCAAAATTATATACACTGGAAATTGTAACGTGTTTCATTTATATTTTAAGGCACAAATTCACTACCTAAAATAGTAGATCGTGTATTCAATTTATTAATAATATTTTCAATTTGTAATTTTATTTTTAAATATGCAAGTTGACATATTTCGTTATCGGTTTTATCTACGCATTCAGCTATAGACATTATGGTTTCAGTATAATCTGAAAATTCATTATCTAAATTTTTTATAGTAAAACCAACTACTTTTCCGGTTGGTGGATTGTCGATTAATTCAAATCGAGAAATAATAATTTTTGTAGTCATATAGTTTATGAATAGACTGGAATATAATATACGTTAGCTGCGAATGCGTTTGCGCCTCCATCACTTACGTTGCTATTTACATAGCAACGAATAAATCCAGCAAGTGCTCTACCAGCAGATGTTGTCGTACCGATACCATTTACGTTATCAAATCGTAATGCTGTTTGTGTATTACCAGTACCGATAATGTTTAAACGAACAGTGGCAGTGCCATCTGTGCCGGCCACACCTCCAATACCAACATTGCCTCTTAATATACCATCGCCGTTAGAATCAAATGTTGCTGCCGGATCACTCGTTCCAATACCAACCCGACCACTAGAACTTACAGTCATTAATATTGAATCAGCCGAATCGGTGACTGATAAAATTCTTGTAGTTTGTCCCGCTGCGCCTTTAATAGTAACAGGAACAGTAGATGCTCCGGGTGGCAATACTTTTAGTGAAAACGCAGTATTACTCGTTCCCCAGTAAAATCCTCTATCATTACCAGATATACCACCATAAAATGTACTGCTTATACGATCAAAAAAGTATATTGTTCTACCGCTTTGTTGATTTACAGTGCCACCAAAAGTACCCGCACTATTAAATCCAAATGATTGATGTTCAGTACTTGCAGAAACAGAAGTAAAATCTCCGCCACCGCCATTACCATAATTATAAAAAATTCTTGGATTAATAGCTGCGGATGGATCACTAGAATTAATTACTATACCACCGTTTGAACCACTTAATACTGAAAAGCGCATAGTACTTGCCGTGATATTGCTTGCCGTAAAATTGGTAACTTGATAACTATTGAATGTGTTTAATGCGCTTGCAGTTGCTGCCCAACTGCTTGTACCAAACAAACTTCCAGAAAAACTAGTTCCACTAAAAATACTACCAGTAAAGTTTGTTCCAACAATATTGCCACTACTAGCACTAATAGCAATTGATTCCAATGAACCAGTAGAAATAATATGTAATGCAACCATACTGCCGGTTCTTGCACCGGCTTCGATTCTAAACATTACATCTGATGAAGTAATAGCACTACTGCTAAAATATACGTCTGGTGCTGTTAATGAACCCGTTGGCATCACTTCAACATATGTCATGCTGTTACCAAACCAAACATTACTAGCAGACATGAAACTACTAGCACTCATTGCACTTGCAGTAATAGAAGTAGAAAATAATCTGTTATACGAACCATCACTTCCACTAATAGTTCCACTTGCACTTATATTGCTTGCAGTAAGATTCGTAATTCTATAGCTATTAGCGGTGTTTAACGCATTCGCAGTAGTTGCAGTAGTTGCAGTAGTTGCATTTCCAGAAAAACTTCCACTAAAAATACTACCAGTAAAGTTTGTTCCAACAATATCTCCTCTACTAGCACTGATTGCAATCGACCCCAATGAGCCGGTAGAAATAATATGCAGTGCAACCATACTACCTGTTCTTGCGCCTGCCTCAATTCTAAACATTACATCGGATGCGGTAATAGCACTACTACTAAAATATATGTCTGGGGATGTTATTGATCCAGTTGGCATCACTTCAACAAATACCATGCTGTTACCAAACCAAACATTACTAGCAGACATAAAATTACTTGCGCTTATTGCACTTGCAGTCAAATTATTAATTTGATAACTGTTTGCGATTGTCAAATAACTAGCAGTGCTTGCGTTACTGATAGTTCCATTAAAACTACCGGTTATACTACTAGCACTAATATTACTTGCCGTCAACGTAGCAATTTGATAATTGTTGGTTGGTATCAAATAACTTGCTGTAACAGTATTAGTTGCCCAGCTTGATGTACCAAATGTACTTCCAGTATGTGGTCCTACGAATACACTTGCAGAGATAGGTATACTAGAACTAATATCATTAGAATTAATATCCAATTTTAATGTACCGTTTGTTGTAAATCCAATTGTATCATTAGCTACTCTATAAATACCAGTATTGGCGTCTGCATTAAATGCTAATCCGGGTGTGGTTTGATCGCCATCGGATAATAAAATTTCCGTGGCACTACCCATCGTTAAATTACCGGTGTTAATATTTAATCCAGAAACAGTATATGTATTGACTGAATTTAGCGCATTTGCAGTTGACGCCCAACTTGATGTGCCAAGAACACTTCCTGTTAACTGTCCGATAAACCCACTTGCACTAATATTTCCACTTGCAGTTAGATTAGTAATTTGATAACTATTACCAGTAGTCAACGAATTTGCCGTTGTAGCATTGGTTGCCCAACTTGATGTGCCGAATACACTTCCACTGACACTTCCACTAAATAAAGAAGCAGTAATTACACTAGCACTAATGTTTCCACCGACATCAAGTTTGTTTACTGGTGCAGTTGAACTTATACCAACATTACCAGTAGCCGCAATTGTCATAGCAGTGTTGCCATAGTTAGCATAACTACTACCTGTCATTACAACGTTAGACGCACTAACATTAAAAGACATTCCTATTGGTGCAATAATTTTTAAATCGCCACCGGCACTTGTAGCACCTAATAATATTTGCGCTTCATGTGATGAAGTAAATGGTTGTACACTGGTGTTTGAATACGCAACAAATGAAATACCGGCATTTGTTGCTGCCGCAACTGCATTAGGGTTAGTATTAACAACACGTATTAAATTACGACCATCCACATTGGATGAAAATCTTCCGCTAATTGCTGGTTGATTTGTTAAAGAAGTTAGAGGATTAACAACATCCAATACAGTACCGGGATTGGTTGTGCCTATACCAACATAACCAAAACTACCAGTACTTGTAACATTTATATTACTTGCAGTGAAATTGTTAACTTGATAATTATTAGTAATTGTCAGAAATGATGCAGTTTGTGAACTAACTGCATTACTTGCACTTTGTGCCCAACTTGCAGTACCAAACAAACTTCCACTTACACTTCCGGTAAACAAAGAAGCAGTAATAACGCTGGCACTAATATTACCTGAAACATCCAACGCATTAACTGGTGCTGTTGTGCTGCCAATACGGGTTCTACCAGCGAATATATTTAAATCACCAGTATCAACTTGATAAATACCATAACCGTTTGTGACAATACCTGTGGTTCTTTGTTTTGAAATGTATACACCAACTGCATTTGTAACAGTTATACCACCTAGACCAATTGAAAATGGAGAATTAATTAAATGATGGTACACATTTGTAATACTACCTGTTGAATTGCCAATGATCAAATCGATAGATGTATTTGTTCCCGCAACCCAAGTCGGAACACTGAATGATGCAATATTTGGACTGACTTGGTTTGTACAATTTGTATTAACAAAACTACTATTTGTAGCCAACGCGACAGAGTTTCCAAGCAATAAACCATTACGCAGTGCTCGATAACTACCACTTGCACTACCAGTGCCATTCATTTGTAATTGATTGAAAATACATTGATTTTGTAGATCATTACTACCGGTATATTCTGTTACCGAATATATTGTTTGAATAGTTGAAGTGTTATTGCTTGTGGCCGAACCACTTGTTTGTGGATGTGTGGTAATAATATAAAGAGATGAAGAGCTATTTGATGAAAGTTGAGTATCAGCAATTCCTACTTTATAAAGTCCACTTACACCTCTATCAATACCAATTTGACCACCACTTCCAATTGTCATTCTAGTGGTTCCATTTGTTTCAAATGCTAAATTATTTGCATCATTGGTTCCGAGTGCGGCAGTTGTACCAAAACTATTTCCACCTTGAACAAATGCATTGCTTGTAGAAGCAATACTACTTGCTGTTAAACTATTTGTTGCCCAACTTGCAGTACCAAAAGTACTACCAGTATGTGGACCGCTGAATACACTTGCGCTTATGTTTCCACTTGCACTAATATTGGCACCAACGGTGATTGAACCTGCTGTCGTAAAACTTCCTGTTTGAATTACACTGCCTGAGATAGTCACTGTATCAGTAAGTGCATTTCCGAGTTCGGTGCTGCCACCCACTGTTATGTTAGTACCTACTATTAAATTTGATCCAATGCCAACTGTTGTAAGTGCATACAAATTACTCGCAGTCACATTACCGCTTGCACTAATATTACTTGCAGTTAAATTTACAATCGTGTAACTATTAGCTGTGTTTAGCGCATTTGCACTGACAGCGGTTGTAGCAATACTTGAACTAACTGCATTACTTGAACTTTGTGCCCAGCTTGCAGTACCAAAGGTACTGCCGCTATGACTTCCACTAAATAACGATGCAGTAATAATACTGCAACTAATATTACCACCAACATCTAGTTTGTTTACCGGAGCGACAACACCGATACCAACCTGACCGCTAACTGGTTGCAACGTTATGTTTTTCCATCCTGTTCCAGCATGAAGCGCAGTTATAATACCAACGTCATTTGTTGCATCATATGCAATGTTTATTCCTCTTGAAGAACTTACATTTGCCGAAATAACCAACGCGGAGTATTCATTTGCAGCAGATCCATTAACTGTATTTACGTGCAGCCCACCTCCCCGAGGATTTGTTGTTCCAATGCCAACGCTATTAAACAATCCAGTTCCACTAGCACTAATATTACTTGCTGTCAGAGTAGCAATTTGATAATTGTTAGTCGGAATCAAATAACTTGCACTGACGGTATTAGTTGCCCAGCTTGATGTACCCAAAAAATTACTTGCAGTAATAGCACTGGCACTAATATTTCCGGCAACATCTAGTCTATTGACAGGAGATGTTGTTCCAATACCAGCATTACCTTCTGCGGTTAGTGAGAATTTTTGAGTTAATGCTGTACCTGCTGATCCACCATTGGATGTCCAGATTTGAAATGCATTATCTTGCGGCCCACCACCCGGATCGTCTGCGGATAGTACAATTGCAGTTGCTGAATTTACGCCACTCCAAACTGTTCTTTGTATTGGTATATTGCTTGCATCTAATGATGAAGATATATTTATACCAATAACTTTAGCACCAAATCCAACACCGCTAGAGGTATTGAATGAATTTAAAACATATAAATCCGCAACATCAAGTAAAGCTTCACCTCCACCCAATGATAAAATAGGAATTGTAGACGTAGAATTCTCAACAGTTAACGATCCAGTTGGCACAGTTGTACCTATAGCAATGTTACCGGAATTTTGATAAATTACACTTGAGCTAATATTGTTACTTCCACTAATTAATGGAATGTAATTTTCAGACAACGCAGTTTCGCCAGTTGGACCAAGTATGATCTGACGACTTGCATTTGCCTGACTACTGCTAACAAAAAAATAGTTATTTTGACTATCCCATAATAAACTAGTTAATGTTGAGCTTCCACTGTCGTATGCTTCGATACCAGCATAACGGAGTGCTGGTGTTGCGGCATTTAAAGTAATAATATTATCTCCAACGATCAATGAGCTTGCGGTAATATAAATTGTACTAGAACTAAATGCTGTTGCAACAATTTGTCCATTTACTGATAGCGTACCACTAACAAATGCGTTACTTGCACTCAATACGCTCCCACTAAAATAGGATGAACTAATACTATTTGTTGCCAAGCTACTTGTTATGTTGTATGTTCCAACTGGAAGAAATGACGCAGTTTGTGAACTAACTGCATTACTTGCACTTTGTGCCCAGCTTGCAGTACCAAAGGTACTGCCAGTATGAGGGCCAACAAATACACTAGCACTAATATTTCCACTTGCACTGATATTAGTACCAACAGTTAAACTAGTACCAATTGTTGCATTGGTTCCAACGATCAAATTTGATCCAATACCAACCGACGTTAATACATTTAAATTACTTGCGCTTATAGCTGACGCTGTAATTGCACTTGCGCTAATGTTACCAGCCACATCCAAACGATTTCTAGGTGCTACACTACCGATACCAACGTTATTATTAGAAATTAATTGAGATCCACTATTTGTATAAACTGGAATCGTTGAACTATAATTTTGATTTCCAAAACTTCGTATTGAATTTAATCGAAGAGATCCACTAATACCACCATTTATGACCAGTGCTGCACTTGCCGTAAAAGTAAACCGCAATGCATCCGCGTTAAATAAATCACCAAGTTGAAATGCCATTACTCTAGCACTTCCATTTGCCATATTTTGGCTACCACTTACTGCTGGCAACCATACACTCGCACTTTGCTTCTCAATCTGCACACCATATCCATAAAAATTATTTTGAAAATCACTTTGAAGCATTACAAAATTTGGACGGGAATATTGTGGAAAACTAATTACAAATCTTTTTATTGTTTTTTCAAAACTTTGACTTTCAGCTTGTGTAATAAGATCAACGGTACTGTTTGCGTTTCCATCAAATAATCTTCCATATGGTGGTGGAGTTGTATCAGTATGCCAAGCACTTGCACTGTAATATTCGGGAGATGAAATCGTTCTAAATCTTAATGGATCATTTACACCTATTGCATTTGACAATGCTTGCATCATTTCAATTACACTTGATGGACCCGCAGCAGGATTTCCCGAATAACCAGCATAATAACTATCTCTTGATTGAGGAAAGGCAATATCTTCACCAATTACTACATATCCATTTGCGGTTGAAATACCACTAGCTGTGATATTGCTTGCAGTTATATTTTGAGAAACCACCAGACTACCTGTGCCGGTGATATTACCTTGGCTTATAAGCCCATTTTTTACTACGAATTCATTACTCATAATTTATTTTTCCTTCACTCTCCAGAAAAACAATATGTTATTATTGTTGTTACTATTGTTATATATATCTTCCAGATGCTTTAATATTCCAATTTGTTACACTACCAGATGCCATTAATTGAACATTACCGGCACTTAATACAACTGCCATCGATATTGCGCTTGTGGCACCAATATCTGTTGTGCATGTTTCGTTATAAACAATTGATCCGCTATTCCATGTACTTACAATTGTACCTGCGCGAGAATTGCTTGCACTAAAAATTGCATAATCAAAAAATGCAGCGTTATAACTACCAGTGGCGTTTTGTAATACAACACTAATAGTTGTAGGCATGGTAGAAGAACCAAAATCTAATAATACAGCATTTCGATAAATTATTTCTCCACTTGCAGTTAGATTAGTAATTTGATAACTATTTGCTGGAGTCAAATAACTAGCAGTATTTGCATTAGTTGACCAACTACTTGTACCAAGTAAACTTGCAGTGATAGTACTACAACTAATATTTCCACTAACGTCTAATCTGTTTACAGGAACTGTTGTTCCAATACCAACGTTACTACCTGTTGTAACGGTAATAACATTACTACTAGCCAACAACAGTCCTTGATTAATTTTAAATTTATTGCCATCACTATCATCAACCCCTGCAACCCACATTGCATCCGATCCACTATAAAATGTAATTTTAGGATCTGATATATCATCATTGGTGACAATTCTCAATTCTGTGTCTGATCCGCTATTAAATAATTGTATTCCAGAGGTTGTTATACGAACACGTTCGGCTGCATTATAACTTGATGTATTAAGTGATGTTGTACTTCCAGTAATACTACCAACTTTAAAACTAAAATAATTGGATAATGTATCAATTGCTGTCCAATCAGGATTATCAGTATTTGGTGAAATTGAAGAAGTCCATATATTGTTTGCAAAATCCCAATACCAACGAGTACCAAAATGTAATCGCTGATAGTTTGTATCAATAACAAGCGGTTTTTGAAGATATATGTTGTGATATCCAGTTTTGTTTCCAATTGATAATGTTTTTGCATCAGCAATGGTCAAATCACCATCACCATTTCCGGTTCCACCGATGATAAATTTGCCATCATTGGTAATAGTTGCTCTTGACGATCCACTTGTTCTAAAAATTAAATTATTATTATCATTTGTCCCCAATGTCGCTGTTGTACCAAAACTATTTCCACCTTGAACAAATGCATTTAATGCACTTATATTTACAAAACTTGCAGTCAAACTATTTGTGGCCCAGCTACTTGTGCCTTGCAAGCTTGCAGTAATACTACTTGCAGTAATATTTCCAACTACATGCAATGTTCCCCGAGGATCACTTGTACCAATCCCAACTTGACCACTACCACTTATAGTAATACCAGTTGCTGTCGAATTCCAAGGTGCAATGAAAAAACATTGACTACTACTTATCGATCCACTTGCAAATATAATTCCACTGTCACCACTTGCAACAATTGGATTATAAGAAGCGCCACCCGCATTTGTTAAAAATAATATTCTTTTAGAACCTGCACTTGAAAATTCAACTTGATGTGTACTTGTTGGGCCAGTTGATCCAGTATATACATGCAAATTTGCAAGTGGAGCCGCAGTTCCAATACCAACATTTCCACCATTTAAATAACTTGATTGTAAAGTACTTAACCGAACTACGTCCGTTGATCCACTTCGTAAAATAAAATCAGTGGATGATCCAACTCCCGGTGTATTGTTAGTTATTCTTGCAATGATTATATTTGTTGCATTATCATACAAGTATAATGGATGTGTTGTTGAACGAATACCAAATATATTGCCTTGTGAATTTATAGTGCTTGCTGTAATGGCACTTGCACTAATATTTCCAACAACATCCAATCTGTTTTCAGGATTAGTTGTACCAATTCCGACATTACCAGCTCTACTGATTGTAAATCTCGGTGTTCGTGGATTATTATCACCGTAAACAGTAAATACAGATGCTGTATTATCACCGCTAGATGCCAAAACTGCAAATGTTCCACTAATATTAGCCGGACCAATAACCTCTAAACTTGCCGCCGGATTAGATAATCCAAACACTGATGAGCGACCAACCCATGATGTACTAGCACTAATATTTCCGCTCGCACTAATGTTAGTACCAACTGTTATGTCTTGCCCAAATGTAGCATTTGTTCCTACTATTAAGTTTGATCCAATACCAACAGTTGTTAATACATTTAAATTACTTGCACTAATGGTACTTGCTGTGATTGCACTCGCGCTGACAGTTCCAGCAATCGCCAAATCATTTGTTGGATTTGTAATTCCAATACCAACATTGCCTGCGAAATAATTATTATCGTTTGTTCCTACTTGATATACGCCCCAACTATTTGTAACACTTCCTCCACTTTGACGACGACTAGAAATAAAAACACCGTAGGCATTTGATACTGATAAAGCACTACCAATAGTCGAATCCATGCCCCCCGCCAAAATATCATAAAAATTTGATATACTACCAGATGGTACAAATGATCCAATAGCGGACAAATTAGTATTGATAATTCTATAATCAGGAATACTCACAGATGATGCTCCATCTGGCATATTGAATTGATTCAAAAATAATCCATTGACAATCGAACTATTAGAACTCATAGTCACAGGACTGTTAATACTAATATTATTTCTTAAACTACGTACACTTGCGGTTTGAGTTCCAGTTGCCGTTATGTATGTATTATTAAAAATTCCCTGTATTTGATTTGACCCACTTGTATTTCCTATTATAAAATATTCATTGCTTATACCCTGTGTATTAGAATTATTTCCAATTGCAGACGCATTTTGTGTAGTTGAAAGATAAAGTGATGATGATCCTAGCGCACCTAAGTGACTATCGCTTAAAGCTAATTTCACTGTCGCTACTGGAGATGTACCCATTCCAAATTTACCACCACTATTAATTGTTAATTGTGGTGTACCGTTTGTTTCCAGTACCAAACTATTTGCATCATTGGTTCCAAGTGTAGCAGTTGCACCAAAACTATTTCCGCCTTGAACAAATGCATTTAATGCACTTATATTTACAAAACTTGCAGTTGTTGCAAAACTTGCACTTTGCGCCCAACTTGCAGTACCAAACGTGCTTCCGGTATGTGGTCCTACGAATACACTAGAACTAATATTACCGCTTGCACTAATATTACCGCCAACCGTTAATCCTTGACCAAATGTTCCGGTAGTTCCAACTATCAAATTTGAACCAATTCCGACCGTCGTTAATGTATATGAATTACTTGCGCTAATGCTGCCACTAACAGTAAGCGTAGCGGTTGGAGAAATTGTTCCAATACCTATATTACCATTAAAAGCTGTATATGCTACGGCGCCATCTCCGCGCTGTGCCCATATATTATCGCTAGTATAAGAGCCAGCAAAAGAATATACTCTAAACGCACTAACTTGAGAATTATATCCATTTGGTACGCTTGCACTGGTTTGTCCAGATAAAACAATTAAACGAATATAACGTATTGTTGGCGCGGCCCCTAAACTATGTACCGGTGCAGTATCCGTATTTGTAGAAGAACTCGCAGCCAAAGTCCAATTAACATTGTCTGTAGAATATTCAATTCGATAGGAATAAGGAATTTGTGACGTATCAACTTTATACCATGTACCAAATGTAACGTATTGACATTGTAATATAGATGATCCAAAATCAATACTCATCGTTGGAAACGGAGATGTAATTGAGGATGTCGGAATCGTCCAATAGGAAGTAATATTTCTATATGTTGGTCCTCCTGAGAATAAAGAACCTGCTGTTATAGTTGGTGTTCGACCTTTAGCAACATCAGTAAATCCATATTTTTCAATTGTATAATCATTAAATAAATAAGTATTATCAATGTTACTTGCTGTTAAATTGGTTACAACTGCATTTGTGGCGTTTAAAAAACTAGCAGTCCCAACAGTTGTTGAATTTAATGATTGAGAACTGATAAGACCATTGGAATTAAATAAAATAATACTACTTGTTGCCGCAGCAATTTTATTTTCTTGAAATGTATTACCCGATGAGCTTACTGTTGATAAAATAAGATCACCTGCATTATAGACAACTGTCGATCCAATAGGCATACTTTAAATAGATATGATTATAAATATATAAAAAATAACATTTGTATAAATATAAAAACCCGATATGTATGAAACATATCGGGGTTTGTTAATTCACAAAACATTATAATGACCAAACACTAACAGGAACACGTTTCCAAATATTATTCGTATAAACGTAAATAAAGTTGTTGTCAACTTCAATTTGTCCCGGCAATCCCGCAGCATTTGGACTTGCAGGAACTTGAGTGCCTACTCCCGGCGAACTACCAGTTAGTAATGCCAGATTAATAAATGATCCAGTTAATCCAAAAACTTGACTTCCAGTTACAACACTCGCACTAATTGTACCCGCATATTGTAAGGTGTTACCAACTTCACTCAAACTTGAAGTAATCATGTTACCCGTTGTTGTTTGAACTTTCAAGAAGTTGTTTACTGTCAATAAAAATTCACTACCAAAACTACTTGTTGGACCTTGTAGAATAACTGCACTGCTTGCAGTTACAGGAGAACCTGTATTGTTTGTTTGTAACAACCAATAGTTATTTAAACTATCCCACAACAAAGAACTTGTAACCGACGCAGTGCTACCACTATCAAAAACGTCAATACCACCATAACGTTGTGGACTTCCAACACTCCATGCATTTAATGCAATACGATTATCACCAATAATAACAGTACTGCTACTAATATTAACAATCGATCCAGTACCAATCAATGTTAAATCACCATACATTGTAGTACTACCACTAACAATAAGATTTTTTGCAATAGAAACACCACCATCAACAACAACAGCGGCAGTACCCGGCGCAGTGGCATCTTTTGTAGATCTAATTCTAAGTGTGGGCGTAGCATCGTTCCACAACATATTTACTGTTGTTGTTGCAGAATTACCTGTTAAGAAATTAAATGTAGATGCTGTGGTTGAAATATCTCCACCGTTGACAGCAATATCGCCATTAAATATAGTGCTACTACCCGTTGCACCAATCGTAAGAGCCGATGCATTGTGAGCGAAATTAACTGTTGTAGCACTGCCTGTTATCAAATTAAATGTGGCCGCTGTTGTTGTGATATCGCCACCATTTACAGCAAGATCACCCGGTATAGTTACATCATTTCCAGTAAAAGTAGAACCTTCAATCACTACACTTCCATTACTAGAAAGGATTGATAAATTACCAGTACCAGTATGAGTAACAGTAGCACTATTTCCAGCTAATGTTGCATTACCGGCTAACCATAATGCATTGCTTCCAGAGATTATGCCACCAACAGTTAACGACGTACCAATACCAACATCTCCATTGAAATAACTATTGCCACTGACACCAATACCATTTGATGAAAGAATACCTTGTGTACCAACAGCAGTGCTGTTACCAGTACCACCTGATATAGTAATTCTTGAACCTGTATAATTTACTCCAACAAAATTACCACTACTACTCAGCGTGTTGGTACTTGGCTGCCATGTTAAGCTATCTTGATCAACATACAATGGACGATTTCCAGTTCCGTCAACAAATGTAATATATTGTAGTGTTGCAGTACTATTATTTGCAGCAATACTAGCACTACTTGCATTGGTAATACTACCACTTACTGTGGCATTTAACGTTCCTGCAACTGTCAAATTATTAAACCAACCGTTACTTGCACTAATATTTCCGCTCGCACTAATGTTACTTGCAGTAATTGAACCGCTTGTGAAAAAGCTGCCACTGTTAATTAAATTACCGTTAATAGTTGTAGTATCAGTTACGTCATTTCCAAATACGGTACTTCCACTAACTGATAGCGAACCACCAACGGTTACACTTGATGCAAATCCAACATTATTAACTACGTGAAAATTACTTGCGGTAAATGTACCACTTGCACTAACGTTACCATTAACAGTCAATCCTGAAATGGTATAATTATTAGCTGTATTTAACGCATTTGCAGTTGTAGCTGTTGTAGCATTGGTTGCCCAACTTGCAGTACCAAATGTACTTCCTGTGTGAGCGCCAACAAACAAACTTGCACTAATGTTTCCACTCGCACTAATGTTACTTGCTGTTACCGTTGTAAGAATGGTATTACCCAATACGACCAGTGTACCGGCGTCAAAAATATTACTTGCGGTAATATTTCCACTTGCACTTAACAATCCAGTTACATTTGTTGTACCTAATGTACTCGTACCAACAACAGTAAGTGTTCCTGTATTTTGAATACCACTTGCTGTAATGCCCCCGCTTGCACTAAGCATTGAACTCATTGTTACAGGACCAGTAAATGTTGCGGCTGCACTCGTAAGTGCTGTACTTGCACTAATTATACTTGCTGTTAGTGCGCCAGTTACTGTTAAAGAGGTAAAACTTCCACCGGGAATGCTTGTACTTCCGGTTAAAAAGCCGTTTGCATCTGTTACCAAAAATAGATTGCTACCGCTAATCTGTCTTTCAATAAATGGAAATTGGCCGCCGACAGAACTTGCACTTGTTTGTGAAATTACAATGACTGAAGCTGTTGTATTTGGATATGGCATATTACTTTGGTTCCTATATTACTATGATCTTAGTATAAATATATTTTTTTTTATTTAAACTGGTTTTTTTTAATATTTAGTTAATCATTCGAAGTCTGCAATTGCTTGGCGTCTCCACCGACCACCAACATATATATAATGATAATCGCCATCATATGCCATCCAACCTTCTTCACCATATTCGGTTGGTGAAGAAGGTGGGTTATGCCAAATATTTACACTTCCTGTTGTACTTCCACTGATAACCATATTAATTGTCTGTTGAATGAGTGCTGCATAACTTTGTCTAATTTGAGTCGTTACATCGCCTCCTTCAACTGTTGATTTTTCTGTTACAATAGCAGGTTTAGGAACAGTCCACGAATCTTTAATTGATGATATAACATTATTAACATTATAGTAAGGATTGCTTGGGTTGCTATATGAATTCGCTTTAACATTTTTATTTGTCGATGTCATTTCAACTCCATTTACAATTTCTGCCGTAATACTAATCTTTTTAGGAGTCAGTAGTTTTTGAACCGTTGATTTGCGATCTTCAAAACTTTCCGGCAATAAATATGCAAACAAACTTAGCGTAAAAGAGGTACGAACCATACGATCTTTATCGTTAGAGACTTCTGTGGTATGACTATAATCGTTGATTGTTACTCTAAATTTAAATCGTTGTGGATCGCCCCAATAATCTTCGCTTGCAAAGTTAATTTTTTCTAAAATAGCGTTCATTTGCTCCACATATTCTGTCCAAACCATAAATTCATATTCAACTTTTACATGATCTGGCAATGTCACGGCATGTATTTGATTAACAGGAGCAACGGTATCATTTAACAAACTAAATTTAGTATATTGATTTTTTTCACTAAATTTAGTCATAACTGGATATGTTAAATATCTATTAAACGTTTGTAAATTTTCATTTTTACTAAACGAGCTACGCTTGAACATTATTGCGGGTAATTGGATTTTACCATTTATATCACGATAATATCCGTCGTTTTGAATAGCCTTCCATCTTTCGGGATTTCCATAAAGAATAGGTACTTTGATATTTGCACCGGCATCGACAACTGTTGGATTAATTACATTTTGTAAATATTCCATCAATGAATTGTCAATATCAATTAAAGTAACTGTGAAATTCTTTCGTGTATCTTTATCTCGACGAACATCCATTGCCTTATTTTCTTGATTTGTAAAATAAGGATTTTTCTTTGTTTCATCAACATTCGAAGGTACTGGATTTGATGTATTACCACGCCATGACATAATTATTGTCTTTCAATGATGTTAAGTTTACTTAAACGACTATAATGAGTATTGCAAATAAAACTATGACTCTTATCACTCTGGCCACCCAAAAATTGTTCTTGAACAACATTATTAATTTCATGATACCGATTATTAAATAAAATTAAATCGCCAACTTCAGGAAAATAATTTGCATCGGCACAAGTATTTTCTCTCAATTTGAACACAACGCTTTGATCCCGATCTGGACCAAATCCTTCATCGTCTGTTGTTGGATCACTTCGTTCAATTAATGCGGTCAGCTCAATACCATCATAAAAAGATTTGCCTTCGCTAGGACTGCTTTCACCATACATGTTTGTTTTGGTAACATTACCAGCGATTTTAAAACAAACAACTAAAGTTTGAATAATATCGCGGGTCAATTCTGCATTAACAGAATTAATCAATCTTAAATCGCGTTCACTAAAATAGCGTCCAAATAAACTCATATTAATTATCTAATATATAGTGCGTTTGCAAGTTTTTGATAATTGATTGACTGAACAAGTGCATTTTTCATTTTTTCTGCAAAATCATCACTTGTTGGATCAATTGTTCCTTTTTTTGCTGCACCGGGTTTGTTTGCGTCCAATTCCATCGTCGTATAACGATGTCCATTTTCACAGTGTCTTCGACGTACAATGTGATCTTGTGCATTGCGTTTATCTATGACTTTTGATTTATTAGATTTGCATTGCGGACATTCCATTGATGTACTGTATGACAAAAACTTAGATGGTTCTTTTTCTTGTTCCATAAATTATCCAATATAAATTAACAGTGGGGTTTTACGAAGAGTTTCTTGAATTTTATCAGCTTCATTTGCTTTGGCATCCATTTGTGCAGCACGTCCACTGGCTTCAAGATTTTCTCTTAATTGTGTCATTAACACTTCTTTTTCAGATGTCGCTTCACTACGCAATTCAGCACCGTCCAGAGTAACTTCGCCACCCGGAATCGGAACTGTTGTATATTTTTGCAAAATTCGACCAAGAGTTTCTTTACATAATGCCAAGAAATATTTTCGTATCCATTGTTTACCAACGGCGTTGATGCTCTTATATACAACGTTTTGATAAGGTGCATTACTATAATCACTTACAATATCATAATTACTTCCACTACTAAACAGCGATGCCGTACTATATTTATCTTTTTCTACAACGTATTCTACATAAACAGTATGATCATATGTTGGAATAGGAAATAATTTTAATTTGTTATTAATAATTTCAAAGCTGTATCCGCTTTTTCGTACCATATCATTGAATTCAATTGCTTGACCGCGAAGCAAATCTTCAAAGATCGGCGTCATTAAAAATTGTGTAGCAGGACTATAGCCAGCGAATCCCATTTCATTCAATACGTTACTATAACTCATACCAGTCATGCTGAATGGATCGTAAATACGTGCAAATGCTGGTGGTGGGCCATGAAATACTCTGCGAATTTCAACACGGCTGCCGCTTTCAACTGCGGTTCCAATTAATGCTTGTAAATCATATGTTTGAACACTACTTGTAACTGCAACGCCATATTTTTTTGCTTCCACATATCCTCCGACGCCAACTTCACTACCATATTGTTTTGATAATTCAACAATAAATGGCAATGCACTTCCTTTTACATTTAGACCTGTAACATTTGGATTATTTGCCACGGGCATACCTTGTAAATTCAACATATTATTACGAATGTTGAATTGATTTACTTGAGCACCATATTCACTTACAGCTTCTTCAAAACATGCATAGAAATTTACATCAATCATTTCAATATCTACAATTGGATAACCCAAACGTTTTGCTGCCCAACCGGCAGCAGCTTGACAATCATATTCAAAATAACCAACACTGCCGGTAGTTGCGCTTTCATTGAGATAAAATCCATACGGAACACTACCAGTGTTCACAGCACTACCGCTACCCGGCCATCTTACACGATCTTGATCGATATTTGCATTTGCCATATATTATAAATAGTTTTAAAGCTTGGTTATCTTAACAATTAATTTGCCTTTTCCCATAATTACTCTATGATAGTTTTCTTTGGGAATATATAATTTTTCTTTTAATAAAATTGGTAATTCGTTATCCATTTGAAACAACCAATCTGTATTTTCAATTACTTCAACAATACGATCTTCACGATCCCGATGCCATTCTTCTACAACATCACGATTTGTATCAGCGGCAAACTCTCTTATATATTGATTGTTGCCCAATGAGATTTCTTTAAATGGAAGATTCATATTTTATTTTATCAATAACTGTAATTAATGTTGGATTGTAAACAATCAAATGATATACTTTTTTACCATCCATTATGTTTTTATCAGTTAATTGAGCATCATAATATTTTGACAATATTTGTAAATATTCTTTTGGATTGTATTTGTAAAAATCACGGGCAAGTATTTGATACGCGTCATGCGCATAATCATATTTCAAATATGCATTTATTGCTTTAATCATTGCCATTTTTGGATTTTCATCAAAATTTTCTAGTGTATAATCTTTGTCTGGACTACTATTAATTAAATCAACAATTATTTTTTTATTAACTTTTGTATTTGATGATGGGCTTTTTATAAGTATTTTTTGATAATTTATTTTACATTTTAATATAATACCATTTGAATTTGTATATTTTTTTGCATCCTCGAAATTATTTGTAAAATAAAATCCCGGCCCCTCTTGATCATATGCATTTTCGCCGCCGACATAATCATACGAAAAAACGTCACTATCAATGCTTCTGCCATGATACCAAAGATGTTTATCATTCAAAATTACATTCGGCCAATTATTTTCTAATAGTAATGTTTTTAATAAAATCATATATTTTCTATTTTAATAATATTGGATGCTGGTATATTTGTGTATGAAATATATTCCCAATCTACCATTGTTGAAAACAATTGCAATCCATCTGTCTTGATGGTCAACAATACAAATTCTTCATCTTCATCAAATCTGTCTCCATACCAATTCATCAATGCATCTTCTGCATTTTCTTTTGTTTTAAATACATACACACCTTCATCTTCAGTGGGCATATCAACCGGTAAATTTGGTTTTAGTCCGTATTTCTTAATACTGGATAAATTAGATTTTTTAGTCAAGTGATAAACAATATCATTTGAATGTTCTAAAATCAAATCTTTAAGCTTAATCATATTTCTATTGGTCTTCGGTATATGTTTACAATTTGTAAATGTTGCGCTGGATATATTTCATCTCGGATTGTTTTAAGCCATTCTTTTTGAGATTTGGTCAAATCGACGTGAACTGGATTTGTCAATGATGTATTTATAAATATATAATTATCTTCTATTGAAATTCTTGCCCATCCACGATCAAACATATATTGATATGATTGATCATCGTCCCAATCTATTTTTGATAAAAGATTAGCATAACTTCCGTGACTTGAAACTTTTTTCGCATTTCCATTTTTATCAAGCCAATAGAACTGTGCTTGAAGCATGCCTCCCCAACCTTCGTCAATCAAATCTTTAAGCTTAATCATATATTACCAATATTTGCCCTTGCTTTTTGTACCCAAACTGCGAATACGATGTGCTCTGCAACTCCAATAACCTGCTGTTGTACGATCTTTCTTTTGACTACATTTATGTCGGGCAGAAAAGCTCTTGCGGCGAGCCTTGCTACTGGCACGAACACGCATTTTAGGATCACCAAATGTTACTTTTTTGATTTTTCCCTTTTTGCTTTTTACATAAACAGCAAATTTTTTTGGTCCACCGGGAGTTCGAAATGGTCTATTTAATTTAACTGTTCTGCCACGATGTTTTGCTTCCAACATCAATTGTTCATCAACATCTTCTTCAATAGGAGCATCTAAATATACAGTGCGTCCTTCATATTCAGCAGTTTCTCCCAAATCGCTTTCGACAATATCTGCGTCATATTCATTTAATTCAATTGCATCATCGTTGTATAATGCACGAATTTCATTTATTAAGTTAAAATAAGCTTCGCTATAATTGCGAAATACACATTCTTCAAGCGTTAAGTGTCTATCCAAATGATATTTTAAATTTTGGCTAACAGCAACCTCTTTAATTAGATTCATTGGTTCTGCTGGATGAACAATATTTTCAACAATGTCGGTTAATTTCATATGATAATAAATAGAATACATCAAGGTAATAATATGCGTTTATATTGATTAAAATTATTTATTACCCAGTCAACACAATCATCAAATTCTCCTCTGAATGGACTTGTCTTGTTTTTACTATATACATAATATTCGCCTGTGTCACTGTCTTCTCTAATATAGACAATATCAAATGCACTCGGTCCCCAAAAAATTACTTGTGGTTCGGCATCACCAAAATGCCACACTTGTATTCCACTTGCTTTGAACAAAACAGCTTCTTTTCCATATTTGAATCGATTACGTTCCTTTCCGTATCTCAAATAATCACTTAATAAATAAGCAAAATTATATCCTTCCATATCTTTCATACCATCGGATAAATGCTTAGTTAATCCTAGTCTTGTATAATCATCTACTCCACTATTAAATCTTTGATCATAATAAATATTTTGTGCTGTATCACTAAAATGAATCAACCATTGATTTTTTACAATGGATCTATAATCTACATAATTCCATGTCGGATAGCCCGTGTCAAAGTATTCATGATAATCATAACTGTTTAATTTTTCATACAAAAAATTACACCATTCATTAAATACATCTAAATGCTCTTTCATTAACATTTCAGACGATTCACCGTAATTGTTTTTTCTATATTTTTCATATATACTTGGATATCGTCTTGCTAAAAATTCTATGCAATCATTTTTTAATCCAAGTTCTATTTTTCTTTCTGCCTCTGTTTTAGTAATGTATTTTTTTAAAACAGAAACGGGTTCCGTAAAATATTCCAATAACAAAGACTTTAGTGATATTTTTTCTGAATACATAATCATATAAATAGAAAAATAAAAAATAAAAACCCACGGTAGAAATACCGTGGGTTCGCTTTAACTTAATATCTCGTTACGGATTATACTTGGTCAAGATCACCAATGAATACTTTACCGTAGAATTCTGGACGAATTACTTTCTTAGCATAACGAGTCAATACTCCACGACGTGGTGTGAAGTTAATTGGATCGTATACCATTGGAGTTTGTACGAGTGGGATATATGGAGCATAAACTGCACCAGTTTCGAGGAAGTTATTTCCACGGAAACCAACCAAGATTACGTTTTCAACCATATATGGATTCTTGTAAACTTGGAAACGTGATGCGAAAGAACCAACACGGCTTACGCCCATTGCGAACTTAGCACTATCACCATCGGTGTTTACTACATAGCCCGGAATACTTTCCAAGATAGTTGCAACATCTGGACTGACGACCAAGAAGTTAGCACCACCACGAAGAGTCAATTGGTGAATCTTGTTAGATACACGTTGAATCTTGTTACCCAATGTTTGGAACCATGTGCTCTTAACATATGCAGTTTTGTTAGTTGCGTCGGTGTTCAAAGTAATATTATTCATATTACCGAAACTATCCAAGTTAACTGACAATTCATTACCGATCTTAGCACTCCATGCTTGAGTTGTTACACCCGGAGCAGCAGTAATTAACATATCAAGGATTTCCAAATCAATTTCCATTGAGACGTATTCACTCAACAAAGCAGTCAATTCTGCTTCTGCGTCGATGCTGTGGTAAGCATTCAAATCGTGAGCCAATTCAGGGGTCCAAACGGCCTTCAATTTACGTGTCTTGGCAACGATAGGTTCGCTCTTCAATTCCAAGTTAATTTCTGGAATACCAATATCGGTACCAGCGTTAATACCAGTATTTGCACCAGTACCACTGAATGGAGCCTTATCTTCGAAGTCACCACGGGTTGTATCAGTTGGTTGCTTGCTAAACAATACAGAGCCAGTTACTTTACCGGCTGCCAACAATGCTGAAGATGCACTGAAGAACAATGTTACTGAGTATTGTGGACTTGCCAAACTACCAGTGTTATATACAGCTTGGAATGCGTTCAATGGAGCAGTAGTTGTACTGGTTCCAGTGAATACGAAGCTACGTACTGCATTTAAGTCGGCATTATTAATTGTTGATGCAAATGGGTTTGCACCTGAAGTACTACTATTATCTCCCAAATTAATTGTCAACTTGTAGATGTTGTTGCTTGTACCGTTAACGCTAGAACTATAGGATGCATCAAAATCGACATCACTATATGACGCAGTGGTGAAATATACTCCACTTGCTGGCAAGCTGCTACCAGTTGCAGCAGAAATACTTGCTGTAATATCATTAATAGAATAACCATAACGACCTACACCATACAAACCACCGGTTGCACTGTCAGTTGATCCAAGCTTCTTGCCTGTTCCACCGAACAATGAACTGTAATTGTTAGCTGAGTCAGCAGTAAATCCGCCATTAGTTGAACCATATTTGAAATCCAAATAAAAGATCAAACCACTTGGAAGATTCATTGGTTGTACTGAAACGAATTCTTTTGCGCTAATTTCAGCAAATACACGGCGAACCAATGGAAGAGCTACGCCTGCCCATTGTTCACTGTTTGCTGATGTACCTGTGGCAGTTGCTTCATCAAGCAATTGCTTTGCTTGGTTTTCAAGCAAGATGGACATATTGGCTTTTTCTACGCCGCCCAATCCTTCAAGAAGACCAGTTTTATCCCACTTACTTTGTAATTGACGAGTTTCCTGCATCAAACGTGCTTGTGGGTTCATGTTGTTTGTCAATAATGACTTAATATCACTCATATTATATTTTCCTTATCTATTTTTTTGTTTGGTTTTTGCTCACCATTAAAATTACTTCTTGATTCCGGCGAGTCTTTGGAATTTCAAAGCCATCTCGTTAGTGTTTTCAACAATTACATCTTTTGATGGTTTTGTGGATGCAACTGCTTTGCTTGCCAAACCTTCGGTGATAGATTTTGCAACAGTATTAGTCTTCTTGACTGTTGATGCACCGGAACTTAATGATTCGGCTAAAATTGTGTATGCATACTTGACTTCACGTACTGTGCTTGCCAAGTCGAATTTTTCAACAATGCTCAATTTTTGTGTGTTACTCAATCCAAATTGCTTAAACAACTTGTTGGTATACAATAATTTTGCATTCAATAAATTAATTTCATTGATTTGTTCACGCAAATATTCAATGACTTTAATGTGTTCGCTCAATTGGGTACGAAGTGAAGTATTTTGTTCTTTCAAATCTTCATCTTCTTCTTTACCTTCTTCTTTTTCTTCTTTTTCGTCGTCGTCTTCTTCCTTAGCTTCTTCCAAGCTTTCTTCAGCACCGATTTCACTCAAAAGTTCGTCGAGACTGATTTCTTCCATGCTTTCTTCTTCTTCAGCAACTGGAGGTTGTGCTTGTGCCATTGGAGCAGGAGCAACTGGAGCAACAGGAGCATTTGGATCAACTGGAGGTTGAGCAGCTACTGGAGCATTTGGATCAACTGGAGCAGGTGCCATTGGCGCAGGAGCAGGAGCAGGTGTTTGTGCCATTGGATCAACAGGAGGTTGTGCTGGTGACGGTTCACCTTCTTCATCCAATTCTTCTTCTAAGCTACTCAAGATTTCTTCCAATTCTTCATTGGTAATTGTTTCATCATGAACAGCTTCTTCTGAAGCTTCCATTTGATTGTCATGTGAACCAACTTCAGCATGCATCGAATCTTCGGCTTCTTCATCCAATTTTACACCAGTTTCCAACTTAGAAACTTTGGTTGATGTTTTGTGGGCTTTTGCAGATGGCTTTTTGCTGCCACCAACAGTTCCGCCAATATCACTGGATCCTTGAAGGCCGCCACTTTGATCACCTACACCGTAGGTTTCTTCGTTGGCCAATTCTTCTTTGATTTTTTCTTGGAACATTCCGGTGACTTCGCGTTGGAATGTTTCTTCTAATGCTACTTTAGCATTTTCAATAGCAATACGCTTAACGGCTTTTGCGTCAGCGAGTGCTTCTTGTAATAATTTTGACATATATGATTATCCTTTGTTTGTTTCTGAAGTTATTATAGAAACTCCAATAAAGTTAGAATATTTATTGCGACAAAGGAAATGTCGTATTACTGTAAAATAAATATAATTAAAAAATACAAAAGTTAAAATATTTTTAGATATTTATTTATATGAACGAAAAACAAAAACAATCATTGAAACAATATATCAAAAAAGTATTGTTGGAAAATATGTTGATTGAATCTTCTTATGTTGAAACAAAAGAAGCTGATGATACCAATTTGACTGCTGTATTACAAAAAGGATATAATCGCCCTTATACAATTGGTCCTCAAGAGCTTGAAAAAATAAAAGAAGCAATTAAACATGTATATAGTAATATAAGTTCAGTTGATTTTACAAATAATACTATTCAATTTGAAGTTAATCAATCGCCAACAAATTTTCATTTTGCCATTAGAAAAATTGCAAATCCACGAAATTCTAATGAATATAAATATGCCATGTGGTATGTTGCATTTACTAAACGAGAAGATATAGATAAACCCGGCGCAGTGTTTAGTCGCTCAGGAAGTTCATTTGATAAAAATGCAAATATTCCAAATTTCTTGAGCAACATTTATAATTTTTTTACAGACGCACTATTAATGAATAAATAACATATGCAATCAAAACAATTTACAATTAGTTCAAAACGTCATAGTGTTGGCAGCAATCATAATAGCTACAAACAACCAATGAATATTAGAAAAGATTATCATACATCCGAACTACAAAATGAAAATTATTACAAGTTAGATGACTTCGATAATCCAAATTCGTGGGAAATGAAACATTTGGATATGCTTGAAGGTATGGGCTTTCAAATCGAAGGTGATAGTCATATGGGATTAACTATTCCCGGTGATATGGATATGAATAGATACAGCATTGCCAAGCATAAAAAGCTTGGATATGAATTAAAAGTTAATGATAGAAAACATTATTTTAAATCATTCGATAACATGATGGATAGAATAGATGAGTTTGGAAAATTAGAAGTATAATAAAAAACCCCACTATTAAGTGGGGTTTTTGATTTATAGATTAAAGTATCTTTCTAACTTTAGTCCAATTTCTTCGTATATTGCTTCGGCTTGTTGAACCTGTGGATGAACTTTATTAGCAATCTTATGCAATTCACTTGCATAACGTTTAATTTCTTTCATATCACGTTCCAATGTTACTCCTTCAAACCACTCACTTGTTTCATTCAAACCGTATTTTTCGGTCATTTCTGCAATGTAAACAATGTTTTCAGCAACGTGTTTCAATTCATCCGCCATCTTCATAGCACGGCGATATTCGTTAAATTGACCAATCATACCAAGCAATTTACGCTTTTCTTCAGCGGTTAATTTCTTTGAAGGTAATGCTTCATTTGTTCGAACTGGCGCACCGGCAGGAGCATATGCTTTTGGCGTATCCCATGTAGTAGGTGACTGTCCCATCATACCACTCAATTCATTAGTATCTACAGAAGATTCTTGTTCAACTCCTTCAATAATTTTTTTTAACGTGATCATATGTAATAAATATTAGCAATTATACAAAAAACTCTTTATATACAATTTTAGTTTTATTTTCTGGAATGATGGTTCCTTTTTTAACTGCATTCCAGTATGCAACTGTCTTTGCGTCTGAAGCTGATTTGTTCAACGCAACTCCGGTTGAAATATTAACCCATAGATTTTTACTAGCATCAAATTTATAATTTTTAGAAACATCGAATGTACCATCGGCGGGTGTACCTCCAGTTGGCGGTGTAGATGAAGCAGGTGCTGGGGTAGGGGTAGTTGTGGATGCGGATGGTGTCACAGGTTTCTTTGAAACAGGAACAGAAAGCCCTAATTTTTTGATATAATTTGCAATTTCAGCATATTGTGGTTGTTGCAATGTGGCAATCACATTATTTGGTTTTTTTTCACCCGTCATTTTCATGAAATCATTGATGAATCCTAGAAGATTCTTTTTTACTTCAATTTCAGCATTCAGTTTGGTCGCAACATTTGTATTTCCCAATTTGTTTGCATATGGTTTGATTCTTGCTTGAACCTGACTAAATAATTGTTTAATTCTGGCATCTTGAACATTGGTTAATTTCAATGGTACTCCAGCCGCAACCGATGCTACGCCTGTTCCTATATTTGTTGCGGCAGTTTTTGCCCCAGTCCAATTTGCTTTAAGACGGTCAAAAAATCCTTCATTTTGTGTTTTATTATTCATATATTATTTAATTTCTCCTAAGATTTCTCGAATAATATTATTTACATTATCCCATTTGTTTGTGACTGGATTTTTAATTGTATTTACACCTTCTTGAATTTGTCCAGACGGATGTAAAAATGCTCCTTGTGTGCTTGGGTTGCTAACGAAATCAAATGCAATTAATTCAAAATCTTCTTGAACTTCATCTGCACTTTCTGCCATTTTTCGTTTTACACTACCTACGCCACGACTACTAATGCCAACATTGATTGAGCTTTTAAATAACTCACGCAAAATGTTGCCGCTTGGCGTTGTTAAAATTTCAACACTACCGACCAAATCATCACCTTCCCAGTGAACTTCCAATACGTTATGACTAACATTTTGCAAATTAACAACACTAGTTTCAGGATGATCTAATTCACCTAATGCACGACGTTGTTTGATGAAGTTTTCAGTATATTTTACTGCTTCACGTTCCAAAATTGCTTTTGGATAAATTCTACCATTTTGATTTTTTGCATTAGCACGTTGCAATACACCTTTTACTACAAAAGGTCCGCCACTATTTGTCATTTCATTTATGACATCTCGGCTTACTGCAAACGAAATGCAGTCAACAAGTAATTCTTTATTCATATTATCTAGGATTAATATTTGGTTGAACTGGCACAACCGGAGGTTGTTCCTTCTTTTTTTTCTTTGGTGTTTTTGGAACAATTTGTGCCTGACCCAAGATTTTAATCTTGTATCCCGGCTCTAAAAAGTATTCTTTGTCATTTTCATCTTTGAAAACAACAACATAACGTTCATAATAAAAATCAATGCTAACGCTTTTTACATTGACAGTATAATCTTTAATTGGCTGACCATAGCCTTTACTACCACGCAAAAATACTTTTTTATTTCCAACCAAACTCATAAGTTTTTGTTGAAATGCATTTTTTGCATTTTCAGTAAATGCTGCTATCGTTCGTTCAAAATTAGTAAAATCTAATCCAACATTAAACTCCTGACCTTGTGGAGTTGGTTGTTGAGCAACAATAGGAGTATAAGCCGCATTTTGTTTGACTTGCGGCTCACTATCCAATTCTATTAGTCTTTTTAAACTAATCGACATAATAATCTTTATTAATCAGATTTTTTTGAAGCTTTTGAAGCTTTTGAAGCTTTTTTGCGAGTATCGGCCCATCCTGATACAATTTTCGCAACCAATTCTACTTCTTTTTTACGTCTTTCGTTTGAAGCAGAAAGTTCATCGGCAGCTTTTTCTTCAGGAGTTTTTGGCTTTACAATTGGCTCATATGGCTTTGGTTCACTCTTCTTAGGAGATTCTTTAGTTTCGGGTTCTTTTTTCTTACCTTCTTTTTCAGTAATTGTACCTGTTTCGGGTTTTCCAACTTGCTTGTATCCATCCAAACCAGTTGTAGGATCTTTTACTTTACCAAATGCATATGGCGTTTTTACTGGACCGGCACTACCATCCGCAGCACTACCACCAGCAGCACCGCTTGTTGAAATTTCTGTCATTTTTTTACGAATGATTTCTTTTAACTTTGCTTTTAATTTTTCACGCAAAGTGCCTCCAACAATAATTTTGCCTTTTTTCATTACGTTGTCTTTATTCATATATTATTAAATTTGTGATTTTATTTCTTTGATGAGTTCATATGAAAGCAACAAAACCATAACTTGATTGTCTTTGACACTCTTTGATGGTTTTACTTTATCCAATTGTTTTACAGTTTCTGTAATTTTAATTCTGATAACATCTGAATCAACTTGTGAACTCAATTCAGTCAATTCTTTCTTTACAGTTTCTACTTCTTCATTAATCAATACATTCAATGAATTTGTATTAGTAATATTGTTAATAAATTCTCTAAGTAATCGTTTTTGATTTTGATCAAGTCCTTGATATTTTTCATTCAAGCTATCGACCATGATTTTGTAAGACAACATACGAATATCTTCGCTTTGTTGCTTGTAGATTTTAATTACTTCTTCTTCTGCTTCTGGAGATTTCTTTTTGATACCGCATAGATTTTCACTAATAAAATTTCTAGCTTGAATTACTTCTTGAATATCAAACTTAATTTTATTATTAATGTGATCTTCAAATAATTTATAAACTGAAGCAAAAAGTTTATAATTTTTTAAACTTGATTTTAATAATGTTTCTGCGGAATAGACATCATTAATTTCTTTGATTAAATTATATTTTTGTTCAGTGAGTTTTTTGTTATCAAGTTTTTCTCTTTGCTTTAAAGTGATTGAGATATATTTTTCTGCTAGAGTTTCGTCTTTGGCACGTTCATTTACTAAGAAATTATACAATTGCCATTCGCGTCCAAGTTCTGTATTTGGCGAAAAATATTTAAACAGTAAATTTTTAGCCGGTGATTCGTCTTTTCCAGCTAAAATATCCGCAGTTACTTGTCGAGTAAGTAACTCAAATAGCAACCCAGTGTTTCTAAACTTAGAATGTTTTGCTTTATACATAATAATGTCTATTCCGTTATTTTATAAATATAGAGAAAAATGTGTAAAATTGATTTAAATACGATATTTATCTAACTTTAGTCAATTATATTAGATTCATCCAAAAATGATTTCTTTTTTGAATCTATATTTTCATTTAAAATTGATTTTGTACCATCTCCACGAAGATGCATATCCAATCCTTCAAAACTCAAAGGACTATTATTTTTGTATGCATGTGAAATAGGATGTTTTGTTGTTGTTTTATTTGAACGGCGAGTGTTTTCTTTACTACCCAATGGATCTTCTCCAAATGGATAATTTGATGCTTTTTTACGACCTGTTTGATCTCGTTCTTTTAATGGAGCTTCTCCTGCACCTGTTGGTGGTGCTGGTGTTTCTGCTGGTGCTGCTTCTGGTTCTGCTGCGCCGAGTTCAGGGGTTGCGCCAGCGTCTCCTTCTTCACCAGCATTAATTTTATTATATGGTTTTGCTGGATCAATACCTTCTTCTTCAATCTTCTTCAAACGATATGCTTGTTTTGCATCTTCAACAATATCATTGTTAATAGTGTCAATATCATCTTCACTGGTATTGAAGACAGTAGTATGAATCCATTTACGACTATAAATTTTGGCATCAATCATTTCTTTTGCCAAACTGGTTTTTTCTTGCCAGACACTAACCTTTTCTTTTTCAAAAATAGTCGATGGATTTGTTAATTCCAAACTAAAATCAACCAATTCTGCATCGCGATAACCTTGTGAATACAAATGAACAATTGCAATTTTTGTTAATTCACTAACAATAAATTTTTGAACACGTTGAACGGTACGTGCAAAACGAACGTCTTCTGCTGCTAATGTAGCTTTGCCGCTCAAATCTTCTTCATATCCCAAAAATGCCTTTGGAATCTTTAATGCAGCCATCATTTTGTTGCGAAGATATTCAATATCATCAATACCTGTAAATTCCATGCCACTCAATGGCTCAATGCTGGTTCCACTATCACTGCCACGAACAGGCAAATAAATATCTTCAACCATGTTCCACAAATTGAAACGAAGATTGTAGTCACCTGTTTTTTCATCAATATAAGGAACTTTTTTTGTTTTATTGATCAATTTTTCCATATATTGATCAACTTCGTTTGGTGGAATATTACCAATGTCAACCTTGTAAATACGCTTTTCAGGTGCTCGCATAATACGATGAATCAACATTGCATCTTCCATCAAACTAACTTGTTTCCAAACACGACGCGCACCTTCAATAATACCTTTTCCGTAAGGTAAGAAATTGCTATCGCTCAACAAACGAAAATGTGCAACCTGATAATTTTCTAATTCTTCAATTTTTCCACCTTCTGGTAAATTTACTTGAAATTTAATATAATTTTTATTATTTAAATCGCTATTTTCTACACGGGTAACGTTGTAGCTACTAATTGGTTCAACCATGTAAACGCCAAATTCTGGACTTACATACATTTTCAAGTAAAAATCACCATATTTGACCAAATTACGAGTCCAACTCCACAAATTAAATTCAATATTTAAAATGTCATAAAACAAATTATGAAGAATTTGTTTGACGTTATCATTGGTGCTACGAATTGTTAGCATATCGCCCAATTCGTTTTGCGTTAAACACTCATCTGCATAAATATCTAATGCACTACTGATAATAGGGTCCATATCCATTGTGTCGTAATCACGAAACAATTCAATACGAGCCGCTTGATAACTCAATGTGAAATCACGGCTATATTGATTATAAGCACTTGTGCGAATACGATTGAAACGATCACGTAAGGTATTACGATCTGTCGCGTATGCTAATTCGTCGGTGTCTACTACTTTCAGTTTTTTACCACCAATATTACGAACAATTACGTCGGTGCTAAATAATCTTCTTAATTTTGAAAACAACGAACGTTGTTTCAACTCTTTGAATTCATCTGTAGGCATATTTGTATATATATCTTATAATAACCAATTTAAAGACTCTTTTTTATCATTACCAGTTTTTCCGATATTCATTTCCCATGCTTGTTGAGCAGTTAAATTACCAGTTTTATAAATTGGATCTGCATTTCCAAGCTTGTTGATGTTGTTTATCAAACTCTTAGTAATATCAACACCCTGTTGACGTAATTTTAATGCAGTATCACGCACCCACATACCAATACTAAATGACATAACCAGATCGTCGTGATATTTTGGCAACGCTTCTGGTTTGTTACCATTCCAAATAAATGTTCTCAATTCATTTACCAATCTTGCTGAACGAACTTCAATGCTACGTTCTCTAAAATACATTTCCAAACGAGATACAATCAACGGACGAGTCTTCATTGTTGTCGTAAATCCCGGCACCATCTTCTTTTCCATAGCATTAAACTTGTTTGATATCTGACGTTCAATATCTACATATTGAAGATCGGCACTGCTATAAAATGTATTAGGATAGCCACGGTCAATAATTTGCTGTAATACTGCCCATCCGATATTTGCATTTTCAACAACTAATAATGCATTGTTATATTCGGTCGCAACGCTAACCAACATATTACCGTAATCTTTAGTATTAATTTGACCTTGATATTCGGCAACTTGCGTGAAACTTTCAATATCAATTACATGAAATGCGCTATAATCTGCACCATCTCCACGCGCAACGTCGGCACAAACAATATAACTACGACTATAATCTGGATATTCCCAAATCCAATAACTTTTATCAATACCCCGCATTTCTATCGGATCTTTAACCTTTTCATTTTTGTAAAAATCTAATGTAGGAATATCAATTACAGTGTTACCGGTAGTACTAAAATCACAATCACATTCTTGTGCAGATCCTTTTACACCACTCAAAGCTGTTTGTTGGTCGCGCCATTTTTGATCACGCTCCGGATGTAAATGCCACGGCAACTTAATTGTATGAAAATTGTTTTTCTTTGCTTCAGCGTCAACCCATGTATTATGAAAGAAATTACCAACTCCGTTTGGTGTACTCAAAACAATTGCACGACCACCTGTACTCAATGTGTATTGAGCAGACAACCAAATTTCTTCGATATTATCAATAAATGCAGCTTCGTCAATAATTAGTAATGACAATGCCGCCGAACGTCCTGCTGTACCTGCACTACTTTCTGCCTTGATTGTACTACCATTTTTTAATACTAGAGAAAGACGATTGTTTTCAACAACGGGCACTTTTAACCAAACGGGTAAATTATCATTGGCAAATCGAACACGGGTAACAATTTCTTTACTTGTTTCTTGTGTAATACTAATACAGCGAATATTTTTATCTGTATGAAATACCATCAGCCACAAACTATATGCGGCAACCAATGTGCTAATACCCATTTGACGACTTTTTAAAATGATATTAAAATCATTTTCTACCAATCCACTTAATGTTTCTTCTTGAAAAGGATACAAATCAAAATTAATTGTGCCACGAATTGGATGTTGAATCTTTACATATTTCTTCATGAAATATATCGGATCAACCAAACATTTTTTATACTCTTCTTTGATTATTTCTTTTAATGATTTTTCAGCCATTTTGCAATTTCTCCTCTTTTTCCTGTATCTTTTTCAATGTTAATTTATTAATATTTGGATCAAGCGCAACGTTATAATTTAATTTAACTAATTCGCTTTCTGCTAATGCGATTCCACTATTGACTTTATCAAGATCTTCTTTCAAATCTTTCAATACAAGTTCGCGTCTATCTGTGTCATCTACCCAAATTTCATTGCTACCATCTTCATTGAAAAATTGAGGATCTTTTGTTTGTGGTGTATAATTTTCAAGGTAATTTATGCTATCAACAATCTTTGATTTGAAATCTTTCATCATTGATAATTCATTGTTAATTACTTTAAATTTTTCATAGTCATTGTAAATTCCACGACTTTTTAAGATTGCTTCAAATTCAATATTGCATTCATAGCATCGTTGAGTCTTCGGATATATTTTCTGATCAAGATAATTTCCCCATTTCATATCTGCGTTACAAACCGTGCAGCGTTGTTCAAAAACATACTGTGCTTTTTTGCTTACACGTTTCTTATATCCATTCTTCTTTACCCATTTAACACCATTACTATCTTCCCATTCTTCTCCTTCTTTTCGACTTTGCAATGCCACATTTTCATCATATCCTACTTGAATGAATGGTCTAGTTCCGTCAAGATAATCGCGTACAATGCTTAAATTACTTTTTCCTGATGCTTTTTTCATAAATTTATAACAGCCTTTATTACATATAACATAATATCTATATAAGTTTTTTATATTTTAAATGTTTCGTTAAACACACTCGGTGCAGTATTATATGAACGCTTTGATTCATCCCACGGGTCATTTGTATATTGCCAGTTCCAAAACAAATCATTTGGAGTATTGAATCCAAAAAACTCAAAAACTTGTTTTTGAGTTTTCACAACACTTGGACCGTTCCAATTTTGACCAACTGCAATAAATCCAGCGTCAATATTTTTAACAATATTGCTTTCTCCCAATGTAGCATGTCGGCTTTCAAGCCAATTTAATCTTTCAATTAATTTTTGGTAAAAGCTATTGGCTTGTCCCCATCTAATGCTTGTAAAAAATACAACAGCATCACATTCAAAAAGTTCTTTACTAACTTTCCATAATTCATCATTTTTGTTGTTATAACTACACCAACAACGATGATTTCCCGTAGGATTTTTTTCTTTATCTTTTAATGCCGAGTCTTTTGTACCACAATGATATCCACCAAATTGCTTGTTGCTACTAACATTACCTTCACATGGTAAAATATTTAATTTTGGAATATCAAGATGAATTATTTTATCACTTCCAAGAGTTTCTTTTATTTTTATTGCCAATTGAGTACTTTTTGGTACATCATCTTTGTGTTGTATCCATCTATTACTAGTTGTGAGTAACAATGTTTTTTTCTTAGTTTTTAAATAATCTATTGTTTTTAAATACTTACGCGCATAAACGTCCATATCAATCTCACTTGATGGTAGTTTTGTTTCATTTAGTAGGTCGGACAAATAAATCATATATATAAATATATAGTGTTCCAATAAAAAACCCTGCTAGATTTCTCTAGCAGGGTCTGATTTTTAGGAACTAATTATGCGCCGGGAAATTGAGCACCTGTTGGCAAGATGTTGAAATCAAGAATAATGAATTCAGCAGTCTTTGCTGGTTGCAAGTAGATTTGACCGTAAAGAACATTTCTATCTATCAAGTCTGGTGTATTGTTTTCAGCATCCATTTTTACTTGGAATGCATACAAACCACTACGTTGTTGTACGCTTTCCAAATATGGATTGACAATACTCAAGAAACGATTTCTTGTTGCGGCAACATTTTGTTCGAATACCAAGAACTTGCTTGAACTTGCAATAAATTTCTTCAATGCAATCAACAATCGACGAACGTTGATACGATCCAATGCGCTTGGTTTGATTTGAAGTGTCTTTTGGCCCCATACACAAATTCCTTGACCCGGAAATGCTGCGATTGGGTTAACACGACCTTCATACAACACATCGCGTTCAGCATGTGTTAATCTATCAAGAACTTGAACAGCTTGTGCGATACCACCACGATTCAAACCTGCTGGAGCAAACCATTCGGCACTTGAATTATCATTTGCAGCATAAATTGCTGGCATAATAACACTTGGTGGAACACTGATGATCTTGTTCATATTGGTATCAAGAATCTTGATCCAAGGATAATATGTACCAACATAATTGCTATCAATTGTTGATACGTCATTTACAGCAGCATCAATCATACCAACTGTTTGATTGCTCTTAGGGAAGATAATGTTATCCATGATGTAGAAACAATCTCCGCGAGCTTCGCACATATCAATTACCAATTGGGCAACATAACTATGTTGGCTATGGAAGATACCCGGTGTAGCAATCAAGTTAATATCAAATTCATCTGCATTACCAAGAGCACCTACAACTTGTTTGTAAGCAATACTACCGCCACTATTAATGTTAGTACAATTCAAACCTTGAGTATTACCTGCTGTGATATCACTACCAACATTGATTGGAATTGCTGGGCTTTGACCATCAAATCCGCCTTGGAAACCTAGTACGAATTTACGCATCTTAACATAATTTGCTTCATTAGCAGCATCATATACAGATGGAATACTACCACTTGTTGCGGCTGGTAACAAACTACCAGTTGTTGCAATATAAGCAGCACTACCGCTACCCAATACATCGCCCAAGTCGAAGTCGATATTCTTACCATTGCTATCATTTGCACCCATCGCTGGAATTGGAGCAAAATATTGCAATGTGTCTTCGGCCACAGTTACACCAGTACTTGCTGTTGGATACAGTGCGGTCAATTCATCATCAGCACCTAGTGGATTATCACCAAAGACTGTGCCGGACGCATATTTGCCCGGTGCTTGACCGTAGATACTTGCTTTGCTGTATTTAACAATTGGAACATAACCAGTTGCTGTGCTGCCAATTGGTGTTGTATATGCTTGGAAACCATAAGGAACTGCACTTACTGGATAAGCAATTTCACTCATTTCAATACGAATGTATTTACTCAAGTTGTTATAAGTACCAAATTCAATAATCTTACCTGCATAGGTAATATAATTGTAGCGATCACCAATACGACGTGCAATGAAGTTTGCGCTATCTGGATCCAAACTCAAATTTTGGAAGATTTCCAAATATTTAGGTTTCTTTTCCGTGTCGCTAAAGTCACGTACTGCCAATGTGAAACTACCCCAATCACTACCAGCAACTGTACCAGCCAATTTGACATTACTGATTTCAATCTTGTATTTTTGATTGGTGTAAGTACCGTCCGCTAATGTATGAACTTTAAACAATTCAAATTTAGTTGCATTTGCGGTGCTACCATCTGCACTCCATGGAGCAATACCTTGACTCTTTACCCAAGGAGTATATGCATGGGTCAATCCAAAGCTGCTATCACCAGCATTCAAGTTCAATGAATATGAATCGGTGAATGTCAATGGATTGCCGGTTGTGAAACTAGCACTTGGAAACACTGCACCACGGATTTGCCAACCTTCTGTTAACAGATTTGCAGCAACACGTTGTACGCTACTACCGAAGAATTTATATAAGTAAGCAGCTTCAATTTTGGTTCCTGCAACTTGTTTTGCTGGATTTCCAGCAGTTGGATCTGTGCCGAAGACATTGGTAATATATTTGTTACTTGCTGGATCCAATGAGAAATCATAGAAACCAACAGTACTACCATCACTCTTTAATTGCAATTGAAAATTTAATGCAGCTTGATCAACGCTGCCACTATATGTACCAGATGAAGCAACGCTAGAAGTCAATACGCTACCACTAAATCCTGCGGCACTAAGCGTTGAATCCAATGTTGCGTGTTGTGTATCAGATAACACTGCTAAAATTTGTGGTAAGCGACCGCTTTGTGAAACTGGACTGCATGGATCGCCATAACTACCATTTGATGCACTAAATTGTCCGGTCAATTGACCAAATGAACCACTTATAATACCGTTAACAACTAATTGAACACCACATCCACCTGAAACAACCGACGATGTAAATGAACCACTAATCAATTTAATTGCGCTGCCATCAGTAACAATACCGTTATCAGTATTTACAACGGTAATACCACTAACAGGAAATGAACCACTAACACTACCATTTGCTCCTGCGGTTTCGGTTAGTGCTTGTAATAATTTAACAGTTCCAGATGCACCGCTTCCTTGAAGACTACTTGTAACACGCAATGATGATGCAGTAGTATTTGTTGAAAACGCAAATGCAAACTGTTGATTGTAGTACAATTTACTTCCGCTACTAAAATTGGAGGTGCTTCCACTTACTGCATCTCCTTGTGAGGCTTGGAATTTACCAATAAATGATGCTCCACTTAAAAATGTCAACGATCCGCTTGTGCTTGATGCAGTATAGTCAAATGTAGCGGCTAAATCATTATTGTCATACAAAACATATGAACTAGCACTATTAAATGCACCTGCACTGCCACTGCGTGCCCATGAACCCGGTTCTGCCCAAATGACGAATGGGTTATTTTGGTTATATCCAGTTAATGCACCCACACGAACAACTGTTACGAATCCCTTTTCTTTCAAATATTCTTTTGCTGTATATGGGCCGTAATAAACACCATCAGCTACACCAAATTTTGCTTCTAAGTCAGCAGTACTGGTAACTAATGTTGGGGCAAAGCCCGGTCCTTGCGGAAATGGAGCAACAATTGCTGCGCCAATATCTGCTACTCCTTGAGCAATGCCGCTCAAATCGTTTTCGCGGGTAAACACACCGGGACTAACGATTCTATCTTCTGGGCTAAATTTTCCACCTTCAGTAATTGGCATATATTAAATTTCCTTTCAAATCAGTTTTTTTGTTATATAAAACTAAATATAAATATACGTCAAAAATTCAAGATTATAATATTTATAGTTTTTTTATAAAATCTTTATTTTAGCGAGCTATTGCGATTCCACTTGCTGAAAAACTAAATTGTATTGAACTTGTAGAATTATTAATTGCTTGGATTTTAGCAGGAATCATTTGATCGTTGTTTTGATTATATATTTGAATGAATGGAGATGTTGTATTTAAATTATGATAAAAACTCCACGTTGTACTAGAAGAAAATGATTGTTTTGCTACAAATATTTGATTTGCATAACTTGCTGTTTCAGTATAACTCGCAGTTATAGAAAGACTACTAGACGGAACAATATATGATCCTGTTACAATGCCGGTTGAATTTGTAGTTAAAATAAGATTTGAACCAGATACAAAACTTTCGGTGTACGCTGTATTCGCGCCGTTTCTTTGATCAAATCTTATTGAATAGCTGCTTATTAGTGCCATAAAGGTTGATAATAAATATAATTTATTTTATTGTTTATATAATATTTATGGCATGTAAATCAATTTAAACAATAAAATAAATTGTAACTGATTTATTATATGTTAAAATATACGCTATATGGTAGACAACACCATACTTATTAGTAAGTTATGAAATTTTATATAGTTGATACAACATTAGGTAAAACTCCTGTGTATTATAATACACTCAACGAGGTAGTTAAACATTTAGAGGGCACTGTACAACGAAAATTTAAACAGAATCGTCGTACCTATATGCAGAATCTTATTGATTTGGGCCATGGTCCAGATGATTCGAATGGTAAAACATTTGTAGAATCACTGGCAAAATATTTTGATATTGGAGTTGTAAAGCAACTGCGTCATGTTAAATGTAATATTTATGAAGTAGCCCAATATTCAAACTATCGTACCGAAATGGGAGATTAATATTTTTTGTTATGGATCAGTTAGATGTTAACTGGGGAAAGCCATACAAAACTGATAGTATCTGGCAGCGTGATTGGTTAATTCCTCAAGAACTTAGATTTAGTTTTTTCGATTATTGGAAGAAGCACAGTCTTTCTTTAAAGGCACAGGGATATAGTGTCGCAAAAAAAGATGGTGAATGGATATTAATCGAATCAAAAGCCAGAAAAGTATTGTTTGATGCACCGGTTGATGTTGGAGCAAAACAAGAAGAATCTTTGGAAGTATTGCCATTAAACAATTCGACTGGATTGCGTCCTTGGCAAGTAACTGCTGCGGAGAAATTATGTGCGGCTATTAAAAAATGGGGTGCGGGTATTGATGGTAGTGATGTTGGTGTTGGTAAAACATATACTGCATGTGGCGTTGCAAGAGAACTAAACATGCAAATATTGATTGTTTGCCCAAAAGCAGTAATGGAATCTTGGAAGCGTGTTATTGTTAATCATTTCAAAATGAAAGACAAATTAGTAGGTATTATAAACTATGAAATGCTACGAACTGGAAGAAAAGATAGTCCATTTGCAAGTTATGTAAAAAGACGCGAAACGCGCAGAAAAGAATTTGTTTGGAAGATACCTAAGAACACCTTAATTATTTGGGATGAAAGTCAGAAATTAAAAGGTGCCAAGACAAAAAACAGTGAGACATGCATTGCAGCATTGAATCAAGGATACAAGATGTTGTTTTGCAGTGCTACAAATGCTACAAATCCATTGGAGTTAAAAACTGTTGGATCTGCGTTAAAGCTATTCAACAACAATCCACAGTATTATGCGTGGCTGTATGAACACGGTGTTACCAAAGGACGTTTTGGTTTGGAATTCACTGGTGGCAAAGAACATTTAGTCAAGTTAAACAAAGATATATTTGTTAATAGAGGTGTTCGATTGAGTCGCGACACAATTCCAAATTTTCCAGAAAGTCAAATAATTGCAGCGTGTTATGACATGGAAGAAGAAGCTCAGAAAAAAATCAATAAGATTTATTCTGAAATGGAAAGTGAGCTTAAAAAATTACGCAAGAAAATAAAAAAAGAGCGTAATACGAATGAATTGACTGCTATATTACGAGCACGACAAGAAATTGAATTAGTAAAAGTACCACTGTTCCTTGAAATGATAGAAGAAGGTCTGGAAAATGGAATGAGTGTAGTTGTATTTTGTAATTTTACAGAAACTATTCATGCACTTGCAGAACGTTTAAATACCCAATGTATTGTAAATGGTGAACTTAAATATGAAAAAGTTCGCCAGCAAAATATTGATAATTTTCAAAATGATAAAGAAAGAGTAATATTAGTCAATATTGCTGCTGGTGGAGCCGGACTTTCTTTACATGATGTGACAGGTAAATATCCTAGATTGTCACTAATTTCACCATCTTATTCAGCCGTTCAAATGCGTCAATCCACAGGTAGAGTGTGGCGTGATAGTGCCAAAAGCAAAAGTGTTCAAAAAATTGTTTTCGTGGCAAAAACTGTTGAAGAAAGAGTTTGTGAAAGTGTAAATGAAAAATTAGAAAACATGGATTTGTTAAATGATGGAGATCTTAAATATGATGAAACAAGTAACAGTAACTAGTGGCGATTGGAAAAAAACGGTTAAAATCGACGCCAATTTATTTGATGATATATATGCAGAAGCATGCACACAAATTATTGAACAAATGGCAAAAGAAAAACAACTAAGATTGGCTGCGGTTATGATTTGTTGGAGCGGCAACAATTCAGAGAAAAAACTAATAACCTATAATAGTTACAAAATATTAATAAATGCCGGGTTACATAAACAAGCAGAATTTTTACGTAAAAATCTTTATAAACAAACAAATATAGATTGGGCAGTAGAGCCTATAAAAAGCAATTATGAATGAGTCAAATATTGATGTGACAGCGTTGTTGTTCCGTTTGCAAGAAATGGAAAACAAAATCAAAGAAATGGAACAATTAAAACGCGATGTCAAAGATATAAAAGAACTTACAACTGTTGGTTCTGATATTGCATCAGAAATTCAAAAAGAAATTGTTGCTGAAGTCGATGCGTTAAAACAACAAGACATAAAGATTCCATTTTTAGAAAAACAAGCTGAAGATATTATATTTCAACCACGTAAATTAATTGGAAAAGCAGCAAAACCGTTACTAGAATCAGAAATCCTAGAAGTTCAAAAACATACAAATAGTGCTAGACAAGCGGCAAAAAGATTAGGTGTTAGTTATCCTACATATAAAAAATATTGCAAGATGTATAACATCTTTAAAGTTCGTGATCAGACGCAAAAACGACCAGACGTTGCTCCTGTAAATCCTTATAAAGGAAAATATCCGATCAACAAAATTCTTAATAATCAATTTCCAAACTTTCCGATTCATCGATTAAAAGATAAATTGGTGCGAGCAGGTATTAAAAAAAGCGAATGTGAACAATGTGGTTTTAGCGAACGCCGTATTACAGATGGAAAAATACCATTATTATTAAACTTTGAAGACGGTGATCGTCACAATCATAAATTAGAAAATTTAAAAGTACTATGTTATAATTGTACGTTTGTATCTGGTAGAGGATATATAAAACGAGGAACTGTTCATTTCAATATGGACCCCGATATTTTGCAAGGTGCAAAATTTCCAATTAAAGCACGGTTTTAAATTTTTTATATAGATATTTATAATTATGAGTACTGGATTTAATCATTTGATCGCCAAGCATGGAATTTTAACATCATTTAGTATTGCTCGCAAAGTGTCTAAAAAAGACATCAAACAAATAAGCGACAAAATTAAAAAGAAATGTAAAACCAAAGAAGAATTCAATGAATTGTTGCAGAAAGAAGTGTTAAAAACTACTAAGTATTCAATGAATCAGGATTTGATTCCGGGTTTAATATTACCGGAAAAAGATATTAAGCAGTCGGCGAGAAAAGAATTGGCAGATGAAAAGAAATTGATGAAATTAAATTATATTGCCAATATAATTGCAAAAAAATTGATGGATCACAAATTGTCAAAAGATGAAATTTGTTATATTATTTTGACAATGTTAAGCTCGCTCGGATTAAATGATCAAGATTTTAAAAATTTTAACAACAAATATGGAACGATTGACGAAAACATTGAAGAAGATGATGATGATTCTGATGATTCGTTTTAATAAAAGTATAAGCGAATACTATCAAATTGATCCACAATTGCAATTCCTTTATATTGCCATTTTTCTTTTTTAGCAGTTTGCATCAGTTTTTTAAAACTCTCTTCTTTTTTATCCAATATTATTACCATACCAACAACATCGCTGCCGTTAATAATCGAAGACTCGTCCACTTTATTGTTATTTAATGAATCAATTAATAATTTAAATTTTTCATTTGTTTTATAAAAAGTTAATAATTTTTCAATTGATTTGGCAACTCCTTCAGTTGAGCTATTTTGTTTTATAATTAAACACGGTGAATATAACCCCGGAAACTCTTTTATAATTTGATTATAAAAAATCTTGTCGGTTAATAATTGAATTAAAATATCTTGATTCATACGACTTATACATATATACTAAACCTAACATCTGAATTTTTATATGATACCAGCAGTAATTATAAAAAATATGAATATATTAAATATTTCTGACGCAGCATCTCTTATCGACAACCGCAAAGTAGTTTTTATCACTGGAGTAACAGGCCAAGATGGTAGTCATATGGTCGATTATTTATTGAAAAATACCGATTATATGATTTTTGGAGGAGTACGTAGATTGAGCGTACCTAATCATGCCAATTTAAAAGATGTTGATTGGAGTAAAAATAGATTTGCATTGGTTAATTTTGATCTTAGTGACGCACATGCAATCAATGCTATTGTAAAAGAATTGAAGCCAGACTATTTTATTAATCTTGCCGCACAAACATTTGTTGGTAGCAGTTGGGATTTTCCTGCCCAAACATGGGAATGCAATACAACCGGTGTTATTCATATTTTAGAAGCTATTCGTCAACACAAACCTACATGTCGATTTTACAATGCAGGTTCATCAGAAGAATATGGTAATGTTGAATACGCACCCCAAGATGAAAAACATCCATCAAAACCACGTAGTCCATATGGAGCAAGCAAAGCTGCGGCACGTCAATTGGTAAAAGTATATCGTGAAAGCTACAAACTGTATGCAATACAAGGATTATTATTTAATCATGAAGGAACTCGTCGTGGCGAAGAATTTGTAACTCGTAAAATTACAAAAGGAGTGGCACGTATCAAAAAAGCATTGATAGAAGGCAACCCGTTTAATAGTATTGAATTGGGCAATGTATATGCAAAACGAGATTGGAGTGATGCTGAAGATTTTGTTGATGCAATTTGGAGAATGTTAAATCAAGAAAAATACAGAATTGATTTTGATAGTCATATGCAAATTCAAGAATATGTGGTTTCTAGCAACGAAACACATACAATCAAAGAATTTATTGAAATGGCATTTACAGCAGCAGGTATAAACGGCGGATGGCATGGAAATGGACTTGGTGAAGAATATAGCATTAGTGTGGCTGATGCTATGAAATATGATCCAATCAATAGTGTACTGGTAAAAATTAATCCAAAATTCTATCGACCCGCCGAAGTTGATCTTTTACTTGGTAATAGTAATTTGATAAGAAATGAATTGCAATGGCAACCAAAAACAACATTTCCACAATTGGTAGAAAAAATGGTGTTAAATGACCTAAAATTAATGGGATTATAATGAATACGTTAATAATTAAAGAAAAGTCGGCGTTATATAAATTATATTGGTATCTTAAACACAAAATTACTAATACAGGCCCACATGGTAAACATTGTGGATGCAATAAATGGGGAAGTTATGTTGGGTTAGGATGTGCAAATCCTATATATAAATTAACAGTGCATGGTTCGATTGGAGATAAAAAATATGAATGAATCTTATACATTATACAATTCAACTGTGATGGATCATTTTATGAATCCACGCAACATGGGTGATATCAAAAATGCAGATGCTATTGGCGAAGTTGGTGCCGCAGCATGTGGTGATATCATGAAAATTAGTCTTAAAATAGATGAAACTACTGGAAAAATCATCGACGCAAGATTTAAGACTTTTGGTTGTGGCAGTGCTATTGCTGCTAGTAGCATGGCCACAGAACTCATCAAAGGACGCACCATAAATGATGTGGAACAAAATTTTAATAATCAACAAATAGTAGATGCATTGGGTGGTTTGCCTCCGGTAAAAATACATTGTAGTGTATTGGCAAGCGAAGCATTAAATGCAGCACTTGAAGATTATAAAAAAAGAAAAGGTATAAAATAAGTTATGAATCGAAACAACTTCTTAAAAAGCTGTTTGGCATTGTGTGGATTGGGCGCACTAACCGCAGATGCAACAGAAACTAAAACAATTAAAGAACAAACACCAAATATTATTACAACTAATCAATTGCATGTTACAGACGGCAAAGATACATATACTATTGTTGTTAGACATGGAACATTAATGATTGAAAAATTAAAAACCGAAAAAGAAAAACAAAAAGAAAATTTGAATGTAGCAAATACATCTGGTTTATCAATTATTCCGAAGGTTGTTAAACCAGCGTCATTTGTGTTTATGTTATAAAAAGTTGACAACTACGGTGGTCTCTATATAATGCATGAGGTAGACATCGATCTACATAATAATTATTAGAAAAACATATATGAAAAAAGATTATACAAAAATTGTATTCGTGGTAGACAGAAGTGGAAGTATGGGTAGTATTGCCAATGATGTTATTGGTGGTTATAACAAGTTTATTTCTGACCAAAAGGCATTAAAGCATGGTACATGCGACGTAAGTTTTTATCAGTTTGATACACTTTATGAAGCTGTGTATGAAAATACTCCAATTGACTTTGTAAAGGATTTGGACAACAAGACATTTGTGCCAAGAGGCGGCACCGCTTTGTTGGATGCAGTTGGAACTACAATTAAAAATGTAGGAAATCACTTGGCAAAGTTGCAAGAATCAGAACGACCAGAAAAGGTATTGGTTGTTATTATTACAGATGGTGAAGAAAATAGTAGCCACACTTATACTTGGGATCAAGTAAAGAAGTCAGTTGAACATCAAAACAAGGTTTATAATTGGCAATTTACTTATATTGGAGCAAATCAAGATGCTTGGAGTGTAAGCGCAAATCTTGGTATTGCTGCCGATGCTAGTTTGACGTATGCTGCAAATAGCAAAGGTAGTGCGAATATGTTTGCATCGTTAAGTGCCAATACAACTGCTCTTCGTAGTTTTGCAAATACAACATTTGCTTACAATCAAAAGGATCTTGATGCACAAAAAGATGCTGGTGCAACTGTGACAAAAACAGTGACAACTGTCAAAACGGTTGTTACTCCTTAAAAAAGCAAATTAGTATAAAACTTATCAAGAAGGGAATTGAAAAATTTTTCAATTCCCTTTTTTGTTACTCGTTTTTTTCGGGTTTGATCTTTGTAAAATTGGATCATTTCCGTGGTTAGTTCCATTTCTTCTTCTTGAATTTTGATAGTGATTGCATTCATAAATAAAAAAAACTCTGAACGATAAATATTTCGTTCAGAGTTTAATGTTATGAATTTTCTTCACATTCCTACTTTTTTACCAAAAAATGTTCCCAATCTTTGTGTCGCGCTTCACGAATCAGATACATAACGTCAATAGGCTTTGGTTTTGTAGGCTGACGAATCAACTTCAAACCAATTTCACTATTTAGTTTGTTACCTTTTTTACTGTTAATATCTTTTCTGATAGTAACAAGATTATCCCATTCGTCGCTACCTCCACGACTACGAGGAATAACGTGATCAACATTCAACATTTCTTTTGGCAATTGCTGCCCGGTAACTTGACAAGTATTATTATCACGCTGGAAAATACTATCGTTACTTGGCTTGCCGTCAAATTCTTTACGAGGCATTTTGTCATAATTGACAGCAACAATAACAGTTGGTACACGATATTTCTTATTTGCGCCACTGATAGTCAGATCCCAATCACGAATAGGTAGAGTAATCCACTCGCTCCATGATACAGGACGCATATTGATAACATTAGCAAAATCAGGAGTTCCATCATCTTTAAGAGCATATTCGATGTCGATTGCTAATGCTGATGGTTCTGGTTTTGTTTCGCTACCAGTTAGGCTAATAATTGCATCTTTGACACTCTTGTAACCGATTGGCTTCCAAGCACTGTTCAACTGCAACGTAATTGGTTTGTTTGCTATTTCACTCATAACGTCTCCACGATATATAAAAACTACGTAGGAGTCAAGTTTTTTCGCTGATATTCTTCAAGCTGCTCATCCAAGCGACTTTTGGCCATATGCAAATCAACTTCATACCATTCATTTTTTACACTTTTTGCAAAGTGTTTCATGGTCTCCTTGATTTTCTTTTCGGCTTGCAAATATTCGGGATGAAACAAACTATATTCCAAAATGTAATTACGAAACGGACTAGCCGTTTGATAAGTATGCAATCGATTTTTGAGGTCTTTTGTAACTCCTACTTTGATCCAACCGGGAAAGTTTTCATTGCTTATTATGTATAAATACCCACTCATTCATATGATTTCATCAACAAGTCCTTTTTCAAGGCATTGTTCAGCATTTAAATATATATCATGATTGAGCAATTTGTCAAGTTCTTCTTCTGTAAATTTAGTATGACTCAAATAAATATCTTTTATAAATTTCATCAACAGTTCAAGATTATATATTTCATCTTTGAACTGAGCAAAGTTTCCCCACAACCCACCGCTCACCTGATGAATCAACATGAAGCTGTTTTTTCTGATAAAACGTTTATGAGCCACTACACTCAATAATGTTGCCGCGCTGGCGGCAACACCTTCAACATAACTATGCACAGGGACTCTGCTATTTTTAATTCTATCAACCGCACTAAATGCACTGAATACTTCACCACCATCACTACTAATATACAATTCAATTGGAGGTGCTTCTACTAAATTATAAGATAAAGTTACCATTAATAGATTTTTAGCTACACAATCTAAATTTCTATTTAAATCAAATATACTTTGTTTTGTGACATCATCATAAAAATAAACTTGATTACTATTTAAATTGAGAGATAAATCTTTACTTTCTTTACCCGCTATTCCAGTACCATCGCCCGATCCATCATCTGCAATTATTGTGAAACGTTGTTTTGCATTCATTCGTTTGATCATAGACTTTATCTCCTTTGGTTGATGTCTCTAATAAATATACACGATCTGAATGAAATCCATATTTAATGTCATCAATTAACGCTGCCCGAAAATCGTCATCACACATGCAGCGCATAAATATATAATTATTCCGAGTAACTGCTGTGGTATCACAAAAAATGCAATTTATGGTCATAGGATTAATAATATATTAAACAATAGTACCTTGTCAAAATAAAAATGGACTGTAACCGTAAAGTCACAGTCCATATATTTGTATATTTGTATATATACTACATATCACCCACCCATTTGACAGTTACAGCGTCATTTTCATGAATTGCATAGTAATTGCTATGGCCGTAATTATCCAATGCCAAGTTTCTGCTATATTCTTTAGATATTGGCGAGCCAAAATCTTTCCAATAGGGCTTTCGACTTGGAGTGTGACCGAAAATTTGATTAATACCTTTAATACCAACAAATTCATCACTATCACACCACATAATACCACCGTATACCTCGCCACCACCGCGACTCATACCTGCACGTAAAATAGGTGCAGCGGGTTTTCCTGCGTATGCATTTTCCATTGCTTCGGTACAAATTTCATCAATCCATACATTGAACGGTTTATCTGCCCCGTATTTTACATACAGAGCTTCATGCACACCTGCATGGCTGCAAAAATAATTTCCAACCCATGTGTGCGTTTTCAGCTTACGCCAATCAGATTCTTTTAATACAGAATTAATTGCATAATCTTTGCCAGTTTCATAACCACTGCATTTGTAGCTCCGACCCGGCATTGCATAACTAATATCATGATTTCCCATCAAATGGATTCTATTAGGTTGTTCAAGTGATGCAGCAAGCCAATTTGCAGTTTCAAGTGCAATTCGATAATCGTCACCAAAATCATCAAAATAATCGCCGAGAAACACAATCTGATCAGCAGATTCGTGTTTGATAATTTTGTCAGCTTTTTCGATGCAATTGTGTAGATCTGGAATAATCAATGTTTTCATATTAATATTTATTTTCACAATCACAATAAATCAAACCACAATGTTCACATTCTGGTTCTGTAACCGCTTTATCTGCGTTTGCTTTTCGTATTCTCTTTTGTCTGATTTTTTCTTGTTTTTTTAGTTCTTCGGATTCTTCTTTTAAAGAACGTTTAAAAGAACCTTTTGGAGCACCACAAACTTCATCGATTGTCTTTGGTCTTCTCCAATTGATATTGTCATAGTTTGATTTAAATTGCTTGCTGAAACAATTTCGAGGACTGTCGCCTTTACCATTCATAAATTTATATTTTGGTTGTAAACGGACACGGATTGTTCATTAACTCTTCTTCAGTTCCATACCCGTCCATGATATCAAAGTCGTCGGTATAACGCAACTGTAAATGCAAGTGTTCAAATGTATTTCCATTGGTTGGCCATGTTCCAATTTTTCCTACTGGATTACCCATTTTTATGTACTTTTGATCAGTTATTGTGTGAGGATCAAGATGAGCCAAAATTATAAATGGCCCATCTTTTTTACGTAGAATAATTCTACCTCCCCATCCTATTTTTGTATCTAAATCTTTAAATACATCAATTACATTTAAGTCGCATGGTGCAATAATTTCTGTTCCTTTTTTAACATTTATATCACATCCCAAATGATAATAATTTTGTGTATTATCTAAATAGGTGCCTTTCCAAATATCTTTTCTATTTTCTCCATAACCACCATAAGTTGCAATATTTAATTTTTTCAATTCACGATCCAAATATTGGGGATCTTTTACAGACGGAATAAAATTGCGTCTAGTCAAGTAGAATTGGTTTAAATTAATATTAACAAAACTGTGTGGTGGCCATCTAAAAAAAGAATTTGGTGTAAGATATTTCATTATACAAAATGTATTTCGTCGAATCCTTCTTGGGTGGAAGGTGGCTGATACTTTGCCAGCATTTTGTCAATAACAAATTCTGGAACATTTCTACCTCCCCCTGCCCCACGTTTTTGATTGCGTTCAATCAGTGTTTTTTTGTCACACACAAAAGCGTATGCAACAACTCTAGCATTAAACTGTTTTGCCGCATTGACATAATCTTTGCGATCTTTGGCGTTCATGCTAGTAGCGTCAACAATAACACTTTCGTTACGACGCAAACAATGGTCGAGACGCCGCTTCAATGTAGAAAACACAATTGGTGTTACACTTTGATCTTCTTCACCACTACCCAATTCGGCACGAAGAGCATCGCTACTCAAATACTTGAATGATGGATTTTCCTGCCACATTTTTTTTGCAAATGTAGTTTTGCCGCTTCCCGGCGCACCAATCATTACAATGATTTTAGGTTGTGTCTCCATAATTTATAATTCTCCAAATAACCAATTATATTTTTCTTACCAACAATACTCATACTATGCACTGTGTACGGTGGAATTTCAAGATCTTTTTCTCTACAATATTCCACCAGCCATTTTGCACAATCATACCCCGTCTTTTCAGTGATTGTACCATAATTAAAATTAGATGTATGATTTTGATTTGATGCAACTGATTGAACATAATGTTCATCGGCCAAATCATGATCAAAACTAATATTTTTAGGCAATCCTCTTTGTGTAATTGCGTCAACAAATTGTTTATAACTTCGCACAATCGTCCACTCAACATTTTCAGGCAATTTTACCCAAGTAACATTGTGCGGCATTCTTTCATCATCCAAAAATAAATTATAACTCATATGTCTCTCCAAATAAAATGTATATTTTGTTGTATCACATGGCTCTATTTTCTTTATTGTATAACCACTATTAAGATAGTCGTTAACAATATTTTCTATAGAGTTATCGGTAGAAACATCATGAATTTTTATCAGATATTCTACATTATTCATATTTTTATGCGTATTTTAATTCAAACGGTTCACTAACTACTTTGCCACTCAATCTGCCTCTTAATGTTTCGCTGTATGTTTCTGTTACAGTACGTATTACAATACCTTCGGCCAAATTGCCATTGGCGTAAACCAATTCATTTGCTTTTGTCTGTAATTGATCCAATGTATAATTGAAAGTGTTTCCAATTTCCAATACCTGAACCATTGGTATGTTTGTTATATTTGTAAAATTTAACAAATCAAAATGACCAAGATATACTTGATTGTCAATATCAAACAAATTAAATGCCGCAAAACTTACTTCACTAACACCCAATAGATTGTCTTGTATTCCGGGTCCATACACTTCGCCTTGCAATGCAATATTTTTATTTGGAAAATACTGCTTTATCTTGTTTTCCAAATCATATTTGATTGCAATCTTCCAAAATGCATTGTTTTGCTCGTACTTTAATTCTAAATTACGACTACAAACACCAAATACATTGTCTTTTACATAAAACGTGCCACTACTGCCATCCACTTTGACAGTGATAACATAAGGCTGATCAAATAATTCTTTAATGATGCCGGGATTACTTTTAATATTGTCTTCATCAGTTTTCTTGATATAAGAAGGACGATAACCTTTAACTTGTCCTGCAAGATTTGCTGGAACAGGTTTTTCATAATGTTTAGCTTTTACCAAATCAGCAACATCCGTACCTTCAATTGGATCGTCCAAGGGAACAATGTCATGTCCAAAGCTCTTCAATAAACTAATAGGAAAAGCAATGCCTTGACTCAATGCGCCACGTAACTTGATTGTCTTGATACGAAAATGCTTGCTTCGCAAAAATTCATATTGATGGCAATCTTCCAATACACTATCTACCGTAATATAAATACATAGATCATCTACTTTAAATTCATTTTTCTTTACACACACCTGCCAGCCATTAATTTTGGCAAGTTCCAACGCATCTGCATTTGGATGCTTGTTAACTTCTGCAATTCGTTCAATAGTTGCTACTTTCATAAAGAGTATACAATAATCTATATGAAGCAGCATGTCAATATAAAAAAAGCAGGTGATTGCTCACCTGCTTTTTTATAGATGTGTTGAAGTTATTGCTTCTTCAACTTATCAAGTGCATCACGAAGTTGTTCAAGTGCGGTCTTGGCAGTCTTTTGCAACTGTTCAGCAGTTGGTACTGGCTTGGTTTGCGGCGTACTGATTTGTTCAGAAAATGCACGTAGACGTTCGGCAGTTTCGTTCAACTTGCTCTTAATGTCTGCATTGGCACTTTCAATCAATCGCTTGATTTCAGCTTCCAAATCAGGCTTTGTTTCCTTTTCAGGCGCAGGAGTTGGAATACCGCCAACTAATTCACTTAGCTCTTCATCATTATCCGATTTTGCTTGCTGACAAATCGTGCAACCGCATTCATCAGATTCATCAAATTCATCAAATGATTCGTCGCCATCATCACCACAATCTTCTTCAAAGGTGTCGTCATCATCATTCCAATCTTCATTGGAATAACTATTATTATAGTTGTGATCTAGTGGAACTTCATATTCACCCACAACCTTATAGGTACAAGCACGTAGCTTTTGGCAATTACAATCATCTGGAACGCTAACAACATCAGCAGGATTGATTTCCACAATAACAACTCGACCTCCACGACCAAATTCGGTTGCATACGCTACGCTACCAGCATGCAAACCAGAGCTACAGCCGAGATTCTTGTCATCGCAAACACCATTACGTTCAACTTCGATTACTTCACCAATACCGTTGTAAATCTTGCCGTCTTTAACGGTTCCCTTGATTACGATAATACTTCCGGCAGTCTTGCTATAATAGTCAGACTGAACACCCTTATATGCCAAGAAATTACCATCTGGAGTAATGGGCATGTTCTTGTGTTCCAAGAACTTATAAAGTTCTTGAACGGCACGACGACTTGGATTCTTCATCAAATTATTGATGAAACGTAGAATAGGCTGCAATGGCAACTTATTCTTGGCGAAATCCAATACCTTTTCCACTACATAATTATCCAAAGGAACGTTTCGATAAAAGACCTGATTATCCTTTACAGTTACATTTCCTTCGGTGAAACTAACAATTGTGTTGGCTACACTCAATACATCATGCAGCTTCTTTTCATCATTGTTACGAATTGCGTCCAATACAGATTCCCATTGAGGTTGTCCGCTGGAAACGGTGTATACCTTATTATTAAGGACCACCGTAATACTATTATTTGTCAATGTATATGCGATCATATTTATTTATTATTTACTACACAGCTACTATATAGATTGTGGTAAAAAAGTCAAGTATTTTTTTGGGGAGGGCACCCCTCCCCTGTTTTTTATATGCTATCTACCATATTGATGTAATCGGCAATCTCACTTGCCATCGGATTTTTCAATTTGCCTTCTGGTTCTGAAAAATCAATATCGATATATTTAAGCATGCGATAGCTATTATACAAATCAGTCCACATATTTGTGTATTTGGTTTGCGTGTTTTTGGACTGTGTATTATATTGATTTTGATCAAACAAACCTATGTTTTGCATAGATCGAATGCCACGACCATCTTGCTTAAAGTCAATATCAGGATAAGATGCAAAAATCTTATTAAATGTTCCATTTGGATTTTTAATATTTGGAGCAATACTTTGCATCATACTCTTGCTAAGAATCAAATATTTTGTATTTGAATTACCGCGAGTAGAGTTAATACTGTTATTATAGGCCGTATGCTCAATATAATTTGCAATTGAATTATTTGCATTTGCAGATTTATTGATAATCGTTTCGATATTTGTCCAATTTTGACTATTGAACTTCTTTCCATCCTTAATTCGTGGACCCATCAAATATACCTTATCAAGTCCCATATTAAAGATATTGTTAAGATTCTTCAAATCTTCAAGGAAATAAACTAGATTGATCTTTCTGCCATTGATGTCTACAACACGATCTTCAGAATATACATATACTCCATTTACGGCATTCAAATCAATAGTTTCATATTGCGTAAAATTACCGGATCGATAAAACGTAGGAATATTTACATATCCAATCTTGGTCAATTCCTTTGGAACCTTTGATCGTACAACCTTTGGTTTGTTCTTTACATATTCATTTACGAGGTCGCTCATTAGTGTGAGCGGCACAGTTTCAAATTGTAGATCCTTAAACCATGTACTCTTGGCAATCTCTGTATTGAAATTCAGATAGTACAGAATCTTTACATCTTTATTGTTGTCCAAATAATATCGAATTGCACTTTTATTGATTGTCTTTTTATTTACAATATCATTGATTACAATCTTATATTTTGGATTGCATTGCAAATTATTCGCAGTGTATGCATTTTGCGAATGTTTCATAATTCCTTTTTGAGAAATTTGAAAATAACTAAATACTGGATTTACAACACGATGGTTCGTAACTTTTCCTAGATCAGCGTCATATACATGCAAACTTTCGAATTTATTGCTGGAAATAATAATATTGTTCCAAGTCAGTGACTTGTTAAAGGAATTTTCAAGTTGACGATATGCTTGATTGGTATATGAAGCACCGGATTCATCATAAATATGACCAAAAATCTTTCCGTAGATATACTTTGCCTCCCAAAGATTATTGGCAGTGGCAATCTTTTGCTGAATGCTATCACGCATCGATTTGATAATAAGATCAACCTTGGCACGAATAGATGCAATTGTCTTTTCAGTATATTGCAACGCTTCGCGGCTAGGTGCCATTTCAATCGAACCAATATCCATTCGCAATACAACTCGACTGGATTTTAGGAAGTTATAGAATGGAACAAATTTGGCATCGTTGTATCGTGAATTATAATCATATACCAAGTCCCAAGTCATAGGATAACTGATATTTCCCATGACAACAAACGCGGCGGCAGGATTATTATTGGTGGCAGTATACAATTCCCAACCAGCACCATTGAGCATTGGTTCGTCAATATGCTTGTATTGCTTGATTTCTTCAGAAGAAATACCAACAACGTCAGGATATACGTTCCAATATTTGAAGAAATTCAAAGACTTGAGCTTAAAATCAACCAAATCTTGATTCTTTACAGGAATAGTAATTTCCAGTCCAGAAGGCTCATTTGAATCTTCAGTGGTCAAATGAAGCAATGCGCCTACGCCGCTCTTGTCCAATACACAATTATAAGTGATCTTCTTGCCGTCCATATAAGATGTAACAAGAAAATTATCACCATACGCAAATCCACTCTTGCTACCAATTCCCAATTGGCCGATGAATTCGTTGCTGTTGCGTTTGGTACTTTCACCATAACTACAAAAGATATTCTTCATATCTTCGTAGGAAACACCCTTGCCATAGTCACGTACCTTCCATTCTGGAAACAGAGTGGTTGGCAATGTTACTTTAATCGGTACATCCTTTTTACCATTTTCAACGTTTGCGTCATATGCATTACAACTATATTCACGAATTGGTGCCAGCTTTTTATCACTATAAAGCTGATCACGCAAAATGCTCATTAGATGACGCATATTGTGACGTTGAACTGCAAATTCAACTGTCTCAAAATTACCGACAGTGGTTACAAATCTATTATTTTCTTCAACTTTCATGAATTTTTATACAATTATTTTGGATCGAGTTCGTATCTTACTCTATGTGCATCAGAAGTCAACTTGTTTTGTATAAAAAATAATGGGCATTACCATTATGATAATTTATTATATGATTCAATCATTTTTTGTTGTGCCTTCTCTCTCGCAACCGCATCAACAGTGTGAACATATATAGAAACGAGTTTAATTATATCAGATACTTTTTCAAGATAAAAAATCATACCTTGTTTTTCTAGTCCAATTTTATTAAGTTGATCCTTTATATCAAAACTATCATTGTGCTTATATTCTATTTGAGAAACAATATATTGTTGAATTTCTTCAGGAGTGCCTTTGATTAGCGTGTGTTTAGTTATCATAACAAAAATATATAACAAATAAAAAACTCACCAAATTATTATATTTGGTGAGTTTATATTTACTTCTTTAAAACTTGAAACATCAGTTTCTTATAATCATCTTTTTCAAGAGGTTTGTTATCCAAAATCTTGAATAGATAACCGCTTCGATTGGTTTCGCCATACGAATTCAAAATAGTCAATGCCTGTTCCTTACGTGAGGTAAGGTGACGAACTTTGCTATTTATGAAGCCGCGCATATGATCAATAATCTTATCGACTTCCTTGCGTCCATCACAAAGATTGCTAATTGTTCCACGAATTTGCTCTGCCAACTCAAAATCAAAAGTGGTGGATATATAATTATAGAAGCTATTATAATCCGGCATTTTTTGTTCTAACCATACGTCCATAACTTTCTCTGTTGAAGAAAGTTCAGATTTCATATGATGAAGTGCCAAATACCATGCACCCTTCACTTTATGAAGCATTTGACCGTCTTGGCTGTAAATAACTACACCTTCCTTACCTTTCCACTGTTCAACATTCTCTAATAGATCATTGACATCAGAAAAAGTATAGGTTGCCGGACGCTTTACATTGATTACTTTGGCGAATTCATCCAAAAAATCTTGCGACTCAAGTCTATAATTATCGTGATTAACAATCCCGACCAAATACCAATCTGGAGAATCACCGTATGAAAGTACGATTTTATTTATTGGCGACACCCATTCAAATAATAGACTAAAATCCCAAGTATCATCGTGACTATTCCATAACTTTTCATATTTAGAAAATATGGTCTTGAAAATTTCGAGTTCATGTCCATTGTCCATCGTAAATGCGTCAACAGTTCCACGGGTACGTAGAATAAGTTGACCCTTATACTTGCTGACAATAAGCAATGAACCATCCAATTTTTCAACAACAGTGCAATTCTTCAATGACTGTGGAACAGGAAAATGTTCGGGATTTTCACCAAAATTAGTGAATTTAGGAAATCCTGCGCTGATAAGCTCACCTTCATAGTTCCATACGGAAGAACGCAAATGCTTATTATCCTGCCGCCATTTAACTCCTATGTTTTTTGGCTGAATTAGCGTGACAACTTCTCCATTGATGAAATGGTCATGCGACATGAAATTTTCAGTGTCAATATTATTGAGGTCTATTTTCATTATGTTTTGTAATTTTATTACACCAAGATATGAATTCTTTCATATCTGTTTTATTTTTCATTATGTTGACGATTTTATGTACCCATTGAACATTACCTTCAACATATCCGATTGATGAATCAATTCTATCAAGAGATGCTGAACATCTTCGTCCTCTACTTCCTTCTCGTTCAGTAAACAAGATTTCTACACCAGATATTGCACATTTTTTATTTTGTTTTATATATAAATTCCACAAATACTCTATCGTTAATTTAAACTCACGGGATTTTCTATATTTTTGTGGTTTTTCACATGCTGCTTTTATGTGATTAAAAAAATCTAATGAAATGTCTTCATAGCCTTTGAAGAATGGAGAATCTTTTCCAGTTCTTTTATGCAAACATCCACATGATTTCGTAGTGCCCCGAACTAAATGATTCTCTTGTACTATTTTTACCTTTCCACAATCACATATACATTTCCATTTATTTTGTGGTCTTTTTGCTAATGATTTACTATGAAATTCTAAAACTAATAATTTACCAAACTTTTGATTTATTATATTTTTCATCCAATTGCTTCCTTTTAAATAAGTAGCAAGTGGAATCATCAAACATTAAACTAATTTTGATAGGTCAATCTTCATACAATCAAGATATCAGGTTTTTATAGAAAGTCAACGAGAAAGTTTGTCTTGGGGAATTACTTCATACATTGATTCGGCAACATCATATATTCGACATCCTAAAGTTCTGGCATTGCTCCGTATGGTTTCTTCTTGACCTTCAAAAAGAACAGGATCATGCAATGCAACATCAATATACGATGCACAATGCTGAATTTCTCGTAACCAATTATTAAATTTTATTTTATCGTTTTCGGATTCAAAATATATCTTCATATATTTTTATTTTACAGAAAGTCAATGGGTGGCTGGTTCTGATATGTAGCACCAATTTGATCGGTCTTTTTCGACAACAAAACAATATTCTTCATCTTGAGCAAACCAACCACCATTATGTTCTTTTACATATAAAACAACAGGTTCTTCCATTGTTTCATCTTTATACCAATAATATCCCCGTTTATTGGGAAGTTTCTTCGTCCATTTCATGGTTTTATAGAAAGTCAGCGATTTTTTTCTACCAACTCCCAGTAGTGATCATAATCCTTACTGTTTTCAAATACTGCTAAATCTTTCTGAAGACTTTCAATTCGTTCTTTATATGTGGCGATTCGCTCCAATTGTGCAGTTTCAAAAATACGAGGATATGTTACTTTCTCTGTAATGAAGTAATAATCTTCATCTAATTCTTTATATATGATAGTTACTTCATGATCTGTGTGAGAAAAATAATTCTCGCTTTCGGTATCAATATAGTGTTTGTGGATTGCTCCCGTGTGCCCAATTATGTAATAGTCAATCTTCATATATTTAGTATAATGTAGTTTTATAAAAAATCGAGCGATTGTTGTAATCCACTTTTATTCTCTAAAAGTATTATATGTCAAATTCTTGACCCTTTTTTACAAATCCTGCGAATCCATCTGCTTCCCATGATTCGATTGGCTTTGCATAATGGTACATCCAAATCTTGGCCCGTGTTGGTGCATCCAGCGTTTTCAAATCTTCATAATGAGCATGAACATGAGATTTAAATGGAAGAGTCTCTGTGTCATGGAAAATGATATCAGACATTTCATAAAACTTATGAAGTTGATACGGACTAAATTGTGTATCCGTGGTTATAAACGTTTTCTTCTTTGTTTCTGGATTTGTTATCAACAACCCATAACTGTATCTAAAAATATATCCAGCCATTACATGAATTGTCTGGACCGGCTGAAAATTATAGCCTTGCCACACAAAATTATCGTTTGGCTCAATTGGTTTGCAATCAAAAAAATCAGTGAGTGTGGTAATTTTACCTTCAACAGACTCCAATCCGCCTTTGAGAGAATTATCCCACAATTCTTGCATTAGATGTCGAATCGTGTAAAGTTTCGGTTTGATTACATTTCCTTGCTGGTCACGAACCGGAGAAAAATAACGCAAAAATGCATAATGCTCCAATCCACCAATATGATCGGAATGGAGATGACTCACCCAAATACTATCAATATCCGAATGTTGAATGTTCCATTCATCACGAAGAATAAATGGTGCAGTCACTCCACAATCAATTAGCATATTCTTTCCGTTATGGGAAAGAAGTATATTTGAATTGCCGATTGAAATTGGCGCAAACGCACCGCCGACGCCTATGAATTTAAGTTTCATACATTTATGATAGCATGTTACTTCACAAAGTCAACTCTTTTTATAGAAATAATTTTCTTAACTTTTCGATTTCGGAAGCAGGAACTTCGCTACGATGATAGCGTAAATAATGAGCGGCAAGTGAATTTGTAGTGTATTTTCCAATTTTCAAATCGTAATTTGTGCTACATTCACCACACGCACACTGATGAAATCCTTTGCATGGTGAACCATGTTTTGCTTTTTTCATGAGCATTTCCATTTTTGCTGTATATGCATCATTTACAGCAGGTTCTTTGATACGAGATTGTGGCTCAATCATGAGCAACATATTGTTGGATAAATCGTGCATACTTATACGGATGTTATTATATTATTCATTCCAAGAAATAACTAATTCTTCTATTCTCCATCTTCCTTCAGAACAGCAATGTGTTCGGGTATCATGTTTTACTTTATATCCCTGTTTTTCTAAAACTGGAATGATCCGATAATGTACAATGTGATCATATTTTAAAATTAATATATAATCTCCATTTTCAGCGGCTGCGCGAATTTTTTTATATATTTCATTAATTTCCGATTGATGTCGTTTATTATACACAACATCCGCAAGCATTTGTGCTTCTTTAGCATTCATATTAATGAATTTTACCGTTAGGATTGCATCGTCCACATGGATTGTAATATCCGTCATAAGTGACGTAATATTTATTTCCGTTGCAAATATTGCATTTTTTTGTTTTTTTATTATTTTTCATAATGATAGGTACATGTGTCTAATACCCCGGCCCGTTAAATCCATATCTGATTGTTTCATCATTATCATGATAATGATAATCTGATAGTGCATTTTTGTGATATTGATCATTAAGCCGGTCTCTCTCAATTTTCACAATGCGTAATTCTTCTTCAAGAACATTGATTCTATTTTTTAGTGTTTCAATTGACATGTAAGCTAAGTCTAATTCTTCATTCATAATATATTCCACGGTTTTGATGCTTCAACAAATGCAACAACTTTATTTAGGTCAAATTTGCTATCTGTTCGAAGATAAGTTTCTGCATCAATCCATGTATTATCTGTCAATTTTTCAATTTTAGACAATTGGGAAGCAACATTTTCTGGAGACAACCCGCCTGCATAACCATATAAAATACCATTTTTTGGAGTTTCAATCCATTTGTCAGGCAGAATACCTGCACCATGACTCAAATCATATAATCCAGCTATATTTTTATATCCCGCGTCAATGGAATCCGTGAACATATGTTCATTTACACCATCTAATTGAAATATAAAAGTAGTATTTGCATTTTCTTCAAAACATTTATATAAACTCATTCTTGAATAAGAATGTGGTTCTGCATGAGTATTAATTTGAATGCGCTTGTATTTAATATTGGCAATATGATCTGGTAAAACCCCATGGTCCAAAATATCTTTTACAGGCCGCGAACATAAATGCATTGATAGATTCAATAAATGACTTTGTTCGGCTAGTTTATTTAGCCATTCAATGCAAGGAAATCTACTAAAACTGGAGCGCGATACGGTAGGAGATTTAATTAAAATTGCAAATTCAATAAATGGATATTTTTGTTGCAATTTAACCATGTCTTGTATTGACGTTGAATCGTCGGCTCCAGTGACCGCAATTGTATTAATTATTTTTTTCATACTGTTATGGATTATTTTGTTTTTCCAAATGCCATTTTACTACATTTCTGTAAAATGCTTTTACATTATCCATAGCAAGTGGATACGGAGAACTTACTTTGCGTGGATCGCCGGGATTGCCCTTTTTATCCAAATTATCTTCGCGTCGAGCGCAACACCAATCGTATACTTCTTCTGCAAGTTTGTCTAATTCTTCGTTAGTGTGCATAAACTTATTTATTATACCGTGATTAATTTCCAATTCCAATTACGAATACATACAAGTTGATTGTCAATCTCAAAAGTAGAGGTAAACCGACCTCTTGTGATCAGTTTACCTTCAACGATTTGATTTATCTTCAATGAAATTGAATTTTTTTCGCAAACCGGTTCATTGTCTTTTACTATTTGAATTTTCATACACCCAATCTAACACGGACATTATAAAAAGTCAATAGGATTGTCAGTCAAATTTATATACAGGAATCGTATAAGTAGTGGCACTATCAAATGTAGTAACATCTAAATTGTTGGACACTTTAACATTTGATAATGCTGCATTAATTATGATCTGCTCAATATCTGCTTTCACACGCTGTGAAGAATAACAATTGGTTGATACCCAACCGTTTTTCAACAAATATTCCAGAATTTGGTCGGCGGCGTAATTACTATTATTCATAATTAATTTCCTTCGTTCTTACTATATTCGACATCAAAAATAAAACTCTTGAAGGTTTCCAAGTCTTCCTTGTCGTCTTCAGCAATCTTATTTTCATTTACATTTTTTATATATTCAGCAATTGAACTCGCCCAATATCCGGGAATAATTAAATTCTTTCCATCATATTTTAAATCATCATGTTGAATAACTGTTCTATGTGGCAAATCGCCTTTCATGTATAATATTTTTTCCATATATTTTTTTGTGTATGGGCAATTGCGACATCCAAAATGACAACAATAGCCTCTTTTTAATAAAAACTTACTGGTAAATACATATTTACCATTTTCAATTGTATAGTCCTCCCCCTCCTGCATATTATGGAGTATAACGACAAATGGTTAATTGAACAGGACTGTTTTCCCATATATCTCTAATCATTGCATCAATGATGCGCCAGCTTCCGTTTGCAAGACCACAGCCAATGTTATATGGAAGACTAGCAGTAGTCAAATTTTTATTTCTTACATCAGTATGTATTACTTCCATTGCTCTATAAAATGCTTCATAGTTAGTCTGACGTTTCTGATTGCCAAAATTATATTGTCCGTACAAATTATAAATGATCTTGCCGTCTTTACCAGTTGCACTAGTAAACGTACCTAACTTATTAGTATCACCAACTATTGTTGCATTGTCCGCCTCAACCGCCTCGGGATACAGATCCCGAATTGTTTTTGCAATTCCACTTGCCATGCGGCAAAAACAATTTGCTTGGTGTATAATACATTGGGCGTCATGGTTAAAAATATTTTTATCAATTGTTTCAATCATGTTTTTACTATAGGTTAAAATTTAAATGCTTGCAACTTTTTTTAGAATCTTTTCTACGATAACAGAAACATTCTCAGGGCAGCTTTTTA